AACCCACGCAGCTGACGCTACCAGATCTTAAGTCTGGCTCCTTAGACCACTCGGACATCGATGCATAATAATAGCGAGAGAAGGTTTCGATCCTTCGACCTTTGGGTTATGGGCCCAACACGCTGCCTCTGCGCCATCTCGCTAAAACAGTTTAACGACTTGTTTTGGTCAATGTCTGTCTGTATGAAATATTTTTGTTTCAATTTTATACTAACTGCATTTATCATCACAATAATAACTAAATATACGACATTTTTTGAGTGTCGGTTTTTTCTCACCTCTATTACTACGAACGGTTTCCTTATATTGTTTTCAAATAAATATTGTATTAAAAATTGTGTTGAGATAAAATTGAAGTTTAAATATCATGTTAATCATTTTTAATAATAGATATGACTTCAAAGAACGAAAAGTGTTTAAATGCGATTAAACATATATTTAGTTCTCCAGAATTTTTCGGAGAAGATTTATATATTGAATATTCTAAACGAAAAGAGCGAGGATGGAAAATAGGTCATTATATGGTTAAAATACCGAAAAAATGGAGCGAATCTCATCCGTGTTATGAAAATAATACACTTAATTGGATTGAAGAAGAAAAAACACAAAATATTCCAACAACTAATAAATTTTATAAAATAATTAAAAAAATTAAGAATACTCTTGCACCCTTTGAAAAAAAAATAAATACGCGTCATGGTGAAAAATCAACTAGTTATTTACGTATATATCAATCAGAAGAAGACGAAGGTGATGAAGAAGAATCTGGATATACCATTCGTTTAATGGTAATTTACGACAAAGAACATATTCCATTTCCAATTCCAGAAATTGATCCAAAAAAAAAGATTGAACGTTTAGAACGTATAAATACTCAATTAAGTAGTCGATTACATAACTTTCGAAATGAAACCGAACAATATTTTAATCGTTTACGTCGTATAAATATGCGATTACAAGATGAACGTAGATTAGCTGAAGCCACTTTGGATGGTTGTTATGTATCATTTCAATTAAGTAATGCTAAATATATGCAATCTTATCGTAATATTATCAATGAATTTTACAAAGAATCGGGTAAGAATTTTGAATGTCCAGTATGTTATGAACAAATTAAACTAGGTGAGACATTTACATCACCATGTAATCATGTATTTTGCAACGATTGTGCAAAACGTTGCAAAAATACTTGTCCTATGTGTCGAAATGATATGTGTTGCATTTTAGAAGATAACCCTGTTGAAAGACCTCAAGAAATTTAACAGTTGTTGTAATTTGAAACGCCATCCCATACGATACCGTTCTCATTTGCCCATTTCTTTTTTTTACATATGTTCCACTCGCTATCATTAAAATCAATATAATGTGTAATTATTTGATTTGATACATCGTAACTATATCCAGGTGTTGTTAAAATACTATCTTGAAGAGGTGGATCAGGTGGAGTTGGATCTGATCCATACATGTTTCCTAGATTTATAGCATCTTCACTAAATTTAGGTATAATACATTTATTTGAACTAGCATCTATTTCCCAATAATCTGGACATACACCATAATTTGGTGGATATGCTAAATTAGTATTACCTTTACTTAGTAATATTCCAATAAACACTAATATTAAAACCAATACAATTGTAGCTATAGCTAAAACTATGACGTGAAATCTTTCCATTATAGAATATCAAGATAAAGTATTTTATCCATTTCTTCAACTTTAATCTCTAAAAGTAACATATATAGTAAATGTCTTCTCAAATGAAATATAACCCTGATCCTTATACAAATCGACAAATTCAAATCATAACTAATACCACACCTTACAATGGTCGTGTTAATTTAGAAGAACCAGAGAACCCAGATGCACGTTTTCAAATGTTTGAACGTGTACAAATTGATAATAAAGCCACTGAATATCGTGATCCTTTAAAAGGCGATATTGAAGACACTATACTCTCTAGAGCCTTTTTCTCTGCAGCAAATATCCAAATTATTCAAAATGGATTAAAAGCAGGTGTTTACAAACGATCTACCGATAAAGAATTAATTATTCCAAATCAAAACATTGATGTATTGAAATCTATTATGCGCCATATGTTTTTAGAACATAGCGATTTTAAACCTGATAATGTAACACAACAAATAGAACGTCTAAATCAAATTGTTTTAGAATATACTGTACCAAAAGTCTACTCCGAAGCTATCGGTTACCTAAAATATTTAGAAGATCAAAGTCGTCTTGTTGTTCCTATTTCCTTACCACAACAAAGCGATCGTGTTTATAAACAATTAGAACTGAAACCATTTATGTAACTAAATTAATTTAGTTTTTCTAATAACAATGATATATATTTTTCTAATTGTTCTTCATCATCATCAACTGCATCCATACAAAAAATAGGCAAAATTTCTTTAGCACTTAATTGAGACATTCTTTTATTTAAATTTTTTCCAGCAAAGCAAAACATAGAGTAATTTGTATCTCCTAATGCACATACCGAATAATTTACATTGGAAAATAATTCTTTTTCTAACTTTCTTGATTTTATTTTTCGCCAAAATCGTGAAGCATTTTCTGGAAAATCACCATTTCCAGTTGTTGAACAAACAAATATCACATAATCACTGTTATTTAATATTTCATAATTTTCACTATAGTTATTTAATTTATCAACAGTAATTTCACATTTATCAATATTCTCTTTTAAGATATGTGATAAATGATGTGATATTTCTTGAGCATTACCAGTCTGACTACCATATAATAAATATATATGCATATATACTTATTATCTATTTATTGTTTTACAAATAATTTATAAAAATCAGGACTGAAATAATAAAACATTCTGTAATCTGTTTGAAATGAGCTCCATTTTGTCGCTTCCAAAATTTCTTTAAATTTATCACCTTTTATTGCCTCGATTATTTTATCACCTTGTTTCTTGGACTTTATAGGTATTCCAAACGTCAATTGCGACATACCATATTTTCCTTCAAAATCATTGTGAGGGTATTGTCGTTCATTGAAATTGAGTAATACTTTAGGAACTTTAAAATGTTTTTTGTCTTTTGATTTCGCATATCGAAGTCCAAGACCACGTAATGTGATATTATGCACAATTGGATGGCGATTTTTTTTAGTCTTTGTCTTGGACAAATGTCTTGCGTCGTATTTTCCTGCATCAAAGATCACTTTTATACCCTTCTTTTTAGGTACCATGATTTTCTTTATTTTATCAAAAGCATAATTTGGTAGAAATGGCCATTTTTGAACGTCTATTTTTTGTGATTTTCCCATTTCATCAATAATTTCGACACTTTCTTTTTTCTGTGTTCCTTCTTGGACAATATAAAGATCAAAACGTGTTTGTGCACCTAATTTTTCTAATCCAGCTTTTTTATTGTAGATGTGGAGATATTTTAACGTATTATCTCGTGTAAGGGTTTCATAAAGATGATGTTCTGGTCGTCTCCAGTTTGCAGGTGTAATGATACCTAAGTATCCATCTTTTGTTATTAGGGATTCATAAAAGATAGTGTCCAAGAATTTATCCCAAAGGGTTCGGTTTCCTACACTTCCACTATATGAACCCTTTTTTGGGGTTTGAAATGGTGGATTACCAACAATAACATTGAATGAATCAGTTTTAAGATCACGTTTCCACTTTTCTTGTTGTTTTAAAAAGTCGGCATTAGATATATTGGCTTTGGACCCAAAAAGAGATTTGAGTTTATCTGAATTATTTTTATTTAATTCAATCATAAATAACATATTGTCCAAGATATGTGTTTTACGTTTTTCTAAATTAGGTATTTTTGATGATAATGTAGTGAGGAGCTTTTTATAAATTAATGCAGCGAAATTTCCATTTCCAGCTGCAGGATCTAACCATTTAGTATCTGGATTTTTCCAAACAGATAACGGGATGTTGTTAAATATTTCATCAATGAGTTCAGGTGAAGTAAACACTTCGCCGAATTTGTCTTTTTCTTTATCACGGATTGTTAAATGATCTTGGATATGTTTATCGATTTCTTTTTCAGATTTGTTTAAGATAGACATTTCAAAATAATAAGTTATATTATTTTGAGATTTATTTTTTATTTATTTTACATTCACATGATTCATCCGAAGTATCCGGGATTTTATTTAAAGCATAGTATTGTTCGACAGCTTTTATGTAACTACAACGCATTGATTTCAAATAGCTTTCATTCGTTCTAGTTAATTTTCCACCTCCTTCAGATTCACGATATTTTTTAAGTGGTGTTTCTGAGCTTATGTAATCATCACTTTGTGAAAGGTCTACTAGATTTAATGGATGTATTGGTTCATTATTTTCATCAAAATATTTTTTTTCAAGAACATCTAATACGATTCTTTGTAAACCAAGTTCACTTTTATATTTGGCTTCATCTTCAACTACAACTTCTGATGTATTTTTAGTTTCTGATGTATTTTTAGTTTCTGATGTATTTTTACTACATTCTAATCCTATCTGACGACTTTTACAAGAACATTTTAAGTAATGGTTTGGATTTGATTTAATTAATTCTATTATTTCTATAATATGTAATTCATTTTCTACTTGAATAATTTGGTTCAGTTCCTTCTTAATTCTTTCTCCGTCATCAATTTCTGTAAGTCTTGTTGATTTTTCTTCTAGTATTTTATATACATTTTCTTGGTTTTTCTCCGATGTCTTCACCAAACCTATCATACTAGCTATTCGTTTTGCCATTACATAGTGTATTTCTTTATTTTTCTCGCATTGTGTATCTTTCCAATCCATGACTCCAACACCAAAAACTCTACAAGATCTTTTTTTAGATTCTGCTAATAATTTTAATTTATTTTTAACATTTACTATATTTTCACATGTTCGAGGTCTAGCATAATATAGTCTAGCAATTTCATTTACTTCTTTTTTAACATCTTCAGAAGCACTTCGTAAACCACCTGTTTTTCTTCTATTACGAATTGTTTTTTTACGAATAGGTTTACGACCCTTTGTTTTACGTCTTTGTTGTGTTTTTTTTCTTTTATTACTAAATTTCTTAAGAGTTTTACTCATTTATATTATCTAGATATTTTAATAAAAGGTTCAAAATAATGTTTCATAATATTATTTTGATATTTATTTTTTTTTATAGTTTTTTGATTTTTTAACCTTTTTTGTTTTACGGGCTGATTTTTTGGATTTTCTTTTTCCACCCATATTCATCTGCAATTTTTCTTGTTTTTTACAAGCCTCACTATCTCCAGTCATAACACACAAACCACTATAAAATTGTGGTTCACTAATATTTCGAGCTTCTGATACTGATGAAACATTAGTGTTCACTTGACGCAAATAATTATTAATCATGGCATCTAATTCGCTAGTACAGGCGGCTTGTTTTTGATTCCATGTTGTTATTCTTTCATCATTTTTAGGTAAGTCATTGCCCCACATACTCTTCGGTTTAGGAATTTCTTTTGCACAATTATTAAATTTTTGCTGCAAGGCTCTTGTGATATCATAATATTGAGAATTCGCTTTCCTTTCCTGAGCCGCTTGTTCCTCTTTCTGTCCTGATGGTATACATTTACTTATTAAAAAATTATTTGAATTATTCGCATTCTGAAATATGTTTCTATCTTTTTCAGTCACTACTTCATTTCTCTGCAGCTTCTTATCAGGATGTTCTTTTTGTGCTATTTTTAAAAATTTCTTGTTTATTTCATCGGGAGGGGTTTCTAAATTAATTTTATAAGAATTGTTGGGAGCAAATTTATTAAAACATTCTACTAACTGCTTTTTGTGTTTAATATTATATGGTTCATTACCTATATAACAATCTGGACCATCATCAGGTTGTAAGTGTGATACAGGTACATTATTACCAATTTTACAACTATCGTTTCCACCGTATTTCTTCCCTTTTGTTTTACGTCTTTGTTGCGTTTTTTTTTCTTTTTTGCTAAATTTTCTAACAGTTTTACCCATTTATATTATCTAGATATTTTTATTGATTAATATAGTCTTTTATCTTCGTGATTTTTACGCTTCACCATTTCTATTTTTTATTTCATTACGGGTTAGAAATTCATTAGTATTAGTTAAATATTTTTTTGTATCATCGTTTGTATGAATATAATAATGACCTTCAAAATATCCTTTGGTATTATTTGTGCCGCCGATAGCTTCACATAAGTCATATTGTGTTCTACTTCTACCTTTTGTAGCAGGAACATACTCCACTTGCGAGACACTTCCTGTATTATTTACACAACTTGCTGATGTTGAAGTTACTATTCTGTCTCCATATTTAAGATCGATAAACGATGTGTCTGATAATAGTTTGTTAAGTAATAATGCTAATGATGGTATATTAATTCCTTGTTTTTTATTATCATTTAGATCTGCTTTAGTAATTTTCATTCTCTCTACTCTTGTAGGTGTCTATATAGGTCTAGGAGAAGGCCTCGAAATAAGTTGGGGGGCAACTGGGTTTATCGGTTCATTTCCATGCATCTTACTGTATTCAGGTTTCTCGATAGTGTCTTCAGATGCATCTTCCAATTTTTCAGCGTCAGATTTAATATTTTCTAATCCTTCTAATGCTTTTTCTTTCAGCGATTCTATTTTTCCCTTTTCTTTGCCGTCAGCTCCAAGCTCTGTACTCTTAGAATAAGATTCTATTTCAGCGGCATGACTTTTACGTGTAGCTATTTTTTCATCTAATTTATCGATCAAACTTTGGCCTTTCAGCTCATCCTTCAAAGGAGCGTAGTTTTTCTCATTTTTAAGATTTGGTAAGTATTTTTCAGCTAAATGTTTGGCTTTTACATATGCATCAAATTTTTTTCTCTCACATGTCCAATTTGAAAACCCATATTTGGATCTACATGACTCCTTTCCATCTTTCCCCTTAGATGCAAGAATTGGTTTAAATTGTAGCATCAAATTACCTTGGTTAATACTACCACTACTATCCTGTTCTTTGATATATGTCTTAATGGCTTCAACTTTTTTATTTAATTTAACACCTGCATCTGCATCACCACCCATCTTTTTTCCACGACGAACAGATTTCCTACGAATAGGTTTACGACCTTTTGTTTTACGTCTATATTGAGTTTTTTTCCCTTTTTTGCTAAATTTTCTAAGAGTTTTACCCATTATATATATACAATGATAAAATACTTAATGCGTGATATAGAATTACCATCTGAATTAATAACCCATATCTATTCATTTATAGATGATAAAACAAGTATAAAACAATTACCAGAGATTTGGTATAAACGTATTATAAGTGAAGATTATCAATATTATTCTTGTAAAATGAAAAGGATGTGTCTTGCGGTGGAAGAACGGATGTTGAATATGTTAATTAAACAAGGTGCGTTTAATATAATTCATAATATGCATCGTTATAATATTGAGAACATTATACGATATAAAGTATCAATTTCTTAACATAGAAACGTTCTATTTAAACAAAATATAAAATATTATTTAAATAATATTTGATACATAATAATATGTATTTAGGCGGTAATTGGATACCTGATACGCAAAAAAGTATAGAACGACGTGAATATATTAAAAACAAGTATTTAAATGGTCCTATGTTGAAAAGTAAAGAACCGGTAGAAAAAAAACAATTTTATTTCACAATGGAAAATGAAAATACCGATCCACCTATTTTTATTATTGGTTGTGGTCACAGTGGTACAACTATTTTACGTAAGATGATTGGATCTCATTCTAAAGTATATGATATTGGTTATGAATCTGATCTTTTTTTAAAACCAATTGATACTATTGAGAGATTACATACGGTAACCCGTAAAGTAGAAGAATTAAATAAAAGTACAGTAATGTATAAAAAGCGTAGATGGATTGAGAAAACACCACGACATGTCCATCATATTGATACTATCAAAAAATTTTTTCCAGAAAGCAAAATAATTGTCTTAACGCGACATCCTATTTCTGGAATAAAAAGTCTTTACCATCGATATAAAAATCTAAAAAAATCCGTCACTCGATATATCGAAGATAATATGACTTGGATTAATTCTCAATATAAAGACACGTTTCATATCGTTAAATATGAAGACTTAATACAAAATACACAAGAAGTAATTAAAACATTATTAGATTTTTTAGGATTAGATTATCAAGATTTGACGAAATATGAAAAATTAAATAAAACGATTGAATATGATGATCGTGTATGTTCAAAATGTGGTTCTAAAAATATTCGTCGAACAACATGTTTTGGTACCTTTTATCATTGCACGGTTTGTAGATTTCAAGGCGCATATAACGATGTCGAAAATATCCGCCATAGACAACTACGTGATAGTCAAATAAATCAACCTTTGTTTAATAAATTACGTGAAGACGAAGATTCGTCAGAATTTACAGAAACTCAACTAGATAATATGAAAAAATTTATGTTAAATGGTGTAACATTACAACATTTATCTTGTTTATTAAGTTATAATATATAAAGTTTATAATAACATATTAAAACTATAATGTAAAATAATGTATATGGGTCGTTATTATTGTGGTGATATAGAAGGAAAATTCTGGGTAGGTATTCAATCAAGTGATGATATTGAAGAACTAGTTACTATTACACCTCATACATATTATTGCTGGAAAGTATGTGGTTGTACAGCTGAAATTGATGATGATGAATATTGTAAAGCATGTTACTCTTCAAAAGAAGATCATATTGAAAATGCGATTGAAGATGAAGAATACGATGATGAGAGTCTTTATATAGAAGAATGTTCACAAGGATATAGTCTTGATAAAGAAACACATTATCAAGAATTGAAGGAAAATATGGAAAAAATAAAACAAAAATTGCCTGAAGAAATTGTTCATATGTTTGAAGAAATAAAACAAACAGATGATATTTTAAATGCATTTACAGGTGTATTTGATAAACCATTGTCTATATTAAATAATATAGAAGATGATAAACAATTAAAATTATTATCTATATTAGTAGCAAGATATACATTAGGAACACAAATAGAGTATTGTTTACGAACAAAAGAATCATGTAATGTAACTTGTGAATATTAAATATATAGTTTATTTTCGATGTTTGCATCATATTTCTCATCAATATAGGTTTCAACTATATCTACTGTTGAATAAATAGCAGGGTATTTCTTTTCTTTAATAAATTCTTGTGCTTTTTCAACTGTTGAAAAAGTTCCTAAAACGCAAACATTTGATATTTTTGTAACACCATACTCAATACCTATTACAGAAAAGTATAGAGTCTTTTCAGACATTTATATATTATATAAAGGCTTTAATTTAAATCATTTAAATAGAAATATTGATATTTAAATAATATGTTAGCATCTATAGTAACCGGACTCTTATTAATAGTAACATTTGGAGGATTTCTTACTTTTTTTTCAACACGTAGAGAGAGAAGAACTATAACTCCAGTAAGCTATTGAATATTTTTATAATATTTACATAAAATTGAAATTATTTTTATATTTAATAGTATAGTACTATTAAATATGAAAAATTTTGTGAAAAACTTATCAAATAAAGTAAGAATTGTAGAAGTAGGTTTACGTGATGGTTTGCAAAATGAAAAGCATATTGTACCATTAAACGTAAAAATAGAACTATTAAAACGTTTATCAAATAGTGGTTTAAAATCTATTGAAGTTGGTTCTTTTGTATCACCAAAATGGGTTCCACAAATGGAGAATACCGACAAACTTTGTAAGTATATTAAACATCAACAAAGAAAAACAGGATCAAAACGTTTAAATACAACGGGTATTTCCCATTCTGTATTAACTCCTAATATACATGGGCTTAATCAAGCCATTAAAAATGGTGGTATTAATGAAATTGCTATATTTGGAGCTGCATCTGAAGAATTCTCGAAAAATAATATTAATTGTTCTATTGAAGAATCAATGGAACGTTTTAAACCGGTTGTTAAAAAAGCATTAATAAACGGTTTTCGAGTTCGAGGTTATGTGAGTTGTGTATTAGGATGTCCATTTGAAGGTGTGGTAGATCCAAAAAAAGTAGCTATGGTAGCAAAGAACATGTTAAGTATGGGTTGCTATGAAGTAAGTCTAGGTGATACTATTGGTGTGGGTACAATTAATACAACTAGAGATTTATTGGAATATTTAATTAAACAGGAAAATATATCACCAGATCTTTTGGCCGGACATTTTCATGATACATATGGTCAAGCACTTGCGAATATTAATGTAGCATTTAAATATGGTATACGTGTATTCGATAGTTCTATATCTGGGTTGGGAGGTTGTCCTTATGCCGGAAATGCAGTAAGTGGTAATGTAGCTACAGAAGATGTTATACATATGTTTAATGAATCTGGAATTGAAACAGGCGTTGATATAGAAAAATTATTGATTGCTTCAAAATATATCGATGAAGCACTAGGTAGGCAAAGTTCTAGTAGATTTGCGGTTAATAAATTAATCTAAAAAGAATTTTGCGAGTATTCCCATTCTTACTAATACACCATATTCCATTTGTTTAAAATAAATACAACGAGGATCATTGTCGACTTCTGGATGAATTTCACTATTACGTGGTAAAGCATGCATAATAATAGCCGTATTTTTTACTTTTTTCATAAAATCATTGTCTATAATAATGTGTGGTTTTTCACCTGTATCTGAACGTTCACGTTGTAAACGTGACGAATATATTACATCATATCTAGATATATCGAGTGAATATTTAGTAATATCACGAGAGTTATGAGAATGTTTATTTAATACTTCAAGTAATTCTTTACTTGTTTCACACCCATGATAAGGTAAAGTATCAATAGATATATGTGAATATTTACAAAGAAGTTTTATCAAAGAATGTGTTGTTCTTGAGTTTGCTATATCACCAATAAAAAGTACTTTTAATTCATGTGGTGATGTAACATTATTAAAAGTAAGTGGATGAGGAACAGAAAGTTGTTTTAAGTGCATATGTATGGTATATAGATCCAATAATGCTTGTGTGGGATGTTCTCCGTTTCCATTTCCTGCATTAATTACAGGAATTGTAGCAATCGTTCTTGCTTCTTCTATTTTTTTAGCATCTGGATGACGAATAACTAATATATCACCATAAACACATAATGTTTTAATCGTATCATGAAAACTTTCTCCTTTTTTTATACTAGAAATATCTTTTTGAAAAGTAATAACTTTTCCACCAATTTTATACATGGCTGCTTCAAAAGATAGTGCTGTTCTGGTACTTGGTTCAAAAAAGGCATTTACTAGTATCTTATTTTGAAATGATTGTTTATTTATTTCATTACTTGAAACTAATGTGAATAATTTTTCAATATAATTATTACTAATATCGTTCGCTGATATCATTAGTTAATATAAAAGGTTGTTTTTATTTACCTTTGTTGAGATATTTTTTTGATAATTCACAATATGTTTTTGCAGAATTGTTTAAATCTTCCGCGGTAATTTTATTATTATATTTTGTTCTCCATGTAAAAGGTAATATTTGAATTCTTCTTGTTTGAATTTCTTCATAAGACATTTTTTTTCTATTACAACATGAAAAAAGTTGGGTAATATTCATTTTTATAATAGAGATATAATATTATTTTCAAATAAAATTGTTTAATTGAAAACATATAAGTAACTTATACAATAAGTTATGAATTTACCATTAGAGTTAGTTGATAAAATATTACAATATGATGGACGTATAAAAATAGAAAAGGAGAATTTGTTAATGTAATACATCCAATAAATCTAGGATTTTACAGATTCATATTGAATCCTTTATTGAAAAAAAAGATTAATATGCGTATTGATTTAGAATGGCTAACAAATTCACTTAATGGTATAGTTGAAACCGATGAATCCTATTGAAACAGGGCGCGGTAAGCGATTTATAGGTTATAAATATGTTTATACCAATCAGTTTTATTTCGAAATTGAATTTGATAGTTTACCTGGTGTTGGAGTATTTTATAATTTTTATTGGGATTCAAGTTTTTTTGAAATATGTTATTATGATTTAAGAAATATCAATAATTTGAAACAAATAAGAACGATTATACCTGAATAAAACTGAAAGTTGATGATCATATTACCATCATGAATATACAGGTACATCTTTCATTACAGACCTAATGAAATCATCAAGGGCATCTGCAAATTCTTCTTCCACCTTTTTTATATCTTCTTCTGTAGCCCACTCTTCGTCACTTTGTAATACATAATCGTCATCTACTTCCCTCAATAACTTCTTCATTTCTTCATCTTGCTTTAATTTCATTTTATTTATTTCTTGAACTTGTTCTTCTGTAATGTATCGTTTACTACCGTCAAATGGGAATATACAGACGTAATACTTTTTCGTTTTCCAACAATGTGGGTAGTCAAACACCATTTCTTCAACTACCTCCAAATGTCGTACACTTGGTTCTGGACTAGAACTTCTACTTCTAGAACCTCTTGCATACTGTTTAGTATTTTTATAACTACTATAACTATGGAAACCGTCCCAATCTTCTTTACCCATTTTGTTTGTCTATTTTAAGTTAGACAAATCGTTTCAATTTTATATATATATGATAAGCGTTTTAAATGTTCAAAAGTGTAAAAGGTATAAGAAAAATATAAAAGTATTATATTATATTTATAAAAATGGAACGACCAACATGGAATGAATATTTTAAAGAAATTGTTTTGGCTACTGCAAAACGTTCCCCCTGTGAAAGATTAAAAGTAGGATGTTTGTTAGTACATGAAAATAGAATAATTGCTCAAGGATACAATGGTTTTTTACCTGGATGTCCACACGATAGTATTGTACGTGATAATCATGAGCAGGCTACTGTTCATGCTGAACAAAATGCGATATGTGATTGTGCGAAACGTGGTGTATCTTGCAATGGAGCAACGGCTTATGTTACACACTATCCATGTTTAATTTGTACTCGTTTATTATTGGCTTCAGGAATTTCAAAAATATATTATGTATATGATTATAAAAAAGATAATTTGGTAGATGTATTTACAAAACAAAAAGAGGTAGAAGTTAAACAAATTTAATTATTTATAGTATAAAAAATATACTATAAATATACCGATTTAATTATTTATTTTTTAACAACACGTTTTTTTACTTTTTTCACAGTACTCTTTACTTCTCCTTTTTGAATGGATTCGCGATGACTTTTATATTTTTCATATTCTTTTTTAAGTACATCTAATTCAGACAACCACATTTTTTCAAGAGATGTTTTTCTCAAGACTTCAAGTTCGGTTTCAGCATCATCTTTTTCCTTCATAATCTTGTCTACGTTTTCTTGTGTTACTGAATCCATAGGCATCTTAATCAAATATTTGAAATCGCCATCAATCTTCACAAATTCCATACCGGTCAATAAAGTGTTTACTTCATCCGCTTTCTTACGTCTCAAATCGATTGTTCCATCCAAATTCTTTTGAATGTATCGAGCACGATTCGACAATTTTATCAATTTATTTTCTAGATCGTTGATTAAATGTTTTTTACGTTTACTATACATCTCAAGACGTACACTATAAAAGTCATCAATAATTTCTTCTACTCCTCCATATTTTCTTAATTTACAATCTTTATTAAACATGTGCATGTTTGTACTGGAAACACTTGAAGTAAGTTTCAACATTTTTTCTACACCATTTATTCCTGTAACAGAATCTATTTTAGATTCGATTTCCTCTAACTTTCCGCGAGGAAATACGACAGTAATATCGATGGAAACTTCTGTGGAAAGTGATGTAAAATCACGTATTGTTGGATGAATTTTTTTACCAGATTTATCGGTTGTACCATCAGCTAATCCTTCAAGGAAACTAATGTAAGGCATGGTCCATGTCCCAATAGGTAATTCAGTTATTTTTATTTTATCAGTATCGATCTTTTCATAGACACCTTTTGTTAAATATTTGTTTGTTTCTATTTTTGTAACTGAACCCTTGAAGCCCTCATAATAAGGCATAAATTCTCCAGCTTGTGATACATCTTGACCTTTCAATTTCAGTTTTAAATAATCAACTAATTGTATAGGAGAGAATGCAGGAATATTACATGAGAATCCAGTACCAATACCTGATATACCATTTACTAATGCGAATGGGATAATAGGAGCATAAAACTCTGGTTCAACCAAAGTTCCATCATCGTCAAGATACGACAAAACAGCATCATCTGCTTCAGGAAAGATTGAACGAGTAATAGAGTTCAATTGTGTAAAGATATATCTTTCAGAAGCACTATCATCGCCACCATGTAAACGCGTACCAAATTGTCCGTTTGGAGAGAGAAGATTGATATTATTAGAACCTACATAATTTTGCGCCATATTCACAATAGCTCCATTTAATGAAGCTTCACCATGATGATAGGCAGAATGTTCTGAAACATATCCTGAAAATTGAGCTACTTTAATCTCTGAAGTTAACTTTCGTTTAAAAGCAGAATAGAGAATTTTTCGCAAAGAGATTTTCAATCCGTCTACCATATTTGGAATAGATCTCGCACAATCATATGTTGAGAAGTGAATCATTTCACGATTGATAAATTGATCATAATCGACTTTATTACTCGATGTATCAAGGTATGCATTTTTATCATAATTTTCCAACCATGTTTTACGGTCATCTGGTCGTTTTTTATTAAACACTTTATCGATAGTATCATCACTTTGTGATCCATTATGCACAAAATCTACAATTTTTTTATTCGCAAAATATTCCTTGAATTCACTAGATGTAGAAGTACCGAGACCCTTAAAATATTTAATAGTCCAACCGTGTGTACCTGCTTCACCTAAACTCTCTTTCCAACGAGAATACTCACCTTCATTGTAAAAGAGTTTTACTGAAGCACCTTTTTTTGCTCTTAAAATAGGCGTATTCATAAAGGAAATGAAACCAGGAATATGAACAAGTGACGACCATTCACTATGAAATAGATTGATACAAAGCCCTTTAATATGAGAACCATCCAAATCTTGATCCGTCATAATCATGATTTTACCATAACGCAAATGTTTATTTACGTCGGAAAGAGTTTTATATTCACACCCGGTTTCAAGACCTAAAATCTTTTTAATATCAGTGATTTCTTTATTATCGGCAATCTTTTTGATTTGTTCACCACGAACATTTAACAACTTACCTTTCAAAGGATAAATACCAATTACATTACGGTCATCGCTAGATAAACCCGAAACAATACCAGACAAAGCTGAAAGTCCCTCACAAAGAATAAGAGTACATTCGGCTGATTTTGTAGTACCACTGAAATTCGCATCAATAAAATTCGCAATACCACGGACATTTTTTGTTTTTGAACCATCGGTCTTTTTCGCCATCTTATTTTCTTTGGCTTCTGTTAAAGAACATGCTACATCCATCACACCCATTTTTGCTACCTTTTCAATAAACCCATCACTAACAACACATGAAGAACCAAATTTCGCAACAGGTGTGTTCATAAAGTCTTTTGTTTGACTATCGAATGAAGGATTTACAATATCACAACGTAAGAACAACATAATTTGTTCTTTAATAGCACTTGGAGAAACTTTTACTTTTTTTCTTTTCTCAATATAATCACATAATTTACGTGTTATTTGACCAGTAATATAATCAACATGTTTACCACCTTTAAATGTGCATATACCGTTTACAAAAGATACTTGTGTAAACTCATGATTTGGTGCTAGAGCTACTGCATATTCCCATCTTTCATCAGTAGTTTCATAGATACGCTTTGTTTCTGCCTTACCACCAACGTATAGATCTACATATTGTTGAAAATTTTTCACAGGTGCAGCTACTTCGTTAAAACCAACTTTTACTTTTTTAATAGAATGATCAGTAACTGCTGCTATATCATAAACACGTTTTTTCAATAAAGCAACCATATTCCTATCTAGTCCAGATATACCGAATCGAGAATAATCTGGTTTAAATAATACTTTGGTATATGGTTTAGACGTTTTAGATACCTTTGTAATTTTAGGTTCTTCAATGACATCAAGATTATTCCTAAATTCCTGTACATATTTTAATCCGCGTGTATGATCTAAAGTTTCTATTCTACCAAATGTTGACCAAATAAGAGCTAATTTAAATCCAAAACCATTCTTACCACCAACAATACGTTTTTCGGTTTTATCATAGTTTGTTGAAGTACGCAAATGACCGAAAATTAATTCAGGAATCCAAATATCATACTCGGGATGTTTTGCGATATCAATACCATTACCATCATTTGATAATATAATTGTACCGTCTTGTTCAATATTCGCATTAATATAGGAAACAAACTTTTTATCAAGAATAGGAGATTGAATCATACGCATAACATGATCACGACAGTTTACAATACCTTCATCAAAGAGTTTATATAAACCGGGAATATATTCCATATTTCGTTGAACAATTCGTTGTGATTCATCATCATATACCCACATGTCTGCTTCTACATTCTCAACAGATCCGATGTAAGTATCAGGATTATCAAGAATATGCTGTTTATCGGTTTTACGTTGATATTGTTTTGCTAAATCAGTTTCACAAGAGGTACTCATTGTAATAATATTTAGATATGTCAGTTCGTTTTTAATATAGTTCAATTTTATATCTAATTTTTTTCACTACATAATATATAATGTCCTGTGACTGTAGCGGAAATAAAATTTTATTTGATATAAATTATCCAGAAATATCAAAACGTGAATGGTGTGATAAATGTGAACCCGAATGTGAAGGACCACGTAGACCAAAAAATGTACCTATATTTAACACTACGTATGTAGGTAGAGCAACTAGACATCGACCAATAAATTATTTAGATTATTATGATTGTAAAAAACAAAGAGGTGGAAATTGTGGTGATAAAACCAAATTTAAACAAATATGTAGCGCAGGTCGTTGTGAAACTGTTCCAAAAATGATAAAACAACAAGACTATAAGTATAATATTACACGACATGATCAAAATTATACTGGAATTAGTAAGAAAATGGCTTATGGTAGATATGCACGTACAACACCTGGACTTGAAACATTTTCTAGTAAAAAAGTTACAAGTTTACAACCAAAAGTACAAGAAAAACAAGCATGCTTTAATGATTACTGGTGTGACTCACTATAAAATATCCGTCACCATAACATTTATCACATAGATCCCAAGGCATCTTTTCATAACCTGTAGAATTACACATTATACATTTGATACCATTACATGTTTCACATATCTTGGTTTCATATTTCAAAAAACCGGTTCCTTCACATTTTATACAAGGTTTTCTGATTTCAACATTTTTTTTTTCATTCATAATTATATTATTATAAGTATATAATTATGGAAGCAGAAATTATATGGTTTAAAGATTGTTCTTACAAAAACAAACATTTGGTAGGTGGTAAATGCAGTTCCTTAGGTGAATTGCATTCAATTGCTAAGCGTATAGGCTTTTCAATTGGTGATGGATTTGCATTAAGTATCTATATGTATGATAGTTTTATTAGATATAACAAACTGGAAAATAAGATTGAAACAATGGTTCAAAACATAGATGTTACAAACATTAAAGAACTAGAAGAAAAATCCAAAAAATTACGTGATTTAATTTCTAATGCAGAACTTCCTGATAATTATAAAGAGGAAATATCATCATGTTATGAAAAACTATCAAAAATATATGGTTTGAATAATATTGAAGTTGCTGTGCGTTCAAGTGCATTAGCAGAAGATTTACCAAATGCTTCTTTTGCTGGACAACATGATACATTTTTAAATGTTTCTGGAAAAGATAGTTTATTGCAATCCATAAAAGAATGTTACGCATCTCTTTTTAATAGTCGTGCGGTTTCCTATAGAAAAACACATAATATCGCATTATCAGATGTAAAAATATCTGTTGCTGTTCAAAAAATGATCCGTTCCGATATTGGTTCTGCTGGTGTGGCTTTTTCATTGGACCCTGAAACTGGTTATAATAAAGCTATCGTTATTAATTCTGCATTTGGTTTAGGTGAATTAGTTGTTTCAGGAGGTGTTAAACCAGATGAATTTATTTTAGATAAACGCGTTCTACGTGATATCGAAGGTGATCCTATTATTATAAAGAAAAAAGGCAATAAAAATTCAAAGATTATTTACGACAGTGAATATGGTGGGGTGAAAGAAGTAGAAACAAGTGAATTTGAACGTTTAAATTACAGTATGTCCAACAATCAAATGATAACTTTAGGACGTTATTTACTACAACTTGAAAAGACTTATTCTAAATTATTTGATAAAGAAATTGGCGTTGATGTTGAGTGGGCAATTGATGGAAATGATCATAATATTTACATTATCCAAACACGACCTGAAACGGTTCATAGTAATGAACGTGATAGTTTAGAAATAAGTAATTATGTTTTAGAAGAAAAAGGCGATATTTTAGTTACTGGTGTAGCCGTAGGTGATAAGATTAGCAGTGGTAAAGTAAAAATATTAGAAGATATATACGATTGTGATAATTTTCAAGAGGGGGATATTTTAGTAACTGAAATGACTACACCTGATTGGGAACCAATTATGAAAATTTCATCTGGAATTATAACAGATAAAGGTGGAAGAACATGTCATGCAGCTATTGTAGCTCGTGAATTAGGATTAAATGCAGTAGTTGGATGTAGTAATGCTACAGACAAATTAAAGGATGTTGATGAAGTCACTATTTCTTGCGCTGAAGGTGAAACCGGATTTATTTACAATAGTTTATTACCTTATCATGTAGATAAATTAGCTTTATCAAAAAATTTAACACTACCTGTTAAAATGATGTTGAATGTAGGAAATCCTGAATGTGCATTTGAAAACTCACTTATACCAAACAGTGGTGTTGGTTTAGCGCGTTTAGAGTTCATTGTTAGTAATTATATCAAAATTCATCCTTTAGCACTTTATAATTATCCTAATATTCGAGAAGATGTTCGTGAAAAGGTCTATAATGTAATTGGAAATTACGACAGTGGTAAATGGTATTATATAAAACGTTTAGCAAAAGGTATTGGAAAAATTGCTTCTGCTTTTTATCCAAATGATGTAATTGTTCGTCTTTCAGATTTTAAATCAAACGAATATCGTAATCTTATTGGTGGAGAATTATATGAACCTGATGAAGAAAATCCAATGATTGGATGGAGAGGTGCGTCAAGATATTATTCAGAAGATTATAAAGATGCATTTCAATTAGAATGTGAAGCAATTCAATATGCTAGAGATGTTATGAAAATGACGAATATAGTTGTTATGATACCATTTTGCAGAACACCAGATGAATGTAGGTTAGTCATTGATACAATGGCGAAACATGGACTCGTAAGAGGAGAAAATAGTTTGCGTATTTTTTTGATGTGTGAAATTCCTTCAAATGTTATTGAAGCAGATCGTTTTAGTCCAATGCTCGATGGTGTTTCTATTGGTGGTAATGATCTTTTACAATTAACTTTGGGTGTTGATCGTGATAGTGATAAAATTAGTTATCTTTCTGATGATGAAAATACCAGTTATCGTCGTATGATTAGTATGGCTATAAAAACGTATAAAGAAAATGGAGTAAAAGTTGGATTTTGTGGACAACAACCATCAGACAGTATTGAGTTCTGTAAATTTTTAATTAGTGAGAATATTGATACCATATCAGTAACCCCTGATTCTGCGTTAAAAACCATTCAAAATCTCGGAAATATATAAGTGTATATTATAATGGACGACGATAATCGTTTTTCCGTATTTGTATTAGAAAAAGATGTTTTGGAGTATAATCATTTTAAAGCCAAGTATGAAGAATTTGATAGACTATCAAAAACAAAGATAAGAGGATTTTTATATAAAAATTATTACAAAGACCAAAAGATGTTTTGGTATAATAAATATATAAAAAAAATGAGTTATATTGAATCACGATATCGTAAAACAAACATTTACACTGATTATCATAAACAACTTGAAACACCCTATTTATTAGATCAAGATCCTGTAGTAGCAACATTGATAGAACCTTCAGCACCATATCATAATGAATTATAATTTTTGTATTCTCTATTATATACTCTATAATTATATAGTATGGAAAAAGAGGGTTGTGAAAAATTGTTAAAAGAAATGCGTGAATGTATCAAAGAAAAAAAAGGTACACTACCTTGTAGAAAATTAGTGGATAAATTTGGTGAATTATGTAAAAAAAAAGATGAAAAAGAAGAAGTGTTAAAACAATTCTTAGAATAAATATATTTAAACCTTGATATTTTAAATATATATATAATGAAACGTATTTATTGTGACGGAATATTTGATCTTTTTCATACGGGTCATTTAAAACATTTTGAAAAGATTCAAAATTTATTTGATGAACCGATAATATTAATTGTTGGAATTATTTCTGATAAAATAGCTACAGATTATAAACGTAAACCTATTTTAAGTCAATATAATCGTTTTCAAATTGTAAAATCATGTCAGTATGTAAATGAAGTCTTTATTACAGATGTATTAATAATGGACGAATCATTTTTAAACAAATACAATATTGATTATGTTGTTCATGGATTTACAAAAGAAGATCGTGAAAAACAACAAACATTTTTTGAAATACCTATAAAATTAGGAAAATTTAAAGAATTAGATTATCATGAAGGTATATCTACTACAGAATTGATAAAAAATCCTATTGTAAAAAATAAAACTAAACGTGTTGATGTGATTAATAGGTTAAAACAACATATTAATATAAAAAAAAATCATACAATCGGAGAATTTGGTTATATTGATGATTCTTTTATACAATTTACAAATAATTACTATTGTATTGATAAAGATAATTCAACAAATAGAAATGGTCCGTTTATTTTTATAAATACCGAAGAAAAAATGTTTAAATATCATTTTTTTCATTATATTGTAGTAAACAACTTTGAATATTCATATGATCAACATGAAACTTTTGAAATGTTCACTGATAGAATCAGTTATATATTAAAAGAGTTTGATAGAATATCAAAATATGGTATTTATATTTCAGGTATCAAAACAATAGATAAAGACTTTTTTTTAAATAAAGGATATAATATTGTAGAAAAAAATACATTATCAAATAGTGGATACGATACGTTTATAAGTTATAATGAAAAAGGTGATTATTTTTGAGAAAATCATAATACCATAATTAATTTATATTATGGTATTAGTTGTTTTACGACATGGTCAATCAGTTTGGAACAAAGAGAATCGTTTTACAGGGTTTATTGATATAAAATTATCAAAAAAGGGACGAAATGAAGCCATATATGCAGGAGAGTTATTAAAAAACATATCTTTTGATTATATTTTTTCAAGTGATTTAATGCGTACAATTGAAACCGCAAAAATTGTATCTCAAAAAAACAATTATAAAAACAATATTATAAAAATTACTGATTTTAAAGAAAGAGATTACGGTGACCTTACGGGTGAAAATAAAACAGAACTTATAAATAAATATGGTAAAGAACAAGTAAATATATGGAGACGTTCATATTATACAGGGCCACCGAATGGAGAAAATTTAGATGATGTTGTGAAACGAATGGGTCGTGGATTTGAAAAAAATGTTAGACAATTATTGAATCATAAGAAAAACGTATTAATAGTAGCACACGGTAACAGTCTTCGTGCTCTTTTTGTATTACTTGGAATAAAAACTCCAGATGAAATTGAAGAATTTGAAATAAGTACAGGTATTCCAATAAAAATTGATATATTAAATAAAGATTTTTCTTACGTAAATGAGTTTAAAATTTGTGGTTATCAAATTATTGATAGTCGTGGAAATCCAACATTAGAAGTTCAATGTACACATATTGATAATAATAAAACTTTAGGAAAAGGTTCTACTCCAAGTGGTGCATCTTGCGGTTCAACAGAAGTTTGTGAATTACGAGATGGTGATAAAATGATGTTTCATGGTAAATCAATTTATAGTGCGATTGAAATGATTTCTAAATTGAACGAAAAAATGATACTTAATCGAAATACTATATTTGATTTAGCAAAATGTGATCAATTATTTAATCAACTTGATGGAACCGAAATGAAAACAAATTTTGGTGGAAATACAAGTACTGCTTTAAGTTTTTGTATGTTAAATACGGCAGCTAATCTATTAGATATGGAAATGTATGATTATATTTCTGAAAATTACCACACCACTAAAGGAAAGGATTTGCCTACTCCACTTGTAAATATTATTAATGGTGGTAAGCACGGCATTACAGAAGATTTAAAAATACAAGAATTTATGATATTTGCTCGTAGTGGTTTATGTACAACAACTCAAGTTCGTATTTATTGTGAAGTATATCATACGTTAAAAAAAATATTAGTAGAAAAATATGGAGAACAGGCAAAATCAATTGGTGATGAAGGAGGATTTTGCCCACCAATTTATAGTGCAGATGAAGCATTAGATGTAATTGAAGAAGCAATAAAAAAGTCCGGCTATTTAGTAGGTGAAGATGTCTTTATAGCATTAGATTGTGCTGCTAGTGAGTTTTATGATGTTGTGTCCAAGAAGTATGAAGTTGAAAAAGGATTATTTTTAACAGGCGAAGAATTAGTAAACTATTATGGAGATCTTTTAAAACGTCATCCAGCTTTAAAAAGTATTGAAGATGGTTTTCATGAAAGAGATTATGAATCTTGGAAATTATTCATGAATTTGTATTCAGATAAACTAATGATAGTAGGAGATGATCTTTTTACAACCAATCCTAAATTAATAAAACAGGGACTAGATGAAAAATGGGCAAATACACTTTTATTAAAAGTAAATCAAATTGGAACTATTTCTGAAGCAATCAATGGTGCTAAAATGATGATAGATAAAGGCAATGATGTAATTGTTTCTCATCGTTCCGGAGAAACAAATCATGCGTATATAGTAGATATTGCGATCGGTATAGGAGCGAAATATCTTAAAATAGGTAGTCCTTGTCGTGGTGAACGTGTAGCTAAATTCAATCGCTTATTGGAAATAGAACATCATTTACTGAGAAGGGGGTAATGAATTACATTTTTCATCTTGCCATACTCCTCCATTTTGTAAACAGTCTGTTTCATTTTTACAATTATCTAAATGCTCGGAATTACATACTTCATGTCCACCACCAGAACCACCATATCCTTCAAGGACACTGATTTTCTCTATAATAGGAAGACTAAAATACAAAATAGAACTAAATAAAAGTCCATGAATTAAAACAAGATTAAACTTGGTTGTTTTAAGTGGTAATTTAATAATATTTCCAGGAATAAATACATAAAACAAGGCAAATACATATAAGAGCGTTAAAAGTTTCATTATATACTAATAAGTAGAAAATATTAGTATATACTAAATATTATTTTGGAATAAATACTTTACTTAAGTTTCTTTTTAGGACGTAGTTGATTTGTATGACCACATTTTTTCTTTCTACAATTTGTAGCACGGGGTGGAAGACGTGCATAACATTTACGACAAACGTTTTTTTCGCAATTAAAACTTTTAGCTAGGGCAGCAAGAGAAGGATCATACACACCACCACGAAGACGGAGTACTAAGTGAAGCGTTGATTCTTTTTGAATATTATAATCACTTAATGTACGACCATCTTCGAGTTGTTTTCCGGCAAAAATTAAACGTTGTTGGTCTGGAGGAATTCCTTCTTTGTCTTGAATTTTTCTTTTAACATTATCTATTGAATCTGATGCTTCAACATCAAGTGTTATTGTTTTACCAGTAAGTGTTTTCACAAATATTTGCATATTATATACAATATATAGATAATATTTTTTTAAATGGTTTCTATAATTATCTTACATATACATAAGATATAATTAGTATTATAATACACATGATTAACAGTAATAATTCTTTGTTTTCTAATAAATCTTGAATACTTATCTTTTCAGATAAACCTTCAATAAATTCTACACATATTAATAAAAAAATACGCGGATGTTTTAAAATATACATTGAACTTGAACGATCATATGTTTTTGTAATACTCATTGAAACACCATTAGTTGCCTGTGCTGCATGCCACCACCATGGTGGTATAGTAACGGAATCACCCTCATTTAAATCGACTTTATAAACTTTCAATTTTGAATGATCTAATTGAAATATATTTTCTTTTATGAAATTAGCTCTATTTGATGTTATTGGACAAATGTCTAATGGATTATCATAATAATCAAACATATAAATGGTTTTTTTACCATATATTTGATTTAAAATATAGTCATTACCTGTATGTATATGAGCTCCTGAACGACTATTATTACCAAAAAAAAGTAAAACACTACTATTTGTACGATTATTATCAATATTCAATGAAAATTTTTTTAAAAACTCTGTGTTTAATAAATTTTTACCATCAGATAAATCAACATCAGCAACATAATTATATGGTTTTGTATTATTAATTACATTGTGAAAAGTCTCTGTAAAAGGTTGTTGTACATATCTTTTTACATCGGTATTTTCCATCTCTTCATGTGTATTATAAAATTCTGTTTGAAGTATGGAATTTTTTAGATTTGATGATAATGTTTCAAGAATATTTTCTTCTTTGAATATTTTCATTGATTTACATCCACCTCTTATTACACAAGGTTTTTCAAAATTATAGTAATCAGGTATTTGATCTGTACTTTTAATTTCATCTAATTTTAAATACATTATATAAAAATTTGTGATATTATAATATATTTATATGACCTTAAAAAATGTTATAACAGTTACTAAAATAGCTTCAAAAAAATTGTCTAAAATATTATTACAAAGTGAAAAAAAAGCTATACGATTTTATGTTAAAGGAGGTGGTTGTAATGGTTTTAATTATAAATTAAAACCAACAAACGAAGAACCCGATAAATTAGATGAAATTGTTAAAATAGATGATATAGAAATACATGTATGTAATAATAGTCTAATACATTTATTGGGAACAGATATAGACTGGACCGAGGATATAATGGGGCAGGGATTTACGTTTAAAAATCCAATGGCGCAATCAAAATGTGGTTGTGGTACATCTTTTAGTAGTAAAGCATTTAATTAAATATATAAAGTTATTTTGTTATTATATATAATGTCTAAAGAAGTAGAAAAAAAACAAAAATTTTTTGATTTGTTAATTGAGCAAAAGAAATTGTTACAAACAAAGATATCTTACGCAGATCGTTTATCAAAAATTAACGAGGAGTTACGAAAAATTGAAATTGATATATCAAACACATGTATTGAAGAGTTTGGAAATCATGATTATATTGAAGAACGTGAATCTGGAATGTATGGAGAAAGATTTTATATTTGTAGTCGCTGTAATCATATGTATTAAAAAAATATCTCTAATCCAGATAAATTGTTTTCTGTAATATATTCAATAGAAGCACCTCCACCAGTGGATATGTGTGTGAAATTATTTCTATATTTATTTACAAAACCCCCTGTATCACCTCCACCAACAATGACTTTTTTATTTGGATTTTTCTCAATCATCTTAATAAGCATATTAATTAATAATTCCGATCCATGTTTATATTTATCATTTTCTACTACACCAAGTGTACCATTCCAGAAAACTATATCATGTTTATCAATTAATTCTTGTAATGTATTTAACGATTTTAACCCAATATCAAAAAAATTACTTTCTTTTGTTAAATAATTTGTAATCATATGACTAGGTATCTCGTCTAAATTTGTAGCACATAAACCATCTTCCATAAGTGTAATATCGGATTTGTTTTTAGAAATTTTTTCTAAATATTCTCTCATATCTTCTTTGATAATAGTATTAATATTACCACCTGCGATAAATATATGATCTACTTTTTTTGATAAATTTTCTAATAATTTAATTTTGTCGTCCATTTTACCACCCCCTATAATAGCTAATATCTTATTACTACTATTATTAGATGTAATTGTATGCAATGCATTGAGTTCATGATCTACTAAATATCCAAAGCTTTTATCTTTCATTTGTGTTCCACAAATACTGAGATGATTTCTATGCATACAACCAAATGCATCATTTACAAAACAATCACCTAATTGATGAAATACTTCAATAGCTTCACTGTTTTCTATTTCCAAGTATTTTGTTTCTTCTCTATGAAAACGTAAGTTTTCCAATAAAAACACTTTGTTTGTTGAATTTTTTAATTGATCCAATGTCTTATAACTAAGTCCATCAGGCAAAAATTCGATATCTATATTTAATAAGTCTTTTAAAATAGGGTAAACAATTTGCAAAGAGTCTTTATCAGACTTTTCTTTCGGTCTTCCTAAATGAGAAGCAAGAATAATTCTTTTTGGAGAATCTTTTAAAATACGTTTAATTGTAGGTATTGTAGAAGTAATACGATATGTATCGGTTATAACGTTGTCTTTTATTGGTACATTTAAATCAAGGCGTAAAAATATATTTTTATCGGTAAATGTTTTTTTATCAATAAAATGTTCATTTGCATTGTAACTTGAAATTGTTTCCATTAATTTTATTAATTGTGAAGCGTACGACCATTCATTATCATACCAAATCATTAACTTAAAACTGTTATCTATAAGTTCTAAAGATGCTGTTTTATCAACAATAGATGGACAAGTAGTAGATATTAAGTCGGAACTTACTAAATTTTCATTATTTAGTTGAAGATAAGGATTTTTTTCTATGGAATGAAAAATATCATCAAGAGATGTTTTTTTTTCTAATTCTACATTTAAATCAACAAGAGAAACACTATTAATAGGAACACGTACAGATGTACCAACAATCTTTCCTTCTAGATAAGGTAAAATCTTATATATAGATAAAGAAGCACCTGTTGTGTGTGGAATAATATTATTAAATATAGATCGATTTGTACGACTTTTTGAATGTGCAGTATCTACTACCTTTTGACTTGCAGTAGATGCATGAATCGTTGTAAAATTAGCTTGTTTAATACCGTAATTATCTTGTAGATGTTTTAAAACCGGAACAATTGAATTTGTTGTACATGAAGCATTACTTATAATTTTTTCGTTGTTATATAAATGTTCATTAGCACCATAAACAAATAATGGAGTGTCGTCCTTTGGAGGTGCACTCATTATAATATAATCTACATCGTGATGTTTAGCCTTTTCTTTTGTTAAATAGACACCAGTAGCATCAATAATATGATATATACCAAAAGATTTCCAATTTAAATTTTTAGCATCACGATCACGTAATAAGTGAATTGTTTTGTTATTTATTTTAAATGTATTATTATCTATTATTTTTACATTAAATGATGAGTCATATTTATGTACAGAATCATGTTTAAGATAAGATTCTAATTTATAAATATCAAAATCCGGTGCGTTTATCACTTTTACTTCTAATGTTTTACTTTTTATTAGTTGTAAAAAAACGCATTTTCCAATTCGCCCAAATCCATTAATTCCAATGGCTAACATGTTATACTTAAAAGGTAGAAATTATATTTAATATATATATATAATTATGGCTCCTTTAATGTTTACATTTAATCGTAGTACACAAACAATGGAAGAATATCAAATTTCTGTAAAAACAAATGAAGAGACAAATAAACAAGAAACATGTGCTATGAAATATAGTTTTTATGCTCAATCACAAGGAAATACAAATAGTAGTGTTTTACGAAAAATTTCAAATTGTACAAAGGTAGAAAATGTATATTTAAGGGGAAAATTAATAGGACGAAAATACTGTGTCCCATTTAGATAGATTTTAGTATATAAAAATTTCTATCAATATTATATTATGAAAAGACCAGTAAGAGATCCAGAAAAAGGTACATATACAATAAACGGTAAAGAATATAAAGAATTATTTGGTTCACGAGAACAAGTATGGAATGGTACCGCACATAAAACAAAATACGGATTAACTAAACAAGGTTTAATAATGAATAAATGGGGTAGAATTGTTTCTGCTGATAAACATGAGTCTGCTACAAAAGAAAAGCGTTTAGAAAAGTATGGGTATTTTGCGAAAAAAGGAAAATTTGGTTATGTTAAAAAGAAAACAAATCGTCGTAAAAGTAAAGGTAGAGGTAAAAAAAATCGTAAAACAAAACGAAATAGACAATAATTTAGAAACATTTATTAACAATAAATTAAATTCTATTGTTAATATATATCATGGCTCCTACACAAACAGTTGGATCAAAAGCTCAAGTATACCACGGAACCGCCAAACATACTTCTGGTGGTTTAACAAAAAAAGACCTTGTTAAATCTAAAGGTCGTATTAAATCAAAAAGAAAGGTAAAGCAAGGTAAAAAAGCTATTAAACATTTAAGAAAATTAGGTTTTACCGCCAAAAAAGGTGAATTCAAGCTTTTCAAGAAAAGCGATGCTAAAAAAACACAAAAAAGACGTAAATAAATTAATCGTTAAATAATATCATAGGAGAAATACATATTCTTGCTTTGTTTTGTATAGAAGCACGAATATGAAAATAACGATGTTCACAATCATCAAGACGTGAAATTGGTTCCTGCCATAAATGTTTACTCATAACATCAACCATTTTTTTAGGGTATATTTCGAATAATTTTCTAACATTCCATTCATATTTAACATTTGAGAAAATGTCTTTTCTATAGATAGCAAATCCATTAAAAGCTGAAATACAATTGACTAGACCATTATTTCCATTTTTTTTGATTTCTTCTGTAAATTTTAAGTTTAATGTATTTTTCATATAACATTTGACTTTATGTGTATTTTTATAATGTAAAAGACTAAATGTATAAGGATATATAGACAATGCCCATAAATCATAATAATCTCTTCTGTTAAAAGATATAGTATCCCAAGCTAGTGGAGTTGTTTTTTCTTTATTTATCACATATTTGAATACTTCTATATTAATAGGTTTAGCACAAACATCGTCCATGTCCATCATTATAAAATAACGAAAATCTTTTTGATTTAAACTATTTATTTTATTTATAATCAGATTTCTAGCATTTGCTATATTTTCTGTTCTTATTTCTGAAAGCTTTTTTGGTCCTATTAATAGAGACATTTTATTTTTATATTTATCTTTATACATTTTTAGAATATTTAGTGAATTATCACTTGAATCGTCATATGATATAATAATATGATAGTCATCTATTGTGTCAATTATTTTTTCTATATTATGAAAAACACTGTTTAAATATGGACCAGTATTTCTAACACAGCCACAAATATACATCTTTGTTTCACTCATATTATATTTATTATATAATATGATTTAAATTTTAAAGTTTAAATTTACTTTTAAATTCTTGTGGAGATAATATTTGAATTTTTAATTCTTTCGCAGTTGCTACTTTTCCAGTATTACTATCTGTATCAGGTGTAATTACAGCGAATGTTTTACTAGTTACAGAACTACTTAATGATGCGCCAATTTCTTTTAACTTATTCTCTAACTCTTTATCACGTGCACCACTCATTACAATACTCTTTTTAAATAATGGATGACTTTCATCTTTTGTTTCTTTTTTAACCGTTATTGTTTTGAGTTTATCTGTTAATTTACATTCTTCTAAAAATCCTAAAAATACTGGTATATTTTTAACAAATGGTTCTGCTGTTTTTAAAGCCATACCTTTTACTGATTTCAATTTAGTAATTTTTTGTTCAGGACTTTCTGAAGACGTTAATATGTCGGGGTATTCTTCTAAAATAAGTTCTACTTTTTTATCACTAAAACCGCGTCCAAACATATTAGAAACAGCCATGATTTTTGATAGAGAAGCTTTTTCAATCTTTTCTTTTATACCATCACGGACCTTTATAGCCATTTTTTCTTTAAATCCCTCTACGCTTAGAAGTTGTTCTTTGGTCATTTGTAATATTTTTGGAATTGTATCAAAACCAGTATCAATAATTTTAACTACATTTTTTTCACCTAATCCTTCCACATCAATACCTTTAAAGAAGAGTGCGATGTTTTTATTTCGTACAGTTTCATCTTCTTCTTTGTTTTTTAACATAATATCAACATGTTTATCATTCCATATATATTCAACATTAGGCATTAATGGTTGATCAGCAGGTGTTATTACATTACGTATATAAGGTATTACATCGCCACTTCTAATTAATTCTATAACTGCACCTACACCTATTTTATTTGATTCTATAAATGCACCATTGAAACCTGTAGCATATTCAATTTTTACACCGCTTAATTGTACTTGTTCTACACGAACACGAGGTTTTAAATATCCATCTTTACTAGCATTCCATTCGACATCTAATACTTTTGTTTCCGCCATTTGATCTGAAAGAACCATTTTAAAAGCAAAAGAGTGATCAGGATTACCTGATTTCCTTGGATATATTTTATCATTTGTAACAATAACACCATCAATTTCATATTCATAATTGTTACGCCATGAAACAAGACGTTCAGATAAATCGTCATTTGTAATATCATTCATTATTTCATTTTTAACAGTATTAAATCCAAGTTCTTTTAGTTTTTTCATTTGTTCACTTGGTTTTATATCTGGTTTTATTACTTCATAAGCTACAAAATCCATGTCTTTTACAGTATCATTTACAGTTACACGATTTACTGTACCTGCGATTAAATTGCGAGCATTTGCGAATTTATCTGAATATTTTGAAGTAAATATAGACTTTTTCATTATAAATTCACCTCGAACAACAATGTCTTTATCTTTTGGTAAGTCAATATATGATATAAAATGTGATACATCTTGTCCTACTTTACCATCACCGCGAGTGTATAAAGCCGATTTATTGTTTTCAGTAGTATATAATCCACTAACTCCATCTAGTTTACATGATAATACATAAGGCCCTTTATATTTTGCTTTCCATGATGGAAGTGCTTTTGTATCGGGTTTAATTTTGTCCATAGAAGCCATTTGATAAGGTAATTTCACTTTATTTTTCTCAACAGGTGCACCTATTTTTCCAACAACTGTATTTTTAGGGTATTTTTTCTTAATGTAATCTTCTAATATGTCATATTGATTATCAGTAATTAAAGGTTGTTCATCTGGTCCAAGATTACGATATACATCATTTGTTTTTACCAACATATCATTTAATATACTTTCACTTAAATTTTCAAGAACGCTAATTCCACCAGTTTTATAATTTTCAATTGCATGTAATACCGCATTATTAGTACCAACATTTACTGGTTGTATTTTACAAAGGGCTTCTTTTTTTGGTTTTTTTATTTTGATTGTCGGCATCTTATCTTTATCAGACGTTTTATGTTTAATAGTTTTATTCTTTTTATTCTTTTCTTCTTTTTCACGTTTTTTTCTCGTTTTTTCTTCTTCCTTAGCAATTTTTTTCGCAGCTTTTTCCTGTTCTTTTTCACGTTTTTTTCGTGTTTTTTCTTCTTCTTTTTCACGTTTTTTTCGGGTTTTCTCGTCTTGTTTTTCTTTTAATTTCATCTTTTTAACCTCTTCTTTTTCCTTTTTCTCGGCCTCTTTTATTTCTAATTTTCGCATTTTTTCTTGTGCTTTTACACGTTCTTTTTCGGCTTTTTCTTCACTTCTATTTTTTTGTGTAAAATTTTTCGTTTTTTTTTTGGGAGCTTCCTTCGGAGTTAATGGTTTTTCTACTACCTGTTTTACTTCTTCTGGTAATTCAATAGCAGGAGAACCAGGTATTGCCTCTACTGATCTTCCGTCTACACGTTCATGTGGTTCTTTGTAAACCATTTTTAAAAATTGAAAGATTTCTTTTTCATCAGCAAACATGCGATCAAATTTGGCGCCCTTTTTTTTACCATCCATAATGTGAAATCCATGTTCATTTAAAGTGTATCCCATACTCAATGCTCTTCCACGCATAACTGTATTAAAATATTTACTACCAGTAAAATAGAGAATTGCGAAAGGATATTCACTTTTTGAAGTATACATGAAATCAACACGACGTGCAGTATCTGATTTTGGTAATTTTGCTACAACAAGACTTTTTGTAGAACCGCGTGATAACAACCCATCTTTTGTGATGATTTCATCTTTTATTAATTTGTCTATAAAATTCTCAAATACTTTTTTATCATCTGCTGTAATAATTACATCAATATCACCAGATGTTTTTGCACCACGTCTATAACTTCCTACAATCTCAAACGCAGCATCACTAGTTTTAATACTATCAAATGCTTCTTTAAATATCTCTTCATATTCTACAATTTCACTTCTAGGTATACGTTTTAAGATATCTTTGTAATATTTTAAACCCACCTTTTGTTTATTATTTAATAAACTATCTTGTTTTTCTATAAGCTGATCTAGTGTTTTAATACCATGTTTTTCAACTAATTCATCAGCTTTTTTTGGACCTACACCATAAATATCAGAAAAAATGTTACGAGGATCATTTTTTTCACGTTCTAATACACGTAATGTTCCTGTATTTATATATTCTTTAAATTTTTTTATAATAGTTTCACCTACACCTGGTAAAGAAGACAAATTTTGATAATTTTTTTCAGTAATCTCATCTGGATAAACAATTAAACTCTCTTGTGCTTTTTTATAAGCACGTGAACGAAATGGTTCACCTTTTTTGGCCATAATATTTCCCAAATTATCTACCAATTCAATTAATTTTTCATTTAATCGTCCTTTTAAAACTGGTTCTTCTGCTGTTTGAATAGGAGGTGAAAAATTTTCAGCTATTTCGTCTTTGGAAAGTTCACGTTTTTTTGTTTTACGAATAACGACTTTTTTACCTCTTTTTGGTTCTGTATGTCCTTGTATTTTCTGAATAAATTCATTTCTATATTCATCGTCTATTTCTGTCTTTTTATCTAAAGATGTTTCCATTATATAAAACAGTTACAAAATATTTAACTATTTTTATTAAATATCTTATAAATATTGTTACCAATAACACGCGCCCTCGACTTTTTCACAATTTTTTGGTTTTTCATTATCTTTTGGCCTTTTCCAATGTTCATTGTGATATAATTTTACAATATCAGGTCTTTCTTTTAACCAACGATTCCCAAGAATACCAAAATACATTTGTAATACACCACCTATATAAATTGCGGATTTACCTTTTAAATATATGTGTGCACAAATAGGATTCGCATATCCACCACATGAAACCAATGCTATATCAAAAAAGTTCAATAATTCATCAACACGTTGTTTAAAAAAATCAAATTCTATATAAAAATCTCTACTTGGTTCATCTGCTTGAGTTTGGGGTGGTTTTAAAAAAACAAATTCACAATCTGGAAATAAATCAATACCTTGATAGATATTTTTACGATTAGGGATTTGCTCTTGTATGCTTTCTATAAATGGAGATATTATTAAAATACGTTTTCCATGTAATGATTGTGTCCATGGGTTTGAAAAAATATAATGAAATATATCAAATGTTAATGCCCAAAAAGGTTGTTTTTCTTTGTATATATTTAATATATATGAATGAGATTGTGATATATGTTTAATATAATTACCTTGTGGTTCCCATGAACCATACATATCACAGTATTGAAAAGCAGAAAGATAAAGTTTCGAATATTGTGTAATACTATCGTTATTTGTAAGTCGGATGCCGGCATTATTTTTCATGGCGTATAGTACCCTTTGAATATATTGTTTTAAAGGTGTTGTTTCTGGGTGTAAGTTATTAGTAATAATATTTTGAAAAACAGCAGTGTTATTTTCTATACCTGAAACACGTGGAATTATGAAATTTTTACCATTTTTTAATCGATTATCTATATAATTATATAGTTTATCATTATCAGTCATCATTAGTGTAGAAAAATTTCTTGACCAAATAGCAAATCGTTGAATATCTATACCAAGACAATTAGGTAATGTATTTATTTCAAATGAATAAGGCAAAACTACACCCCATGGTTCTTTTATAGAATCTTTTATTGTATAACTTCTTGCTTTTTCTCTATGTACATGTAATGTTTGAAGTTGTTTTGGATCATTTATAATAGAATATCCAAGAATTACCATTAAATAAATCAATTTATTATCACATCCAGGTTTTCCAAACTCAAAATCGAAAATTTTTTCTGAAAATTCTGGTATACAGAAATTAGAATGTAAAATCCATGTATCTTGACTATCAAATCTTGGACCAAATATTCTAGATTTAGAGAAATCGATAAAATTATAGTCATAACGTAATAAAGCACCAAAATGTTTATGAGTATGAAAGTCTGAATATTTTAAATTTTCTAATGTGTTTAAAAAAAAATAAATATCTGAATTTAAAAATATTAAATACCCTTTTATATCGTTTTTACGAATATATTGAAACACGTCTTGGAATGTAAGACGTTTATTAATATTGGTTTGAATTATTTTTTCTGAAGATACCCCTAATTCACGTTCCGAATATATTCTTTCTACTAATAGGTGTATAAAATCAATATCTTTATTTTTCACATTTTGTTTTAAACATATTTTAATTTCATTATATCTTTCTGCTTTTTGTGGTATAAAAAATTGATTGAAAATATGTATTTTATCGGTATTTTTATAGTTATTTTTAGTTAGTTTCTTGGACTTAATTATTAATTTCATTGAATAAAATAATAAAACGTTTTTATTACTATTTAATAATATAATATAATTGATATATGAGTCAAAGTAAAAAACGCAATAATTTAAAATCAAATAATAACGATGAATTTAATTGGAAAGAGTATTTAATAGCCAATACAGATTTAATTGAAGGTGGTATAAATACAGAAAAGAAAGCGAAAGAGCATTGGTTGGATAGAGGTAAAATAGAAGGACGATCATTAATATCCAAGGATTTTGATTGGAATCAATATATTGCTATTAACCAAGATTTAATTAGTATGGGATACACAACAAAAGACTTAGTTCAAGAGCATTTTATAAATAACGGTTTCAATGAAGGTAGACGAACAGTATTAAAAGATTTTGATTGGGAGTTTTATATTTATTATAATAATCATTTGTTACATACTGGAATTAATACACAATCAAAAGCAATTAAACATTGGATAAATTATGGAAACATAGAAGGACTAATAACAAATATTAGACCTTTAAGGTATATATACGATAAAATTATATCGTTTGATTATAGTGATATTTATAATATTTATGATAACATTCATAATATTACACTTTATGAAAATTTCACAGTAAATGATACAGTATTATTGGAAAAAAATTTACATTATATTAATAATCGTAATACACCCTTATTTAAACCATTAGAAATTATATATGATATAAAAGAATTACATAATTATAATAAGTTTATTTTGATTATTGATTTTCCTTGTTATGGTGGCGGCTGTTCATTTTTTATTAATACAATTATCAGTTGTTATAAATATGATGTAAATTTTTTAATAGCAAGAAATTTTGAAAACAAGATTTATCTTTATATTAATGATGAAAAAATGTTTAAATTACCATTAACAACAGAACAAACAATTGAAATTTTTAAAAATATAGAAATAACAAAAATATTTTTTAATTCGATTGTAAAACATTCAGAAAATTTTATTCAAGAATTATTTAATTTAAAAAAAGAAACCACAATTATTACACATGATTACAGTTTATTTTTTAATAAACCACAAATGTATTATTATGAAATTGATGGTACAATAAAAACACATAATAAAATTAATATTCATAATTTTGATCGTGTAATAACACAACATATTGGTAATTTACATACATTTGGAAAAAATATGGATAATTATGGTAATATTGTTGTTTCTGCATTACCTGATTTTAAAGATAGGGGTGATAAAATAGTTACAAATAATAAGACTGTTGTAATAGGTGTTATTGGTGATATATCGGATGTAAAAGGATATTACGTTTTAAATGAATTAACAAAAAAAATAGAAGATGAAAATATTGAAATTATAATATTTGGTAAAGTTCATATTAAAAGTATAAAAAAACAATTTTCTTATCATACTATTAATGATTTAAATATTTTATTACAGACGTATAAACCAAACATGTTATTAGAATTATCTTTATGGCCTGAATCTTATTCATTTACATTATCATTAGCTATGATAACTCAATTACCGATTATATATCACAATAAGTATTTTCCATGTACTATACAACGTCGTCTAGCATTATATAATAATGCTCATTCTTTTGATAATATCGATTCAATTAATATTAATTGGTTATTATCGAAAAAACAATCCTTTTTTTATTTAATAAAACCAAAAATATATTACCCTCCATTTTGGGATTATTATTTTAAAAGTAATACAGATTATCTACCATTTAAACAATTAAATCAAGAATATAATGTAGTTATCATTACTTCAAAAATATATACTTCATCCAAACCATTTACATATACAGCGTCGCGGTCAATATATAGTCCAGAAGAGCGATTAAAACAAACAATTGAAACAATTAAATCTATACGAGAAAAAATACCAAATAGTTTTATAATTATTTATGATAATTCAATATTATCAAATGATGAGTATTTTAGTATTGTAGATAGAGTAGAATGTTTTATAAATCATCACTGTGATGATATTATAAATAATTTTACAAATAATAGTCCACATAAATTATTTGGTGAAATAGCACAAACGTATAAAATTATAGAGTATTTAAACCTTTATCATAAAAATATGAATATAAGAAATTTATTTAAAATAACAGGTAGGTATGTAATAAATGAAGAATTTAAATATAGTGATTTTGATAATGATAAAATTTTATTTAAACGAAATAAAGATGTGGAAGATCGATTATACTATTTTACATGTTTTTACAAAATATCAAAGAATAAAATAGGATTATTTCGTGAAACAATAACAGAATTATTTGAAGACATTAAAAATGACTCTTATGAATTTGAAGAATGGGAAGTTTTATTACCTAATTTATTATTCAATGAATTTGAAACAATTGATACACTAGGTGTAACACAACGTATAGCAGTTTGGGATGATCAAAGTAAAATTTAATAATTTTATTTATAAAAATATAAAATTATTTATATGTTTTTATATTAAATGATATTAATATTTGATACACATGCCGGATTATGTAACCAGATGTATGATATACAATCAGCTATTAATTTTTGTATTATTAATAATATAGAGTTTTCATTTCGTTATGCATCATTACGATGTAATAATGATTTAACAAAATGGTACAATATACCATTTAATCATTTATTTGATGAAAATTTTATTAATACATCTCTTTATATACCGTTTAATAAACTAACATTAACAAACGAAAATACTTACAATTTTAATAATGATATAAGGTGCATTGAATGGTTAAATCAAAATAAGGCGATCTATCCACAGTTAGATAGAATTGAAAAAGAACATATTATTTTGAGACAATTTTGGTCGATTTATAAAAATTTTATAGATATTGAAAATATTTATCCTTTATTAAAACCAGCAAAAAAAATTTTTGATATATATCAAATTATATCTTGTAATTTACCTGAAAAATATAATTTAATCCATTATAGATACGAAGATGATTTTATTAAACATTTTAATATTAAAGATCATCCTAAGTTGGATACATTAATTGAAAAAAATAAATTTAAAAATGATTTACCCCTATATATAGCAGCATTTAATGTTCATAACATTCCAAAAAAATATTTACGTAAAAATATAAATAAATTAAAAAATGTGATTTATAAAACAGATTATTTCAATGATGATTTAAATTTTGAGGAATTAGCATTTATTGATTTTATGATTGGTAAAAATGCACAGGAAATAATAGGGCACAGTAAATCATCTTTTTCAGTTATTTTAAATTCGTCTCATAATACAAATAATTATTACATTTAATGCCACATATACATCAAAACACTTGTAATAAGACTCTGTGTTTTATTCATTAATACAAATCCACCTTTATTAGGATGCATATTATCAATAAAATGTTGTTTATATACATATTCAAAATGAGGATTATTTTTTTTTAGATATTCAATACCTTCATTATTTTTTAATATTTCATTTGTAAGTTCTTCTACTTCACTAGCAGAACATTTTAGTTGGTAATTATCATTCCACCACTTAATAAGTGAATCACATTTATCTTTAATATCATTAGGTAACATTTTCGTATTTTCAAATAGTTTATCACTCATTGTTTTATTTTATACCAAATGATAAAATAAAACCTATAATCAATTTTATACTACAATAATACATCGCTAACTATCCCATCTATTTTGTAGGGTTTTAAAAAATCTAATGTACTAATATCTTTAATAGTATAAACAAATACTTTTACGTTATTTTTATGCAAATAGTCTATACTATTTTTATTTAACATTTCCCAGTTTACAGCTATAAATTGTAAACGAAATTTATTTAACATTGACGATAGTAAAGGTAATGTAAAATTATTTTCTGTAATAAGTCCAAGATTATAAGATCTATTAAAATTTTTTAATATTTCAAGGTGATTTAAATTGAAACTGGCCATCCATATATTTAATGTATTGATATTCAATTTTAAAAAAAGATTATGCAAGTATACCACAAGTTCATCACCTCCTTTTAAATCGAGATATAATTTTACATTTTCATAATCAATTTTTTTAAATAATTCAGATAACAACAATAATTCAGGTAATTCATATTTTAACTCGTCATATGAATACTTATTAATTTTTTTATTTTTATAATAAGTATCATGATAAATTATAATTTCATTATTTCGATCTAGTTGTATATCTATCTCAATCATATCAAAATTATTATCAATAGCATCATTAATGGAATTTAATGTATTACTTATATAGTTATTACAATATCCTCTATGCGCTATTTTAAGCGTCATATAATATATAATAGACGTATACTATATAAAATTCAAAAATTATATTGAAACAACTGTTTTAAGATGGTCTAATTCTTTTTGTACTTCTCTATTTTCAGGTTCACGTATACCTAATTCTAGATATTTTGAAATTAATGTATTTGATTTTAATAAATTTTCAATTGAAGTAACAGGAAACCAATTATAAGCAGTACGTGTTAACATTTGATCTTCAGGTATTAATATACCATGTGTTCGTTTTGAACAAAATTCAATTGGATTTTCTTCTAATAAATTTTCAATTAAAACGGGTTTTTTATCTATAGTTTTTACACCAATATATATACCATCAACAATATTTATATGATTTCTAATAGCTTCATTATCGAGCCATTTTGATGTATACCCAAAAAATTCTTCTTCACTACTAGTGTGTGGATTTTCATTTCTTTTTTGTAAATAAACAACCATATCTTTAATAACAGCATTACGTTTTGGCGCACCAATAAAAAGGGCATTTGAAGTAAATTGTTGTGATTTTTGATTTTTAATAATAGCTACATTGTTATTAGGTTTTTCAAAAACAAAAGGTTTATTTAAATTAATATTCTTAGCAAAAAGTGGAGTTAAATTACGAAGACATACAAAACTGTTTGGTACAATCAATCCACCATAAATATATAATAGTTCAATCAAACCTTGTTCTCTATATAAGTTACGTTTTGGTTCAGGTAACTTTGAAACATCTATTTTCCAACCAGGTATTAATTGTCTAAAAGAATCATCGTCAATTAAACATACATTAAAATCATCTCCACAATGATTAATAATAGATTTTATTGTTAAATGAATATAAGGTTGATTTAAATCAGTAGAGCTACGAGAACCAAAACTTTTCCATTTTCTTGAATTGTATTCATATTTTGTATGAATCCATAGTTTTGGTCGATTGTAACCATAAAGTGGGCTTTCATTTAATAAATATTTACGAATAAGTTCATCTTCACTTTTTTCAGGATTAACCGCATTTTTAATTTTGTTTCCAAAAGCATTGGCTATAATTAATATACCAATTGTTGCGAAAGTATACATTAAATTTTTTTCACTAAATAAAGACATTATATAGTATTATATATTATATAATGTTATTATTATCACATTAAAAACTAAATATCTTTATTGTCTAAATATTATTGAAATAAATAAAATAATGGATATTATATTTTGATTCATTATATTTTATTTTTGAAGTAAACATATTATCATTACTTTTACATATTTGACGAACAATATTTACAAATGAATTATAATTAAAAATTCTTGTTACATAAAATTGTTTTGATTCTTGATAATAAGGTAATATTGTTTCTAAAAAATTTGTATGATAACTGTTGTACATTAATTTCTTATATGCATTATTATCAATTAAATAATATTTATCTGTTTTTAAACAAACTTTTTCCAATAGATCAAATAAAATATTAATAGGAACATTTGATTTAAATATTTGTTTTAGCATATTATTATTATGTATTAAACGCAGAAATTTATCTATTTTGATAAAATATTTGAAATGTCGTATGTAAATAAAACAATTTCAATAATGTCTTCATGGATATTATGAAAATATGTTATGTATTTACAAATAATAGGTAATATTTTGTATTGTTGTTGTTCATCTAATAAATCCGTATTTTTAATAAAAGTATAAAACAAATCTAATATATCAATAACAGAATAACCATAATCATGAATATTGTATAATATTTCTATCGCTTTTTCCATATTATTATTTTTAATATGTTTAATATAATTTTCATAGTCTTTATAAGATATATTAGACACAATTTGTTTACAACGAACAATATCAATTATTTCATTAAATGAAGATAAAATATTTATTTTTTCTAAATGAGATATAATCTCACGAATTGATTCTTTTGAATAGGATAATATATATTCTCTTGCTTCTTTAGATATATTTAATTGTTCATTTTTAATAATAGTATTCATAATATCATTTCTAATTGAATTTGTAGGTGATTGTAATTTAAGTATATGTAGTCTTGATTGAAGACTTTCTATAACTTTGTGAACATTTGAACATACAGAAATAAAATGTATATTTGCTTTATGTTTATCGATATGATTTCTAAATACTTGCTGACATTGTTCATTAATTAAATCTAAATCGTCTACAATAATTAATTTTTTTTTACCATATATTGAACATTTTGATTGACTAAATGTTTTCATTTCATTGCGATAATAGTTAATACCTTGTTCTTTAAGACTATTGATAAACATAATATTATTTTCAGGGAATGTATCTTCTTTATTTAAATTATAATAATCTCTAATCAAAGCATACAATATAGATGTTTTACCTGAATTACTTGGACCACTTATTAAAATATTTAAATCATCTATTTTTATAAGTGATTTTATAACTGATATTAATTGGTCATTACCCTTAAAATCATCAATGTAATATGGTTTGTATTTTGATATGAAAGGTTTTTTTTCTAATTGATCAGAATTATTTTTAGCAACGAGGAAAAAATTTTCCATTAATAATTAACTGTTGTACATTTTATGTTTATTAACAACGAATAAATAAATACGGTAGAATAAATATAAATTTTCATCATTAAATAATAAGAATGTCTTATTATAAAATTTTAGAAGTAGAAAAAAATGCGGATAGTGATGAAATAAAACGAGCATTTCGTAGAAAAAGTATGTTATATCATCCTGATAGACCAGGAGGTGATATAAAAAAATTCCAAGAGGTAAACTCTGCTTATGAAACATTAAGTGATACAAGTAAAAGAAGACACTATGATTTAGAAGAAAAAATGAATGATACTTTTAATATGTTTGGTGGATTGGGTGGATTGGGTGGATTGGGTGGATTGGGTGGATTGGGTGGATTGGGTGGTATGCCTTTTATGAATATGCAACCAAATATGGAACAAGAAAATGAAATTAATGAGTTGTTTTCTACTCTATTTGGAAATGCTTTTCAATCAAATGAAAAATCGATGCCTAATATTCGGATATTTACAGGAAGAAATGATATTCCCATGGAAGAGTTATTTAGTAAAAATATTTTACAAAAGAAAAATGCAAAACCAGATCCTCTAAATATTAATATAACCATAACGTTAGAACAGTCATATCATGGATGTTCTATACCTATTAAAATAGATAGATGGTTAATGATATCTGATACAAAGATAAATGAAGAAGAAACTGTATATGTAGATATCTATCCTGGTATTGATCATAATGAAATAATTTTCCTAAAAGAAAAAGGAAATATATCAGATGAACAAATAAAGGGTGATGTAAAAATAATGGTATCTATTGAAAATAATACATATTTTATTCGTGATGGATTAGATCTTATTTACAATAAATCTATTTCTTTAAAAGAGTCTTTATGTGGATTTTCATTTGATATCGAACATTTAAATAATAAAAAATTGGCTTTTAATAATAAAAACAATCCTACTATTGTTAAACCAAATTACAGAAAGAAAATTGCGAATATGGGTATGAAACGGAATGATAAAATAGGTTCACTTATTGTTGTTTTTGATGTTCAATTTCCTGATAATTTTGAAAAAGAAGATATTGAAAAGTTGAATGAGATATTATAATTATTTACTTCATAATAAATAATTAAACAATTTTCTATTTAAGAAGAAATTCTTTTTGTAGGAATATTAACATCTACTAAATAAATTGAATTTTCTGTAGCAATAATATATTCGCTACCAGTTTTATAAATTTTAACAATAGGACTTGTATATTCTTCTTCACTTTTGACCAAAAGTTTTTCTTGATTTTCTTTTACTCCAATTAAAACGGTTTTATCTAAAGATTCATTCCAATAATCTAACATAATTGGTTTATCGTCTACAATAGCTAATTTTGTAGCATGTTGTAAAGTTTTTTGATCAGGTAATCTGTATTCTTGTTTTGTAGTTTCTGATGCTTCTACTAAGGCACTCATAATTATAAACTATTTATTTAGTTTTATTTAAATAATTATACGCAAAAATATTATAATATTTTTACTAAATATATATTCATATATATATTGAATAATGACAGTATCTGAATATAATGAAAAAGTCATAAAATATTACAATACACATTTACAAAATTATTTGCATCATACTAAAGATATGAATACAACAAATTTAAATGAAAAACAAAAAATAGAAATGCAGGGATTTGAAACAATGTTACATGTATTGTCTATTATTTATTGTATTAAAATGCATGATGAACAAATAAATTCGTATTTAGAGAAATGCACATTATTATTCTTAGAATATACTGAACAAGTATACTTAAAAAAAACTGATATTTTACATACACCATCAATGTTTGTCTATAATGTGCTTATCGGAAATATATCATTTAAAGAATACACAAATACAAACAATAACACATTTATAAACAAATTAGCAAAATGGTCTACTATAATATGTTTTTGGGAAAATAAAAAAATAACCGATAACAATAGAATGTATTTAGTTAAAAATTTTATGTCACCATATTTATTATTGTTTACCCAAGAAAAGTATTATTCATTACATTTAATATTTGAAAGTATACAGACTTATATAATAAATTTCAATTACGGATTTGAAAAATGTTCATTACTTTTAACTGGTTTTCTAAATTATTTCCAAAAGAAAAATTATACATATTCAAAAGAAGAAGTGAAATCTATACATTTTAATAAATTTATGCATGAAAAAGATGATTGTGATGAATATTTTAAAAACATAACCTCATTAAAAGATATGGACAATTTTATAAAGTGGATATTTTCTAGTTAATATACCAACAATTCCGCAGATGTAAAATATTACCTAACTATTGTTTATGTTTTTTATAATTTTATTATAAATTTCTGATGATAAAACAATTGTCTTTTTTCTTACTTTTATTTGTTTTTGTTTTTGTGTAGTGACTTCAGTTGGTGCTTTAATATCACTATATTCTGTTTGAAGTGTTGTTTTAATAAATTCAAAGACAAATCGCAATATTTTTTCAGTACAATTACCTACTATTAAACAACTTCCTGTTCTAAATATCATAAATGATACTTCTGTGTATTTTAATGTATCATTTAATTCTGATATTTTTTTTGAATGATCATCTTTGCATATTGTTCCTGTTTGAGTACCGGTATCATTTATTTCATTATTATAATAAAATTTACATTTTACACCAGGATAACTACATGGATCATATGCAGATTCAATATTATATTTATTTCTTAATATTGAGTATAATTTATCCCTATTTATATAAAATCCACAATTAAAATTTGAATTAATAAGTACATTGCTTTCAATATGACTGTCTGAAAATTCTACTTTACTCTTTAAAATTGGTGTTAGTAAATCAATAATCATCAATTTAGCATTTTCAAGTAATTCTTTATTTAAAATTCCAGGAATTTCCATTTTTCCTGTATTAAATATTTTTGCATGTATCTCATGAAATATACCTTTATGTATAAATCTTAAAATAATAGCAAAACAATTATAAAACGCGTTTTTTACTTTACCCCTACAATTCATAATATCACGTTTAGACATTCCCACCGTTATCTTTCTCTCGTCTTTAAACTTATTTCGTCTCGCATTTGGATTGTCTATACATTTTATTACATGTTCTGTGTAATAATTTAATGTTTTTAACATTTCACAATATTTTTTATACTCGTCTTTCGTATGTGAAACTATCTTCATTTGTTTTTTTATAACACCAGATACTGGTTTCCAATATTCAATAACAGGAATTTTCCAAAATACATCGTTTATATCAATTTCTTGATTTAGATATAAGACTTTGGTGGTAGTGGAAATATACAAATCTTCACATTTAGGTAAAACAATTTCATCGCATATTTCATCATTTTTACTAAACAAAGGTTTTATTTTTTTATTTTCATCGCCATTTTTATTAGCATTTAAGTAAGATTCCCATTCTGCATCAATTGATAATAATTCCATATTTCTTTAATATGAAATTATTATTATGTTTTATATTGTTTCAATTTTATTATTTATACATAGAACTTTTTTCTCCATTTATTTTAATTAATAATGCTGCGTCAACAGCTATCTAATTCACAAAGTGAATCAACAAAGAAAACAACAATTAAACTCCCAAAACAACCAAAAGTAGAAGAAATAAAAATATTAAAAAAAACAATTAACTCAAACGATAATCTTAGCGAAATATGTAATTTTAATGACGATTTCATTTCTTGCAGTCCACCTGATGGATATTTTATGCATAATCTTCGATTACGCATGGAGAAGGTTTAACTTCTATATCATTTAAGTTTACAATTAAAAATTCGACAATATCTTCAAGGTGAGCATTAACGCTGTGTATTGTTTTTTTTATTATTTCTATAAATTGCGGTGTTAAGGATATTAATTTAAAACGAATTATATGATTTAAATATGATTTGATTAAATGTATTTTGTCTATGTTGTAATGTTCACTTATTTTATATATTTCTTTAGTAATATCAATTTGTTTTATTTTTTTATAAAACATGTTGTGTAATTTATTTAATATTTCAGGGTTCAATATATTTTTATTCCATTCGTTTAATTTAAAGTTCTGATTTAATTGTAAAAAATTTATCATACTACGAATATCGGATTTATACATTGATTGTATTGTATATATCGCATCTTTTGAGATATTAATTTGCTCTTGTTTAACAATTGTCTCAATAAAATTGATAATATCCTTTTGAGGTAATTGATTGAATCGAACACAGATAAATTCATTTTTTAAAGGTATATCTATTTTACTGATGTAATTACAAATTAAACAAAATCTCACATTAGTAGTGGTTGTTTGAAGTAAATATTTTAATGCTTGTTGAGCATTTTTCGTCATATAGTCAACTTCGTCTAATATAACAAATTTAAAGCCAGTCTCAAATAAATTTTTAGATTTTACAAATGAATAAATTTGATTTCGTATAATATCAATACCTCTTTCATCAGATGCATTTAAATGTATGACGTTACCTTTGTTTACTTTACCATATGTACTTTGGTATTCTTGTATTAAATTAATAATTGTAGTTGTTTTACCTGTTCCCGGTGGACCATAAAAAAGTAAATTTGGAAATTCATTTTTTTGAATTATTTTCTCAAATAATTCACGGTTTACTGGATCTAATACAATTTTTTCAAAATGTGTAGGACGATATTTTTCAACCCATGGGATATTAATAAGTTTTTCTTCAGACATATATTATTTACTTATATTTTACCTATTATATTGTTTTATTGATAATAATAAAATTGAATTTGTAAAAATTTAAAGTTAATTCTATATCATTTAAATATAATAGTATGGATCATAAAGAATTTGGTTATTTAAGCATTTGTTTTGGATGTATGTTTTCAGGTAAGACATCGTGGCTATTACAGCAATATAAAAAATATTCCTATATTGGTAAAAAAATTTGTGTTATTAATTATGCAGATGATAAACGTTATGATGATAAAATGCTTTCAACACACGATAAACAGATGATTCCATGTATTCAAACATATTCTTTGGAAAGTGTACGTCTTATTTTAGAACAAAATCATGTTATTTTAATAAATGAAGGACAATTCTTTAAAGACTTATATAGTGTTGTTTGTGAATTAGTAGAAAAAAATAAAATTGTTCATATTGCTGCTTTAGATGGCGATTTTAAACGCCAGGTATTTGGAGATGTTTTGAAATTACTACCTTTATGTGATGATTATCAAAAAGTTCATGCATTATGTGCTAATTGTAGAGATGGTACAAAAGCCCCATTTTCATTTCGGGTAACAAGTGAAAATGAACAAATAAGCATTGGGTCTGATAATTACAAACCATTATGTAGGAAATGTTATTGTATTGAATCGCAAAAACAACAACAACAAAAACAATATTTTGATTAAGAATAATTTTAGTTTATTTACAATTAGATAATTGATGTTTTTTCCATTTTAATATTTTTTAAAACAATTTAAATAATTAACCTTGTTTTAGATAAAAAGTATGCCGCGAACAAAAAACGCCAAAGGACTTTCCAAAAAAAGCGATGCTAAAAAAGAAGAAGAAAATGTACAAATTGAAATTCAAGAAAAACCGCCCGAAGTAAAAAAACGTGGTAGAAAGCCCAAAGGAGGCAAATTGATATCGAAAGATACTAGTGAAAAGGATGCAGCACCAGTTCCAACAAATGTTATTTTACATTTAAAATGTTCTTTAAAAGAAATCGAAGATGATGTGATTCAAAATAAGAATAATTTAATTGGTGATCCATTAAATTATAATGCTAGTATTCCTCCCGTTGTAAAAGCATATGATAATTCAAATAGTGATAACAAGTTTTTTGAACTAGAAAATAGAACTATTGAAGAATCTATTCATGCTTATACATCACAAAATATGTTAAATAATAAAATTTGTAGTAAATGCAATGGTGATATAAATGATAGTGAGGGCGATGCAAACATTAAAGATATCAATATGAAATTAAAACAACTAAAAATTAGTCTTTACAAAAATGCGATGGATGAGAAAAAATCCGCTTGCTTTTGGTGTACTTATGAATTTGATAATCAAACATGTTATATACCAAAATATGAAAACGATGGTGAAGTTCATGGATATGGTTCTTTTTGTAGACCCGAATGCGCAGTAGCCTACTTGATGAAGGAAAATATAGACGATTCAACAAAATTTGAACGTTATCATTTATTAAATCGCGTTTATAATAAAATTTATGAATACAAAAATAACATTAAACCTGCACCTAATCCTCATTTTCTTTTAGATAAGTTTTATGGTAATTTAAACATACAAGAGTACCGTAAGTTATTAAATAGTGAACGTATGTTGATGATTGTCGATAGTCCTTTAACAAGAATACTTCCTGAATTACATGAAGATACAGATGATTTCACAGCGGGTGTTTATGGTGGTAATAAAGGTGGTTCTACCCAAGCTGGTGGAGTATATAAAGTAAAACGTCAAAGTGAAAATCAACAAACTGTAAATAAAGCAAATATTATGAAAGAGCGGTTTGGTGTAGCTACGTAATTATTTAGCAAATATATAATAATACTTTCTGATATTATTATATAAATATGAATAAAATAAAAACTATTTTACCAATAGTTACAAGAAATAAAGATATATCTAAAGAATTGAAATATATTAATGATGTTTCACGACATTATGAAAATAAGCAACCTCAACAAATGTTACAAAGTATTCAAAACTATCTAAGAGAACAAAATGATGGTGAATATAGAATTAAAACTATGTGTGTTATGAATGAAACAGTAATGCCATATATCATTAAAAATTATAATAACGGTTATAAGCCTCTAGAAACTACTGTTACAGTATACAATATAGATTATGAAAAACAGAGCCATTGGTATAACTATTTTTATGGTATTATATTTGGTATTGAAGAAACACAAAATAAAAAGCTAACACTTAAAGAATTACAATCAATTTATAGTGAATTGCAAAAACTATGTATACAATTCTCTAAACAGAAAAAAACTGGTGGTAATTTTATGACTGGAGGTATTAGTTATCAACTTATTCCACTTATTGTTTTAGCAGCATCATCTATTGTAAGTAGTCAAGGATTTCAACTTCCAAGTCAACGTCCATTGGATACTAGTAAACTTTCAAGTCATACAACACTAAGTGATGATGTTACAAGTGCTGCAGCAAAAATAATTCCAGTTGCTGGTGCTACAGCAGCTGTATTTTCAGGTGATTGGAATACAGCAAGTACTATTTTACAAAGTACTTTTTATGCAGAGAGTGCTGTTGTTGGGTTCGATGCAGTTGGTTTAAATTTTCTAGGACTTACATCCGATACACAACGTGAGAATTATGGAAAAATTGCTAATGAAGTTGCTACACAATTTAGAGAGTTTATACAAACAGGTAAAGCTATAGTAACACCAACTGCTTTAATTTCAGAAACATTAGAAAATAATTTTAATACAAAAACAATAAGAGTTAATGATAGAGAAATAAATTCAGATGAAATTAAAGCCATTAAACAAAGTTTTCAGTTTATAACATCTATGGCTGAAACAATTGTTTTTGAGGACTATGCACAAACATATATTGCTGAATGGCATAAATTTTCTACACAATCTTCAAATCCTGCTGGAGATGGTAAAGGACCTTTAGCTTCCATGGGTATAGGAAGTGGTAAAAAAGTTACTTTTGAAACAGTCTCTGAACATTTTCGAACATTTGTAACTAGTATAGAAGATAAATATAATAAACTTTTAAAATCAGCTAAATTAAGTGATAATGATATATTAGCTATTAAAAATGTAAAATCAGCTTTTGAGCAATTATATTATTATAATGAAATAACAATTGATGAAGATACTATGAATACAATAATCAAGTTAAGTGATTCTATATCAAAAGGAAAAGATGGAGGTATATTAGATTTATTTAAAAAAGATAAATTTTTTGATGATATAAGAAAAGATTGGAATAATTTTAAATCAGAAGTTGATGGTGTAGAATTAAATATATCAATGAGTTGGTTAATATTAGGTGTAAAGTATATAGGTGCTTTATCTGCTTTATTATGGGGAATTTATACACGGAGACCTCAATATATAACTCTATCATCAGATAATAAAACAAACAGAAGTTGGACACAATGGTTGTCGTCGTTCGGGAATAGAAAAAAATCGGTTTCTACAGGATCAACACAGACTAATTATGGTGGTAAAAAAATAAAAAGAAGCAAAAAAACAAAATCAAAGAAAAGTAAAGTAAGAAAAAGTAAGAAAAATCATAAACGTCGAAATAAAAAACGTGTGAAATAAATATTTAAATCTGAAATAAATGTTTTTTCTTCTATTTGTTTAAAATTTTTATTAAACATTTCTAATGTATGTGAGAAAAATACGTCTCCATCTTGGTCATCGTCGATTACAGTAATATGAAAATTAGTACAATATTTAAAATATTGATTATATATTGTATTTCCTCCAATAATAAAAACCTTTTTCTCTGTTTCTTTTTGCAATTTTTTTAATAAAGCAAAAGAATCATCAAAATTGCAGAAAAATAATTCCGAATTGTTTGATTCTATTGGTTTGTTTGTTATGACTACATTTATTCTATTTTTTAAAGGTCCATTAGGTAAACTTTCAAATGTTTTTCTACCCATTACAACAATATGGTCTTTGGTTGTTTTACGAAATTGTTTTAAATCTTCAGGTATATACCAAGGTATTTTATTATTCATCCCAATAACATTTTTATTATTAAATGCTACAATGAGTTCAAAATTCATTAAATATAATACAGAACAACATTTTATATTTAAATTTTTGATAAAGATAAAATTGAAACAGTATAGAAACGAAATGATAATTGTATTCAATAAATTGCTTAAAATGAGTACTGTTTCCAAATCTACTATGAAATCACTTCAAAAAAATTTTGATCATATTAATGATCTACCATTGGTGAAAAAATTAAATAAAAAAATATCAAAACTAAAAAAAGAAAATAAGTCTCTACAACGTGTTATTATGCATTTTGGTGAATCCTTACAGAATATTAAACCTATTGATGTAATTGATCTTTCATGTGAATCAGATGAATCTTCTATAGAACCAATTTCATTAGAAGTAATTGGTAAAGGATATAATAAAGATATATCTGAACCTAAAGTAGTAAAATTAGAACATGTAAAAGGTGAAGAAACAAGTGATGAAGAACATATTATTTATGATATCGAAGAAGATTTAAGTAAATCAACATCACTTTCCGCACAAGTAAAACAAGAGTTTCAAGAATCGACTATTGAAAAAGCAAATATTGGTGGTATCATTTCTGAAATCAATTTTGATTCATTTAATGATATTTTAAATAAAGATTTATCACAAGAAGAACTATCACAATTAACACCATTTTATCAAAAATTATACAAAGATCATAAAATTAAAATGAGTGGAAAGGAAGAAGAGGAAGAAGAAGAGGAGGAAGAAGAGGAAGAAGAAGAGGAGGAAGAAGAGGAAGTTGAATATGTAGAAGTTGAAGAGGAAGAAGAAGAGGAGGAGGAAGAAGAAGAGGAGGAGGAAGAAGAAGAGGAGGAGGAAGAAGAAGAGGAGGAAGAAGAAGAGGAGGAAGAGGAGGAAGAAGAAGAGGAGGAAGAAGAAGAGGAGGAAGAAGAAGAGGAAATGGAGGAAGAAGTATTTGAAATTACCATTCGCGGTAAAAAGTATTTTACAGCGGATGCAGACAATGGAGAATTTTACAAAGTATTAAATGAAGATGAAATCGGTGATGAAGTAGGTACATTTAAAAATGGAGTACCAGAGTTTTATTAGTTATAAGGTGTAACAAAAATTCGGTCTGTTTGTTTAGAATATTTTTTTCCTTTTCTTTTTCCCTTTTTAACATTAGATAATGAATTACTAATACTTTTAATTGTTCTACCTACAAATCCTCCTTTCTTTTTTTGGATTGATCTTCTTTTTTTTGTTTTATTGTAGTTTCTTCCTCCTTTTTGTGTTTTTCCCATATCAAATGGTTTACTATCTATATAAAATAACACGGGATTTTTTTCATCCGCATATTTTAAATTTTTATATTGAATATCTAACATTTGATTTCGATATGGACACTTTACATCGTCAAGATTATCATCATTGACTAAACCATCAATAAGTTGAAAATTAACAAGACAATCATAATGAAAATTTGTATTTAATCCTAAAATATCTTTTTTTTCATCTTGAATATTTGATTCTGAAACAATCATTAAACCAGTTTTTAATCGATCAGTCATTTGTTCATTACTCAATATTTCTTCTTTTGGACGTTCACCTTCTATTTTAATTTTATTGATAAAATCAATAAATTCTAGAAAATTATTTATATTTACATCTATATTTTCTAATGTTTCTGTTAATAATTTATTTGTATAATTACGATTTGGAGGTCTATATTTTATAACTTCGTCTAAAAATGCTTTTAATTCTTTATTTTTTAATAATTCGTCTATTGCAGGGTTTTCATTTTTATCTTCTTGTTTGTTTTTAATAATTTCGTAAATTTTTTTTAATGAAGTTAAATTATCAATAATATTTTTTTTTAGTGTATATTCACTCGATTTTTTAAGTAAATCTGATATACCATCAATTTTCATAATTGCTAAAGGTATATAAAATTCTTTTCTTTCCGCACCACTTTTAATTCTTAAATTTTGCATTTTATTAAATAAAGTAATAATTTCTTGCATATCAGTTGTAGTTATTAATGAATTAATTAGTGGTGTTAAAAATCGTGTAGGAATACGAACACCTGGTTGATTTCCAAACCCTTTATTTAATGCTAATCTTGCCTTTACTGCTTCATTTTGTTGTGCGTCTTTTTTGGTTGGATCAGGTGTTAACGTCTTTTGAATATTAGGTAATTTATCTTTAATAATATCAGAAATCTCTTGTTCTAATTCTTCTACATTTTTTTTATAATTAGTGAGTTTTAATTCTTTCCATTTTTGAAAATAAGAACCACTCTGAATTAAAGAAGAAAATGTTTTATCATTTATTAAATCGTTAATCAAATTAATTTTAACTACAGTCCAATTTCTTCCATTAATATTTAAATAACCATATTTGTTTTCAATATCAGAAAATAACATTTCAAAAATATTACTATCAGAAGCAAAATCAGAAGGAATAATTATATTTTTAATATTTCCACTAAATGTTTCATAAATATTATTTTTAATTGGAAAAGAAGTTGGTAATAAAATATTTAACAATGCTTTTAAATTATATTCCGCATTATCATTTCGAACATCATCATCTACATTTGTTTTATGTCCAATTTTCTGTTTAAAAAAGGTTTTACTGAAAAATAATTTTAATTGATCTTCTCGAGATAATTTTAATATAGAAGGTGTTGGAAATCTAACAGAATCAGTAAAAAATGGATATTTCGACAATTCTTCATCTTCATTCGTTTTTTTTTCTACACCTTTTTGATCGTTAATGTCTTGAACAATATTTTCTTCACGTTCTTTATTTTCAGATGGTATATAAATCATATCACGAGTTAATATAGTTTCATTACTAGGATTATCATTAGTAGTAAATCTTATATAAATAGGTCGAATACCTATACTTTCATTTAATGAACTCATTATTTATATTATTATCAGACTTTTACATGGTAAATTTTATTTAACAAAAATAAAATTTACTCTTTATTTAAAAAAAGGTTCGTCTAAAGATTTCCATGTATATTGTTGTTTCGCATTGTCTAAAACTTCTAATGCTTGTTCTATTTGATCTTCAGTAACAACTTTACTTTTATCACACGACGACTTTCTTGTTGTTAAACCTTCACGTTTTGATGTAGTTGATGATGCATTGTTTGTTGGAGGCATGCCTGGTATATTTTTTGTGATATCATTGTTTTCATCTTCTTTTTCTTCAGCTAATTGAATATGATAATCTTTAAATGTATTAGGTAACATGCAATATTGACTTTCTTCATTACATAAAACATCTGCTATAAAACTAAATACTATAGCAATAATAAGGGCAATATAAATATCACGTGTTCCCATCCATGCGATTGCGAATATCAATATTTGTTTACTAAAAGTATATTTAAGATAGGATTCCATAGTTTTACTTAAACGAATAGTAACAAAACGTGATGATATTTGCAAAACAATTATCATAATACCTGCGAATATTTTACTTCCGTTTAATACTGTTACATTATTATGAATTTTTTTCATAAAATCTTTTGCTTTTTTCCCTAATTGTGTTTTCATTTTTATCTATAAAATCTTTAGATAAAAATGTATAAAAAATAAAAATTATAATTTACTGTATTGAGCAGCATCTTTGAACGCAAATGGAGGGTTATCGCTAAACCAAGTCTTCCAAATATCATTTATCCAGTTATCATTATTTTTTGGATAAACCATTTCTTCCTGGATTTTTAATTTTTCACGGATTGTAAATCCACAACATTCGCTACATGGATTGCATGGTTCTTCTAAAAATTCTAATTCAGGAAATATATGGTCAGCATTTTCATTGTGTACATTATTATTTTTGTATTTTAATAAACCATTCTCACAATGTTTTTTTCTAAATTCATCTTTTTTATCATCATGTGTTTTTTGGGAAAAACTTTCTTGTACAATAGGTTTTATAATATTATTTCCAGTTAGCATAAATGAATGAAAAATACTAGTTTTTTCAACAGAGTTTAGATTATAGTAAAAAATCACTATAAAACACATTACTATTCCACTATAGGTATTTACTAATGAATAAAAAATTATAAATAAAATAGAGATAAAACGTCCTAAAGGTGAAATACTTATAAATAAAAAATCATCAGGAAATGCGAAAAATAAGTAGAATATAAAAAGAGGTAATAGTTTTGCTATACAATCAATCATTAGTCTATAATATTATGAGAAATATTGTTTATTCTTTTGTACAATAAATTACAGTTAATTAAGAGAGATAAATTTCTACGTATTTTTTAAGTATAAATAAAAAAATATGTCGTTGATAGCCACAGCTTCACCATGGAATAGTAGTGATTCAACAAAAAAAAGAATTCCTACTATGCGAAAAACAATGAAAAAAATTCCAAGTTTAGAAAAAGATTTAGAAAATTCTAGAGAAGACGAAAATTCATTTGAACGCCCTACATCATTTGAAGAAGATCAAACAGTCAATAATGATAGAAGTGAACGTGTTAATAAATTATTGGATAATATGTCGTCTGTTTTAGAAGAAAATGATGGTAATAAATTAGCCGATTTTAATCCTATTCCATTACCTAATATTCAAAAAAAAACTGATTCTGAAATACCTCCCTCTAGTAGAACAGGCGATGAAGATTTATCAATCATACCTAATCATTTACAACTCCAACCACCTAAAATTGAAAAAGAATCTTCCAATTTTGGTCCATCTGGTATTGATTTAGGAAATCCACAACAACCTAATGTATACGGTAATTATCATAGAATTTATAAACCAACAAATATGAGAGCACCAATGCAGTATGGAAATAATATAGTTCAACCTAATCTTAATATAACTGATAATAAATTGTTAGAAAAAGTAAATTATATGATTTATATGTTAGAACAACAACAAAATGAAAAAACAAGTAATATTACAGAAGAATTTGTATTATACACATTTTTAGGTGTATTTATTATTTTTATTGTTGATTCTTTTACGCGTTCTGGAAAATATATCCGATAAATACCTATTTAAAGTTAATTCATATTATAATGGTAATATGAATTTAACAAGAAGATTCAAAGATATTTTATATACACATCCTGAAAAAAAAATACTTGGATTTAAAAAAGACAATAAATGGAATTGGGTATCTAGAGATCAATTAAAAAATAAAATATGCTATTGCATTGAATTGTTAAGTTATAGTGGTTTATCACCAGACGATAGAGTAATGTTTAAAGGAGATAACAGTGTAAATTGGGCAGCATGGAATATAGCGGTTAATTCTTTAGGTGGTATATTTGTACCATTATATAATAATCAAAATTCACAATATGTAAAACATATTATAGATGATTGTGATCCAAAATTTTTCATTACAAATGATAGAGAATTTAATAAAACAACTATTCTGCGAAATGTTATTGAAGATAATAAATATGCGATGGATATACCAGTCATTAATAGTAAATCACAAATAGCAAAACTTATTTATACATCTGGAACAACTGGAAAACCAAAAGGTGTAATGTTAACACATAGAAACATTTTGGCGAATTTATCGAATCTAGAAACTATGTTTTCTGATTTACAATTTGAAAAAGAATATACTACTTTAAATATTTTACCATGGGCACATATTTATGGATTGACGACTGAATTATATTACAATATGTTAAACAATAATAAGATAGCAATTTCATCTGGTCCTCAAAATTTTGTAAATGAATTAAGAGAGATACAACCAGATTTATTGTATTTAGTTCCAAGAGTATTAATAGCTATAAAAGCACGTTTAGAAATATTTGATAAACCATTAATACGACTATTACTTCCAATAGTGATAAAAAAAATATTCGGTAAAAATTTATTGACTATTTTTGTAGGTGGGTCACAATTAGATAAGACAACAAAACAATTTTATGATCAATATAATATTAATATTTGCGAAGGATATGGTTGTACAGAAACAGCACCAATGGTAAGCGTAAATCATATTTCTAGTCCAAGAAATACAGATTCAGTTGGAAAAGTTTTGGATAGTGTAATTGTAGAAATTATAGATAATGAGATTTGTGTTGCTGGACCTTCTGTAATGAGAGGATATTGGAATAATAGCGAAGTTACACGAAATGTTATTATTCCATATAACAATAATTTCTTTTATAGAACAGGCGATGAAGGTGTATTAAAAGATGGTTTTTTATATTACAAAGGAAGAATAAGTGAAAATTATAAATTATCAAATGGAAAATTTGTAAATATTGGTGATATAGAAAATACAATTAAACAATATGTTACAGAAAATTTTATTGTATATGGTAATAATAAAGATTACAATATTATTATCTGTGAAGAACAGTCTAAGATAGACAATGAAACACTTGAAAAAATAAATAAATCATTAGATTCTTATTTACGTATAAAAAAAATTTTACGTTTAAAAGAGGGATCATTTCAAGATGTTATGACTCCAAAAATGTCTATTAAACGTAAAGAATTAGAAAAAAAATATCATGTCGAAATTGAAAATATATATAATTTATAATAAAACAAGACAGTCCTTGTTATTTATAGGCATATTTGGTAAAACAGCATTGTATAAATAATATGCACTTTGTGTAATTGATAGGGGAGTATATTTCCATTTCCAACGTTCTATAATATTATGACTATTAGCCATTTCGAAAAATGTAATCAATTTAAATTTGTTATTATATGTTTGTTGAATATCATATAATGAGTGTAAAAAACCACCGAAAAAAAGAGAATTTATTTGTTCATTATCTGCGTTCTTTATTGATATACATGCTATACATTCTAGTACATTTCGTTCTTCATCTATATCATAACATAATTTAGGATCTTTAAAGAAATATAATGCACATATCTTGGACTTTTGTAATAATGCATATATTATGATTTTATCATTGTTGATTAGATAATCTAATGTAACTGTATCTGGAAAAATACACAAAAAGAAAGGTTTATATTCTATATTATGTGTAATATTATAAAGATAATCAAATAAAATACCTACATTATCTCCTTTTACTTTTTCAATTGAAAACTTGGACATAGGGGGTCGAAATACCTGTACAATAGGATATGTATGTACATAGAAACTTAATAATGGTACAACTCCTGGACATAATCCTGTTTCAAATTTAAATAAAGAAGCTGATATATTTAAATTATTGAGACGTTGATAACGTTCGTGAGATTGAATTAAATAACGTGCTATAAATTTGTCTTGATAATTTCGATGACTACATATATAATCCCAATAATAAACATTTTCTCCAAATTTATCTTGAGTATTCATATAAATTTTTACTGCTTTAGAGGTCATACACCCTACTATGATGTCCTTTTCAACAATAGTAGATTGTTTTGAGTCATAATCCATTTTTTTCTCATTATAAACAGATATAAATGATGGGTTTTCATTAATTGAAAGATCTTGCTCAATATCTTTTTTATCTATCATTGTAAGTACCTTATCTGATTCTACATAATGTTCTTGAATAAATTTTACTAATTGATCTAATTTATTATCATCTATGTCCAAGAATTTACAACTATAAACTAATGGTGTTAAATACTTCGTTTTTAATGGAGAACTCGATTGAATAATGTAAGGATTTTTTGTCCAAAAACGTAGATAGTCATAAGTATGAAAAATAGGCTGGTGACTCCAGAAAGGGTATTTAATCTTAATATAAATCATTGGTATAAAAACTAATAAAATAAGGGTTATAATAACATATTCTATCATTTATATAGAAATACGAAAAATATTATTTTTATTGACGTAATTATTTTTTTGTTAAATTATTAAATCGTATTACATTTTATATGGGTGCGTTAATATCAAAGATTATTGAAATATGTACTAAACCTAGTAATAATTCAGAAACTGATATATTGTCTATAAGTACAATGGCTTCACATGAGAGTATTATTGATTCTGAAGAAGAAGATTTTACATTTGGTGCAGATGTATCATTAGATAGTGAAGAAATTTCATCACAAGAAGAGAGCATTGAAGATATGAGTGAGGAAGAGGAAACAACCGAAATTATTTATACTTTCACAAATGAGAAAAAGGCTTTATTAATTGGTATTAATTATAGTGAAGATAATTATGTAGAAGATGATTTAAATGGTTGTGTAAATGATATGAACAATTTAAAAGATTTTTTGACTAAGAGATGCCACTTTTTAGATGAAGACATAAAAACATTATGTAATGGTGAAGCTAGTAATAAAAACATCAAAGATGAGATTGAAGATTTAGTTGTATTTTCTTATGAAAACCCTGGATCTGAAATTTGGTTGAGCTATTCTGGTCATGGTTCCAGTATAACGTCATTTACAGAAGAAGATTTTAAAAGTGAAGTTATTTGTCCAAGTGATTATGCGATAAATGGTATGATTACAGATGAATGGATACAAGAACATTTTGTAAAGGCTTTAGAAAAAACAACCAAGGTATTTGTATTAATGGATTGTTGCAATTCAGGAAGTAATCTAAATTTACCTTATAGATTTAAATCTGGTGAAACTATTGTTCAGGATAGTTCTTATACACAAGAAGAGCTAAGTAACTTATGTAATATTATAAAAATAAGTGGTTGTGAAGATGATCAAACAAGTGCTGATTATTTTGAACGTACAGAAAATGAATTTCAAGGTGCATTAACAAATGGATTTCTTTATTTTTCTGAAAAAATTAATTCAAATCATAACAACAATGTTACCTTTTTTTATAATAACGTATTATCATATTTAACATATAGAGGTTTTACACAGAGACCAGTTCTCTCATTTACAAAACCAGAATTATTAGAATCAAAATTATTTAAATGTTAAATATGTATATATGAAAAATTTAAAAAAAATTTTAAAAAAAATACCAATTTCTAAAATTTTTTATCTAGTTATACTATTTATCTTATTATGGATAATATTAGCCACTGATTTTTTATATTATACATCATATACAATTGATTATCTTTTAAATAGAAGTAAGTATACATTTAAAGAAGAAGGACAATTTAAAGATAATGAATTTATTGTAGATGATTCTTTTTTATCAAGATATATGAAAACAGTTCGTGAGAAAAAATTATCGGAACTACCTCTTATTAATGCACAACCATTACCTGAGATATCGATAGATAATTTAAATAAAGATACCGTGTTTAAAATATCAAAAGGATTTACACAACCTTTTGTTGTAAGAGGACTAATTCGTGATTTTGATTGTGTTAAAAAATGGGACTTGGACTATTTTGAAAAGGAATATGGAAATATTGAAATGCTTTCTTTTTCAGATAATAAAAGCGTTTCTTATTCAAATGGAAAATCAACGAAATTAAAAAGTTGTAATAGTGAGAATAACTTATGTACATTAAAAGAAATTATTAAAGGTATTCGTGAAGGTGAACCGGTTTACGTTAATAATATTTCAAAATTATTTACACAATCTTTACAAGCAAGAAAAGAACTTAATTTAGATAAAATGGGTAATATTATGAATACACAAATGTTTCAACAACCTCAAGATAATATTAATTTTATGTCGCAATTATTCTTTGGAGGGAAAAATACTGGTACAAATTTACACTGTGCTTCCAATATTAATTTTTTCTTTAATATAAAAGGAAAGAAACACTGGGCATTTATTGATCCAAAATATACAGATTTAATTAAATGTCAGACAAGCAACCAAGCACTTTTTAGTATTTCAGAGGACGATTACTTTTCCGAAAGTATTGATAATCCGTTTTTAAAAATACCTCGTTATGAATCAATATTAGAACCAGGAGATTTTCTTTTTAATCCAGCATGGTATTGGCATGCTGTTAAAAATAAAACAGATTATACAATTGCTGTTGCAAATCGATTTTTATTTACACTTGGAGGTGAATTACCAGTTATTCAAAACAATTTGTTTTTCTCATTTTTACAATTATTTTCACCATTATATTATTTAAAATGGTTTATCAAAGGAAAAGATACAACAGATTCTCAAACAACATTTGGTGAAATGGTAGATCAAGAGATAATTAATAATTTATCTAATTCTAAGGCAATGTAATAATAATATGAATAATTACTAACATTCATATTATTGAGTACGTTCTAATATAACAATATATTGATGTTTATCACTACAACATTCAGATAAATTAACTTGAGCATGTGGAATAAATCCATTATAAGAGGCTATTTTTAAAATATCGTCAATTGGATTCATGTAATATTCAGTTTCTTGTTGTCGTACATTTTTGGTAAGTTCATCTGTAAATGTTTCTTTAAATATTACTTTATCGTCTTTATTAAATTGATAATTTCCTCTATATTTAAAATCAATAAAATCGATAACAGTATCAGTAATACGTTTTTCTGAATACTCTTGTGGATTGTCTAGTAATTTAGGTTTTCCACCAGGTACAATAGTATCAAATTGTTTTGGATCTACTAAATGTAAAATTAGGTATCCACCAGATTTTAACCAGAAAAAGCTATTACGGAAAAATGTGTTTTTATCTTTAAATAGATAAATAGTCAAACCGTTACAGATAATATGACTAAAAGATTCTTTCTCATAAGTCATGGAATTTTTTACATTTGCACATTTTGTCTCTACAATTGGATATTTTTTTTCTATATATCTAGTCATAGCTTGTGAATTATCAATAGCATATACGTTATAACCTTTTTCTGTTAATTGACCTGCAATTTCACCTGTACCAGAACCAATATCTAAAAAACAACTTTTTTCTTTACTTGGATTAGTCATTTCTATTATTTTTTCTATTTGATATTTGCATGTTTTCTCAGGTTCCATTAACTTGTTGTATATTTCTGCATAAAACTCATCAAATGTATCTTTACCAGATTTAAAAACATAGGGACTGTCTTGAGTAAATCCTTCATAATATGGCGATAAATCTTGACGTTTAAACCAAATAATAATAATCATAATTATTGCTAAAAATAACAATATTGAAAACCAACTATCTTTTGATTTGCTAAACATTATATTTTAATAACTACTATAATATATTAAAATATAAGGTTATTAAATTTATATACCTAATATGTTAAGTGCATTTACTAAATTGTAAGTTGAATTTAATATAATGCTAAATAATAATGCATGAATAAAAATAGCAGCTTTTTTTCCTGTTTTAAATGGAAGTTCAATAAAGTTACCTGGAATAAAAATGTAGAAAAGAATAGAAACGTATATAAGTGATACTAAACTCATTTATATACATAAGTGTAGAATTTTTAAATTAAATATTTTTGTTACTCATTGTTCTTAACTGGGTTCGTGTATTATTATGAAATCTATCTCTACCTACGTTTGTATTTTCATTATTTGGATGTGTTTGCTGACTTAATTCATAATGGTTAAAAAGACCAGGATGAGGTTGTTGAGAAGGTTTGGATGGAATGTATACTTTATATAAATCACTTTCTGAAGAAGGTACATAGACAACTTCATCATTTCCACGATGTAATGCATAATCCTGATTACGTAAAGAGCTTTCTACATTTACATTGTTTATAAAACCAGATACTGGACCAACTTTCATTAAAGGAGGTGTGAATTCTTTATGTAATGAGTAATTATAACTTGGATTAATAGGTACATTTGCAGGCATACGAGAATCAAGCATTGGAAATCTGGAATATCGTGTAAGTACTGGACGTGGTGAAAAATTAGGAGCCAATGGATTTTCTGGTTCACTTCTTTCTAAAATACGGTTGTTTAATTCATCTGTTCTATCATGTTGTCCACGATATAAATATTTTGGTAATGTAGATGTTAGATTGTTTGCTTCGTTAATCTCCATTTATTTTTATTGTATAGTATATAAAAACAAAAATACATAGAGAGTATACTATATAATAAATTGTAAATTACTAAATGGTCAAAATTTGTTGTGAAAAATATCCTGATAATAGTGAATATGAATCTTTTTTTAATCAATATAGTTTTAGTTTGAGCGATTTTCAAAAATATGCGATAGAAGCGATTGTGAAAGGACAACATGTATTAGTAACTGCTCATACAGGTTCAGGTAAAACATTACCTGCTGAATTCGCATTGAATTTTTTTGTTGAAAAAGGAAAAAAATTAATTTATACAAGTCCTATTAAAGCTTTGTCGAATCAAAAATATTCAGAATTTTGTAGGAAATATCCTCATATTTCATTTGGATTAATGACTGGAGATATTAAAATAAATCCAGATGCCGATGTTCTTATAATGACTACGGAAATATTAATGAATTATCTTTTTATACAAACCATTAATGAAGAACACGTAGACAATTCTCTTGATTTTAATATTGATGTATATAATGAGTTAGGTTGTGTTGTTTTTGATGAAGTCCATTATATAAATGATGCTGATAGAGGTCAGACATGGGAAAAAACAATATTAATGTTACCTAAACATATTCAAATGATTATGCTTTCTGCAACAATAGATTCTCCGGAAAAATTTGCTAAATGGGCAGAAAGAGGAGATGATTTAAAAGAAGTTTATTTGGCGACAACATATAAACGTGTAGTTCCTCTTACTCATTATGGTTATCTAACGGTAAATGAAGGAGCGGTAAAATTAATTAAAGATAAAGAAACTGCTAAAGAAGTAAGGTCGAATATTCATCGTTTAATTAAATTACAAGATGATAAAGGTGTATTTAATGATGACGGATATGATGTATTATATAAAATGAATAAATTGTATAATGATCGTTCTATCTATGTAAAACGTAAACATGCATTAAACAATTTAGCTTTGTATCTAAAAGAAAATGAAATGTTACCTGCTATAGCATTTGTCTTTTCTAGAAAATTAGTAGAAACATGTGCTTCCGAAATAACAGTATCCTTATTAGAAGATGATAGTAAAATACCATATACGGTAAGAAAAGAATGTGAACAAATAATTAGAAAACTACCTAATTTTAAAGAATATCTTGAATTACCCGAATATGAGACATTAGTTCGTTTACTCGAAAAAGGAATTGGTATTCATCATTCTGGTATGATACCTATTTTACGTGAAATTGTAGAAATTATGATTTCAAAGAAAAATATTAAAATGTTATTTGCTACCGAGTCATTTGCGATAGGCTTAGATTGTCCAATTAAAACAGCAGTATTTACAAATATAATGAAATTTGATGGACGTAGTGAACGGTTACTATTACCTCATGAATATACTCAAATGGCTGGAAGAGCAGGTAGAAGAGGAATTGATACAATTGGACATGTAGTTCATTGTAATAATTTATTTCAACTACCTAGTAAACAAGATTATATACAAATTATGCAAGGAAAACCTCAAACATTAGTATCTAAATTTCGTATATCATTCAATCTTATTTTAAGCTTAATTAAAAATAATAAAATAAAAATAGATGATTTTAATAAATTTGTTGAAAATAGCATGGTATATAACGAGTTAAAACAAGAGATTGATAGAAATAATCGTTTGCTTTTTGAGAAAAAGGATGCTTTAGAAGTTAAACAAAAGAAAATAACATTATTAAAAACTCCCCAGGTTGTTTGTAGTCGTTATAATACAATTTTAATGAATTTACCTATGTCTAAAAATAAAAAACGCAAACAATTTGAAAAAGAAAAAAATCAAATATTACAAGAAAATCCTAGTTGCGAAAATGACGCGAAAATATTTCAAGAAGTAGAAGAATATGAAACAATTGTTCGAAATCAAGAAGAAGATATATTTTATCTTGAAAATTATATTTCAGAAAATGTATTTGCTGTTTGCGATGTATTAAAAAATAAAGGATTTTTATCTAATAGTGATACTGATTATGGATTAACAGAGACAGGAAAAATAGCGTCTGATATAGCAGAAGTTCATCCACTTATTTTAACAAATCTTATAAATCATACCAATTGGTTTTCAGACCAAGATGTTGAAGAAATAATAGGTATTTTATCTGTTTTTACAGATGTGAATGTTGCGAAAGATGTAAAAGAAATAAATCCAAAAAGTAATAATTATAACATATTGAAAAATATAGAGTTTATTACCGAACAATACGAAGAATACAACGATTTAGAGTATAGAATGCGAATTAATTCAGGTATACAATATCAAGATGCACTTTCATATGATATGCCTGATTTAGTTGTAGGATGGTGTTTTTGTGATAATGAAATAGATTGTAAAAGATATTTGCAAAATAATGTGGCTGATAAAACAATTTCAACTGGTGATTTTACAAAGGCTTTGTTGAAAATTTCTACAATTGTTAGGGAATTATCGTCTATCGCAGAAAAAATAAATAACGTAGAATGTTTACAAAAATTAACACAAGTAGATTCAAAAATTTTGAAATATATCACAACTTCTCAAAGTCTCTACATTTAGACAAAATTGAATTTAGGAATATTTTTAAATAAATTGTTAAAAATATTACAATGAGTGTAGAAGTGTTCTCAAAATTACCATACGAACTAATAGATATTATTGCTGATTTTCATGATTATAAAAAATATTGTTTTAATGATCATAAAGAAATGTTTAGGGAAATATTAAATGATATACATTCAATGGCTGATATAATGGATCCAATTTGTCCAAAACTAGTTTATGAGTGTTGGGGTAGAGGTGCAGTAAAATTTGAAAGAGATTATTTCGAGAATATTTGGAATTATGAAGACAATTATGGATTGGTTGGTCTTTACGATGATGCATTGATGATGAATGATTTTGATGATGATATGATTATAGAAAATTGATTTAAACAATATTAATTTATCTATTAATAAATAATTATTACTGAATATGTTGTATTTAGACGAATCACCATATAGTCCTTATGATTTACATAGAATGGAAATGTATGATTTAATTTATGATTACGAATCTAGGTTTCGTGATCTAGATGATCCTGATAATTACTATAGAGATAGACATTATTATATTGGTTTATCATTTTACGACAAAGAATACCAGAGTTTGTTACTAGCTGCTACTATTAAAAATAATACATTCTTTCAATTTAAGTTTGAAGATAATATAGATTATTTAAATAATTTTAGTATTTTACAACAAAATTTTGTATTTCAACCACAAATATTATACTTGATGATAGATAATGATTCAATGTATAATGTTGTTATTAAAACGTTTTGGATAAAAATAATTCAACGGAATTGGAAACGTATTTTAAAGGAACGAACTCATATTTTACAAAAATCACATGGATTACTAAATTATTTACATAATCGTGAAATTGGAATTAGACAAATCTCTTTACCTGGTCTTCATGGAATGTTGAGTCATTTAAAAGCATAATAAAATGATGTAAATTATCATTAATTGTGTCTCGTGTATTTAAAATTGTTTTATATTTTTCTTTATTTAAATAGATACCAAAATCATTTAATAGTTCAATATATCCAAACAATGTTGACTTAATATCAGTTTTTCTATTATATTTAATTTTGGCCATATCATTTTCAATAAAAGAAATTTTTTTTTCGCCAATTTTTTGAAATTGTTCGGTAAATAAATCTATATTCTCGCGAATTTTTCGAAATATTTCTAAAATTACATCACTATTTAAACGATTTCGTGTAATTATGGTTTCAATTAAATTTACAATATTAGTTACACTCTTACTTATAAATTTTGTTTTATAATGTTTATTTCGGGCAGTTTTACGTGTTTTTATTTTTATTGTTTTTTTTTCACTCATTTCTTAGTATATATATAGATTAGATATCATGGATTAAAATTTTTGTAAATCATAAAATGGATATACATTTTATATCCATGAGTGACGACGGTTTTGATTATGATTTCTCAACGTCAAAAACAGTTTTCCCATTTTTAAAAAAAGGTAGCGGTAAAAAAATGTCGAATGCCGCTGAAGAAAAAGCAAAATTTGATTATCTTCGTAAAGGTGAAGGAAAGTTAGCATCTGATTTTCATGGAGAAACCGAATATTCCAAAAAACGTGCTGAACAAGTTGTTAGTGAACAATTTGAAAGAGAAGTACAGCATTATCAAAAAATAGAAGATTATATGAATAAAATAAATAAAAAATAGATGTTAAAAAATTGATTGAAAATCAAGTTTATATTAAAATATAAACCTGATAAAACTATGAATAATCCCGAATTTACATTAACACGTTATTTATATATCAAAGAAGATGTATTCATATCACTTATTGTGAGTGTATTTGATAAAAAATATGATGAATCCTTGTTTTGGGCAAGTGAATTATATTATTCTGAATTAGAAAAAGAAACTGCTGATTTTATTTATAGTATATATCGAAACTTTTATTATTCCAATAATCCAAAATTAGATAAACTAATGCTAAGATGTATACAACAATTTGATAAAGGTATCTATAATATTGCTACAATGTTATTAAATCTAATAACAAAACCAAGAACGTTTACATTACAACATTTTATGAGACATGAAATATATCCTGCCGCTTTCGAAAACGCGAGTGAAAAAGAAACAAAATTATGGATATATCCATATGAAAAAGAATGTGAAAAATATTCAACAGAAATAATAGAAAAAGACCAAAATAGATTGTATAAATTATTACAGAATGTATGTAAATATAAAACAGATAAAAGATGGTGTCAAGTGTTTGAATGTGTATATAAAGACATGAATTATAAAGATATTTTACTACTTCAACGTGATCATTGGTTATATTATGCTTCATTTACCCCATTATGGGAAAAACGTATAAGTAAATATAATGGAGATATTGATCACAAGAAAAGAGAAGTAAGCTTTAAAGATGACGATAATTTAGAAAACTTTTATGAACTGTACGGATATGATGTTGATGAACAACCACGTGAATTATTTGATAAAATTTCACATACATCAATATTACCAAAAAGTAGTATTAATGAATTTTATAAATTATATGAACCAAATAAAAAGATTATTAAAGTAAAAAAATTAAAACGAATAAACAAAGTATGTGGTGAGTGCGAATAAAACACCACCCCAAATGGCGTCGGATATAGCCAATCGAAGATCCCATTTTTTGAATATAGCATAATTAGTAGCGTCAAATACACCATAAATAATGAAACCTAATAAAAATGCTTCTAAAATAGGTCTATGTGTTCTCAATATAAAGTAATTTAATGCGATAATTAATAATGCATAACAAACAATGGCTGGAATGATTTTTACTTTCATTACAACGCGTTGTATAGCAACAATTTGTGTAGCATATTGTTCTTTTACTAGATTTAAATATATAAAATCAAGAGCTAATAAAATAGCGGATGAGAATAGAAAACGATTTAACTTATTCATTTATAAAATATAATTAGATAATTAAATACTTGATATTGTGTAAGTAATATTATTCTCTTTTTCGGGTAATTTTTTAATTTCTGTTAAATTAGATGATATATCTATAATGTCTTCTTCTTTTATTTCTTCATTTTCTTTAATTTCTTCTGTTTTAATGTTCGTATCTACAGTATTTTTTTCATTTAATTCAGATATAGGTGTTGTATCTGTTGTATGTGTTTCTTCTTTTTCTTCATTATTTGCTAATACTTCTTCATAATTGATGTTTTTTGGTGGTTTTTGTTTTATATTTTGTTGCTGTAAAAAATAAATTGATAAGTCCCATGAGTTTGAAACATAATTAATAAACGTGTTATATGTAATACTACAAATATATGTGGAAGGATCATCTAAATATGTAATTGAATACCACCAATAAGATGGTATATATAACAAATATCCAGGCTTTACATCAAATTCAATAAAATTAGTTTTTTCATGATCATTTAAATACATAGAATCCGGTTTTATAGGATGAACAAGAGATCTAAATTCATATTTCTCATAATCTTTATAAGGATGTAAATATTTGGTACTTTTCCAAGAAGTCATTTTTACGCGTATTTTTCCAGTGGTGATAAATAAAAATTGTCTACTATCCGTATGATATCTAAGTGGAGTTGATGTTCCACAAGAACCAAACCATAAATCATATTTACTATTAATTGTAAAGGATGGTTTTAAAACATTGTCTACACTTTTTATTTTCTTTATTAGACCCGATTCTTCTAAAAATTCACCATTGTTTTCGGAAAAAAGATGGGCATTTTTATCCGATTCTAAAAATTTAATAGTAGTATGAAATGGTAATAATACAGAATCAATACTACTAGTATCTTCTTTATAGTAATCATTACAATCTTTAATATTTACGTCGTGACTACTAAAACGTGCTATATTCTCAGGTACAATATCACTAAATAAATTAGGTGTAATATTAACCATATTCATTAATACTGGTTGTTTTAATTCACAAACATCTTCGAGATGTTTTGTACTTGTGAAATCTGTTTCATAAATTTCAAGATCATCACTTTTTTTAAATTGGTTAGCGATATGTATATATAAAAACAAAATAACTATAAAAATACACAATGTAGTTATTGAATTCATAATATACAATGTTTTGATGGTTTTTTGTTGCCTACTTAACGCAATTAGTCGTTATCAATTTTTGGTGCTAAATAAAACATGGCTTTCGCATTCTCATGGTCAAGTGTGTAAATTAATTTGATTGGATAATCACGCGTTAGATTAACTTCAATTTCTTTTGAAATTTTACTGTAAAGGCAAATATTTTTAAGATGGGAAAGACTAAAACTCATATCAAGATTTTCTCCTTCTTCAATTGCAAAAGAATTTAAGTCGTCAATTGGGATATTTACAAACATTTTTCCTGTATCGACACTTTCGGAATTCATTTCTACCTTTTCTTCTGAACATGTAATGTTTAAAGAATCACCAAACATATTCATCTGATCAATAAGAGTTGAAAACACCGTAGAAGGAAATGCTATCTCAGCTTGATATTCCATTTCAGGAATACCCATTATTTCACTATCAATATCTACTAAAGGAATTACATAATTACGATCATAGACATCAGTATTTTCAGACAAAAGATTAATTTCAAGCTTATCACTATTGCCTTCTTCTAAAACAAGTCTTAATGTGTGACTTTTTTCACGTGTATGTAATACTTTAAATAAAATATTTGTGTTGATACCAATCATAGTGTCTGATTCTACATTGTATGTATCAAACCATTCACTTGGTAGTTTTATTTCAAATATAGAAACATGTGCATTATCCATTGCTTGAATAAAGACTTCATTTGTATTAAAATGAATATTCATATTCTCTGTAAATAGTTTCATATGTTGAAACAATGTTGTGAAAATTTCAGCACGTGTAGGATTTTGAATTACGATTTCCATAATGTAAAGTATGTTTTTAATACTTTATATTATTGCTTTTTTAAAATCAATTTTGTTTTAAAAATTCTATTTTATCACGTGATTCCTTAGAAATAAATGATGAAAACATATTTAATAATACTTCCATTACCGTTGGACGATTATATATTTGAATTTTTTGTATATTATTACTATGTCCTTCATTATTTAAATATAATTTGCAAAATTTTTGTATTAAATCGTTATATCGTTGTGCAGCGGTGATTGTAAATGATTTTAAATCAACACGTATATTAAAATGTCCATAAGAAGCAACAACAATTTGATTTAATTTTAACATATGATCACTAACATCATCATACACATCAGGGCAAAGAAAATGTTTTATTATAGGATAATCAATATATATATAATTACTATCAGGTACAATGTAAATACTATTTGTTAAAAGTTGTTCAATGGGTATTTTTTTTGAAATAGCAGTTGCACAATCTAATTTTTGTTTACTTTTGAAAAAATTATTTTTTTTATTGTCTGAATAAAATTGGTTTTTGTAAGATTCTAGTTGTTGCTGAAGGTCCATGTATTATATTAATATAAATGAAATTATATTAACATATTTAATTTAAAGTTCTACAGATAATGATTTTTTTTCTTTCTTTTTTCTACGTGATTTTTTTTCTGTATTTGATTTTTCTTCGACTATATCTTCTTCGACTGCATCTTCTTCCTCTTCATGGTTTTCATTATTTTCATCGATATCTTGTGTTTCAAGGTGTTCACTAGTATTTTCATCTTCAACATTTTCTAAATTTTGGAGTTCTTGAGGTTCTTCTTGAGGTTCTTCTTGAAGTTCTTCTATTGTATTAATACCGGTTTCACTTGTTTCTTGTAATTCCATGGAAATATTTGGTTCTACATCATCTTGTATTACTTCTAAATCATCTTCATTTAATTTTTCATCAGATTGAATTTGAATACCACTATCAGAACCGTTTATAAATTGTTCTCTTTCTTCATAAAGACTTTTATTTACTTCTAATGTATAAGATTGTAATTTAATAACAATTTCTTTAAGATTTGTAATTTCATTTGCTAATAAATTTGTACGGTAGTCAAATTCATTTGCTTGGTCAGTAAGAGTAATTTTTAAATCTTCTCTTAATGTATCAATCATTTTTTGTGTTTGTTCTAAATTAAGTTCATTGGAAATATTTTGATTTGTGGTTGTAGATTCCATAGGAACTTTATTTTCTATGATAGCCTTTTCGAGTGTAAGAAGACGTTTATCAAAAACAGTAATTACTTGTTGTAAAGACATTGGTTTTTTAAAATCAGTCGTTTCTACAGTATTGTTTGTTGTAGTCGATGGATTTACACTATTTAATTGTCGAATTGTTTCATTTTGTAAATTTTCTGTAGATCGATTAACACGACGCTGAACAGAATCAAGACTACTAGGATTTGGGGATTGTCTAAATAATGGTGATGCGACAACGTTACCAGCACGACGTCTTTTAGCAGCGGTAGTTGCAGATGTACTCATTAAAGTTATATAATATTGTTTACGAAAAGCAATATTATGTTTTTACGCATATTATGCTACCATATTCATTTTAATTGTTTCATGATGTTGATATTCTTGTATCCATTCAATATCGTCTAAAGTATATCTTTCAATATCGTCATATTTATTTTTAATCAATAATTTTGGAAATGGGAAAAAAGATCTGTCTATTTGCATTTCAAGTGGTTTAATATGGTCTTTATATATGTGTGCATTTCCTAAAAAATATACAAATTCGTCTGCTATTAAATCACAATGTTTTGCTAGAATGTGTGTTAAAAATGAATAAGATGCTATATTAAAAGGAACTCCTAATCCAACATCACCACTTCGTTGATATAAAGCACATGATAAGTATTTTCCTTGGCGAACATTAAATTGTGCTAATATATGACATGGAGGTAAAGCCATTTCATCTAATTGAACAGGATTCCAAGCACACATAACTAATCGACGTGATGTACGTTTAGAGGGATCTTTTAATTCATTTATGATATTTTGTAGTTGATCAACACCTTTACCACTATAATTTGTATCACAGTTTTCATATGGAGCATTAAAATGACGCCATTGATGTCCATAAACTGGACCTAGGTCGCCTTCACGATTATTTGTTAATCCACGACTATCTAAAAATTCACGAGATGAGTTATCATTCCAAATATATACCTTTTTCTCGCGCAATTCGTCATTACTAGTAGATCCTTTTACAAACCACATTAATTCCTTGAAGCAAGTTTTCCAAGCAACTTTTTTAGTGGTTAATAGAGGAATAGTTCCATTTTGTAATGAAAAACGCATAGTATTACCGAACACAGATAAAACAGTACCATTTCTAGATTCTTCTTCAGAACCAGTTTTAATGATACGATTAATTAAATCAATATATTGGGTTTCTTCGTGATTTTGTGAGTATTCGCAATAGAGTGATTCCATAATATTATTATTCTTAGACAATTGTTTAATTCGTTTATAAATATTATTAAATTACAATAATATTTATATTAATTATCTATCTCCAACGTGTATTACGCAAACAAGGATTTGTTTCACCTTCTGGAATCAGTTCCATATGCTTTTCTTCTAATTCTGGTAATAATGCGATTGATTTAATATCATCAAATTTACAAACAGGAACGAATTTTTTACTAACAATACAACCCTTAGCATTTTTACTTATTGGAACTTCACCTAAATTGATACCAATACGACAAGGTTGTAAATTATACTCATTTACGTTTTGAACTATAATATTTAATATTACTTTATCTTCATCGTTTTTAATTTTGAAAGCAATTTCATTTCTTTTAAAACTAGGAAGATCATCTGTTTCTGGGTCATTATAATTAGTTGTTGTATAAGGTGTGACCCCGTTTAGACCACCGCTATATCTTTTTGCTGTTTTGTGGAATTGTAATTTTTGTTCTGTATATTCAATACCATTATTCTCTAAAACAGTAACTTCTTGACCTCTAAAACCATTATCAATTAAGATAGATTGTCCACCATATTGAATGTAAAACTTTTTAATATATTCATTATGAGACCAACGAGCAGGACCATTTTCAGAACACCCATTGATAATAAGTAATTTACCATCAACGACTTCTTCAAGTAAACGGAAAGCACCAATATGAACAAATTTGTAATGTTCACCAGCTAATGTAGTAATATGAGGATCTCCAGCAGCACTCGCATCAAGACGAGAAATAATTGAAACAACCCAGTCATTGGGATTATCATTTTTTGTAGGAGCATTTTGTGATAAATTATTTGCAATTTTTCTGGTATATGAACCAGTAACAACAACACCAGCTCCACTGAGACCAGTGGGATTTCCTGAAGCAGTAGTAATTCCATTTATTCTAAATGGAATAGGTATTCCTTCACTACCATTACCTTGTTCCCAAGCATTATCATCAGCTTCATACGTAACACCTACGCGTTCCTTTTCAACACCGTTAACGTAAAGTCTAAAACGAGTACCAACAGCGATACTACCGCCAATACATTGATCAGCTAGAAAAATTTCTTGAGTAGTTGGGTCGTCTCTATTATTACTTGATGAATATGAAACATTGTTAGAAACAATAGTTGCACCATTCCCTGTCCAACCAAAATAAATACTACCATTATTAGCTATACTTGTATTTTCAGAATATGTGTAAATTAAATCATAACTTTCATCTGAGCTAGTATTAGTACAAACGGTTAATTTGATTGAACCATTTGTACTAGGATTCCAAGATGAACCACTACCATTAGTCACTTGAATTACCCATTTTAATCCGGTGTCTGTAACTGTCTGTGCTGGTAACCCACTTGCCCCGTTTAATACATTGGTAATATCAGTAAAACGAGCACCATCATCCGTAATAATACGAATTTCATCAATATAAAAATCGTTTATAGATGTCATATCTATATGCAGTATATGGTTATAAAATATTTTACAAATATTATTACTAATTGTATTACAGATAAATTATATATGAAAAAATTTGAAATATAACTCTTTTATAAAGTAAAAATATATATATTCACTATATACAGATATAATGGATATTCTTCAAGAAGCTCGTGATATTAATAAAAAGTCTTTCGTATCTCATGTTTTTTCAACAACAGAAGAAGGGAAAGCAGAGATATTAAATGTCGTTCAATATGCTACTTTAGGCGTATTTCCAATTGTTTTATTGAATAAACTTGTACAAAGATTTATACCAGAAGCTGATGCTGATAAATCGACATTGGAAATTTTAGTTGAAATATTTCTACAAATAATCATTATGTTTTGCGGAATAGTATTGATTCATAGAACAATTAGTTATTTTCCAACATATAGTGGTTTCAAGTACGAAAATTTAACTTTAACAAATGTTATTTTAGCCTTTTTAGTAATTGTTTTAAGTATTCAAACAAAATTAGGAATTAAAGTAAATATTTTAACAGATCGTGCACTAGAAATGTGGAATGGACCTTCTGAAAAGGAACCAGTTAAAAAACGAGGTTCATTACATACTACTAGTCAATCTGATTATTTTGATAATCTTGGTGAAACAGTGGGTATGCCTCCGCCACCTGTAGTAACTAGTAAATCAAGCCCATCTCCACCAAAACAAGAAGAATCTTTTGATTTTGGTGGACCACAAGCAGCAAATGGTGTCCTTGGTGGATCATTTGGTTCATTTTTTTAAAAACAGTTAAATGCATGTAATTAAAATATAAGTTATTAGTAAATATGTTTACTAATAATTTACAAAAAAAGAACGATATGGAACTAGAAATAAAAAATAAAAATTTAAGTAAAGAGTTGGAACAGTTGAAAATAATACGAAATCATAACAATGATTCTATTTTTTACAATAAAAATTTTATTAATTCAATAAAAGAACGACCTAAAAAAAATTTTTCAATGATTTCTTCATCATCTGTTGTAAATGTTACAGAAAAATATTTAGAACAAAAGTATAAAAATTCAAAAACAAAAGATATTAAATTATTTAACAGAGTACAAAATTATGATATAGAACATGGATTTTGTCTTAAATTTGAAAAAAATACTAATAATATGAATAACAATAATAATGATAATAGAGTAATACAAGATAAAAACAGTCATTATATAAATTATAATAGTGATTCTGATAGTGAATATAGTGATAAAGAAGAAGAGGAGGAAGAAATATTTAATATAAAACAATTTGAAGATGAAGATAATATTCTTATAAATCCTAAAATAAGTAAACGAAATATTAAAATCATACCAAAAGAAGATGTACAGAAAAATATAATAGATAAATATTACTTAAAAGAGTATTTACAAAAGGGGAGTATTATAAATAATTATCAATTTGTATCTGAAGAATTAGAGTTAGATAAATCAATTCCTCTAATATGTTATACAACATGGCATACAAAAAATACTCCTCCTTTAATGAGACAAAATTTTAATAAACTTTGTGAAAATAATACAGAAATTACATTTAAATTTTTCGACGAAAATGATTGTATTAATTTTATTGAAAATAATTTTGATGATCAAGTATTGAATGCATATAAATGCTTAGCGCCATCTTCTTATAAATCTGATTTATGGAGATACTGTATACTTTTTATTAATGGAGGTATTTACTTAGATATTAAATATAATACTATCAATAATTTTAAGTTAAAATATTTATGTACACAAGAACATTTTGTATTTGATCATTTTGGAAAAGATAAATTTCCAATTTGGGAAGATAATGAATTCGGTATTTATACTTCACTCATAGTTTGTAAACCAAACAATGAAATATTACGTGATTGTATTGATGCAATTATAGATAATGTACAAACATATAATTATGGGAAAAATGCATTGTACCCAACGGGACCAGGTATATTAGGAAAAAATTTAATTAAAAATAAATATGATAAAGATATGAATTTTATTAAAGAAATTATGTTATTTCATCAAGAAGATTCTAGTTCAATTATATATAATAATGTACCTATATTAGATGTATATAAATCATATAGAGAAGAACAAATAGAATATCAAAATAATTTACATTATAGTCAATTATGGAAATTAAATAGTATTTATAATAAAAATTTTAATATATTACACAAAAAAACGATTAATACAAAGGAATCTCATTTACCTTCTATTGTTTGTATTGTACATATTGGAAGTTATCATATATTTATTAAAATGAAATCTTATATTGATAATTTAATTAAAGCCAAATATGATGAATATAATATTGATTTTTATTTTAATATAATAGATACAATACGTAGAGATCATATTGCTAATATTAGAAAAGACTTTCCAAATGAAAACATAATTATATCAGAAAATTATGGATTTGATATAGGTAGTTTTTTTCATATATTACAAATTATAAAGACGTATAATGAGAATTATGATTATGTAATTAAGATTCACACAAAGACGAATAACGATTTAAGAAATGAGTTATTAAAACCAATATTAGGTACAATTGATATAATACGAAATATTATAGACATGTTTGATAAAAATGAAAAAATTGGTATCGTTGCTTCAAAAAAAAGTCGTTGTATAGATAAGCAAGCAGATTTCTTACGTAATAAAGATTATTTACAACAATTTGTTTATTGGTATTTTAACGAAAAAACAAACATTATTAAACAGGTATATTCAACAGGGACCATATTTTGGATGAGATTTGATATATTAAAAAAAATATTTTTTGGTTACAATATTAATAATATATACAATTCATTTAATAATATAGATACATTTGATTTTAATTGGTATTATTATGCTAATAAAAAATATTTAAATAATATACCACAAGAGAAAGATAAAATATATAATCATTATTATTTAAATGGTAAAAAAATGAATTTGTCTGGAAATTTATTCCACGCTTTGAAAAATAAGACAAACAGTGAAAAAATACGTGATGGTATGATAGAGCATGCATATGAACGTTTTTTTGGTTATATTATTCATCGAATTGGTTATAAATTTAAATTTATTAATTAAAATTTTCAATAGAATTTACTAATTCCATTTGTTTCATTGATTTTTCAATTGCTTTCTTTCTATCTAATCCGTTGAATAAGTATTCTGTTTTTGGTGTTTGTTCGTTCCGTTTTATTTGTTTGTATATTGTGTTTATTTGAGTAGTCACTGCTTGTATAATATTTTTATTTGGTAAAACTTGTATATTATTATTCATTGGTTCAGTCATTAATTCAATTGCATAATATAAAAGATACCTCCTTTTTTTTGGAGTACCCTCACTATATTTTATTGTAAATAAATTTAATAATGAATTAATTATTTTTGATATAATATTATTATTCTTTTTTTTTACATAGAAAATAATAATATCCCATATTAACCATATAATGTTTGTACGTAATTTATTATCAACCTTATAGTTTCTTGGTTCACAAAATAATTTTGTTTTTCGTTTCTTACATATAGTTTCAAATTCTAAACACCATTCTATCCAATAACATGCATTGGCCATATTTGATCCTTTTTCAGATATTGAAAATGCGAATTCATTTAAAGCAATAAATAATTCTCTTGGATCTTTTTTTTGAAATATATCTTGAATATAGCCAATATCATCGGCTTTTAACTTACTAGTTATTTGCGTTTGATCAAAATCTGTTTGTGATTTTATTTTTATTTGTTCAAAACTTGGTTTTTTTGGTGATAATGCTAAAACGCATATTATTTCTGAAAATAGTTTTCTGATTGTTTGGTTATTTCTCGCTTCTAATTCAGTTATAAATGTTCCTTGATTCATTATATTTTTAAAAACATTGCATCTCATATTTATGTATATAGCAATATTTGGGTTTCCTAAGTGAATATATTTTGATATATAATATAGTATAATTTCCCATAAATCAGAAAAATGACCTGCACATATAAGTTCACAAGACCAGTAACATGAAGGTTCTATTGTTTCACTAAGTAAACATTCAATCAATTTACTTTTAACATCAGTTTTTTTGTAATTTGAAAACGTAACACTTTTGAAATCTTGTGATGTTCGTATATCATTAATTTCATGTAAGTCATCATATTGAGGTTCTTCTTTTTTAATACCTGTTTTTATCGGTGGATCAATAATATCCGGATGGTACTGTAATGGCTCTTTTTTATCATTTTCCATCTTTAAATATATATAATAATAATATAAATATAAGTTTATATTGTTATATATCAAAAATGGATATATGGTGTAAATTTTTATTTAATACTATTAATATAAATTCGAATGATACTGAATATATTATCAATTCAAAAAATAGATGGAAAGATGTTTATATGAATAATTACTATAATAATTTAATATCTAATAATAACAATATTTCACAATATTTGTTTACATTATTTGAAAAAAAATACAATAAAAAGAAAATTTCTTTTTGGTATGAAACGGTAAATAATATGTTTTTTTCAACAGATAAAAAAGAAGATTTATGGAAACATTTTATAAAAGCACAAAAAAACTACTATGTTTTAAGTAATTTTATTAATAGAGTAAAATATAAGTCTTTAAAAGTAAAGGTTGATATTGATTTAAATTTAAATAAAATAGTATTATCACCTTTAAAAGGTATTGAAATATTTCACAATGGGGCATTGTACTACTTTACTATAAATGATCTTATAAATATTTGTTCTTCGGCATTAACATTTTCATATCATTTTTTTTCAGAAGCATATTCTCCAAAAAATCCATATACAAACAATTGTTTTACTTATCCTATTTTATTAAAGATTTATTTTGCTATTCGATATTCTTCTTTTAAAATGCCTATTATCTTTGAAATGTTTTATCGATCTAATTTTAATATAAAAAATTTCAAAAAAACAAATGAATTTTTTATTAGAGAAGAGTGTATTAAAAGTTTTATGAAAAATGCTAGTGAAGATGAACATTTTGAATATATTGATGAAATGTTACATATAAAAGATAATAAAAATATTTTTAATTTTGAAGATAATTTTCCAAAAAATATTTTAGTGAAAGCTTTTAAACCTTATTTATTTATGTATCTTATATCTCGTTATTCTTTACGTTCTTCTCGTAAAATGTATGAATATAGAATTATGTTAAAAAATTCATTACGTAGTTTTAAACGTTTAAATCCATGTTTTGGTAGAAACATTATAAGAGTAAAAAAGATCTATTCTTTTAATAAAAAAAAAATGATACGAATTAAAGAAGAAAAATTAATAACTGATTTTAAGGAAGGACAAATAGTTTTACCATCGTTTAGACAACTAATAACTGAAATAATGTTTAAAGACGAGAATGATAGTGACGTTGATAGCGATGATGAGATTGATAATAATAACAATAATGATAATAATAATAATGATTTACAAAATGCGTTTCAACAATTATTAACAACAACAAATATTGCTACAATTATTAATAATAGTTCGCCTTTATTTCCATCAACACCAACAGAATCACCTCCTTCTACACCAGATAATAATAATATCGAAAATGAAAATAATGTTGAAATAACAAATTTATCAGATATCGATACTTCAGATGATGACGATGTAACAATTATAATTAATAATAATAATTCAACAAGGTATGTTATAGATAGTGATGATGAATACGATGATATCTTTGATGGTGAAAATCAAGATGAAAACAGTATTTCATAAAAAAATATTCATTATAAATACTTAAAATTATTTATAATTAAATTTATTCAACAATAATACGCGGTACAACATTTATTGTTTGTAACTCTTGTTGCATTAACTTATATGCATATGGAATATTTACTAATGCGAAATCAGTAGTATTACCACACGTTTTACAATTATGAATTGTGAAATTATCATTTGTAAATGATCTCTTTTTACCATCATTATATGATGCTATCATACCACAAGATTTGCATATATGCACGCTATATTTGTCTGAAACATCATATAAACGTTCTTTACAAAATCTTGATATTCCATGTGATAACATAACATCTCTTTCCATTTCACCAATTCTAAATCCACCATCTCTACTTCTTCCTTCAGCAGGTTGTCTGGTTAGATTTACCATAGGCCCTATTGATCTACTGTGTTGTTTATCATTTACCATATGTTTTAGCCTTTGGTAGAATACAGGTCCAATAAATATATCTGTTTCCATTTGTGTACCAGTTAAACCATCATATAATACTTCATTACCATAACTTTCGTATCCTAAATTTTGTAATTCCGAAGCAATTGTTTTAATATCAAGATTTCCAAAACTTGTTCCATCTCCAAATAAACCAAGCTCAAGTAATACTTTTCCTAGAAGTGTCTCTTTTAATTGTCCTATAGTCATTCTTGATGGAATTGCATGCGGATTAATAATAATATCGGGACGCATACCATTTTTAGTAAAAGGCATATCACATTCTGGTATGATATTACCAACAGTACCTTTTTGTCCATGTCGTGATGAAACTTTATCTCCTAATACTGGTTTTCTTAATGTTCTAACACGTACTTTTGCGAAATTGTAACCATCTCCATTTCTTCCTGTAAAATTTTTATCAATATATGTTTCTTCAGTAGTTCTAAAACTTTTACTTTGATCTTCATATTTGATTGTTTTAGTTGGATCATTACGATTTTCCTTTATAGGAACAATTTTCGCAATAATAACATCTCTGTTTTCTACAAGTGTATTTTCGGGAATGAAACCTTGACTATTAAGTTTATCATAATTACCAAATTTTACTCCTTTTGTTTTTGCTGGATTTGGTTTGCATCTGATAATTTCATCACGAATAATATTTTTGTCTTCATCTTTTTCTGTATGATAAATAGTTGCAGTAAATAGTCCTCGATCAATAGAACCCTTATTTACTAAGACAGAATCTTCCTGATTATAACCAGTATGAGACATAATAGCAACATGAATTTGAGTTCCAGATGGTATTTTATTTAATTTTATCATATTCATTAAACGAGTATCAACTAATGGTCTAGATGGATATGTTAATACATATGATGTCTTGTCCATACGTCTATCGTAATTTGTAGCATATACACCCATTGCTTGTTTACCCATAGCACACTGGTATGTGTTTCTAGGTGCTTGATTATGATCAGGGAATGGTATACAAGAAGCAACTACACCAAATATTATACTTGAATGTATTTCACAGTGTGAAAAGTTTACTGTTTGTGCTTTTTGAACATATTCATCATCTTTTGTACGCATAGCAATAGTTGAATAATTTTGTTCTTCGGGATCTATATATTCAATCACTGATTTATCTAATTTGCATTCTGTTAGCAAATCATTCCAATTTAATTCATTATTTTTAAGTTTATCAATAATATCCAATGTAATAAGTGCTTTATTGTTTTCAACACGCAATACAGGTCTTGTGAGTCTTCCACCATCGTTACATATTCTAATTTCAAGAAATTTGTAGTCAAATATAATAGAAGTGTAAATATTTATAATACCTTTGCATTTTTTTTCATGTATATCTTTATAAAATTCTATAGGATTTTCAACTATTCCTATCCAACAGCCATTGATAATGACCTTTGTCTTTCCATATAATTTATTTGATTCTACTTTATCAATCTCAGTAATTTTTGGTAAAATATATTCATATAGACTATTACTTGGTGTAGGAATAGTAATGTGAGCCATATAACTAATATTCTTAACAACACCAATTGATTGACCCTCTGGTGTTTCGGCTGGACATAAGAATCCCCATGTTGTGTTGTGTAACTTTCTAGGAGCTATTAATTCACCACTTTTCTCTAATGGAGTATTAATACGTCTTAAATGACTTAAACTTGATGCATATGTAAGTCTATTAAGAACTTGTGCTACACCAACTTTACTAGTATTCGCCTGTTTAATACTGAAATCACCTGTAGATAATGCTCTAGCTATACCATTTTCAATGGTCATTGATTTCATAATTTTGTAAATATTCGTCATATTAATAATATTTTCATAATCTTCTGATGATCTCCATGATCCATTATTAATTTCACGAACTACTTGTTTTTGCATTTCTTTTACTAGTTTATTGAAATAATTTCTGAAAAGATTATTTAACAATGTTCCAGTCAATTCAATACGTTTATTAATGTATGAATCACGATCACATGGTGGTATCCATCCTAGACTTGTTTGAAGTAATTTTTTCGCCATATAACCTAACATATAGAGTTTTTGTGTTTTTGTTCGACAATGTGGAAATAAATCATTGTTTAATACCTCATTTGCGAATTCTCTCTTTTTTTGTGCACCTTTCTCACGATCCATATTTATAGGAGTATATGCTACATGTGATGTGATATATTTTAATGCATCTTCTTGATTCATATTTTTATTAGCATCTATAATAGATGCTTGCAAACAATCTCGTAATTCTTCTTCTTTATCATTTTCAATATCTAAAATAATATATTCGCAAATAGCTTTATCACTAATTACACCTAATGCACGAAATAGAATAAACAATTCAATTGGTTGTTTTATTCTTGGAATTTGTATAAATAAACCATGACCAAATCCATTATTTTTACTTGCAATCATCATCTCAATTTGCTTAGGTGAAATACATTTGTAATCTGGTACAGATTTAATCTCTGCGTACCATGTCCATTTGGTAGTATTTTTACCATCAAAACATGATACTTTATTTTCAGCAGCACGCTCTTGACCCAGTACAGTTTTCTCTGACCCTTTTACAATAAAATAGCCACCACAATCCATTTCACATTCTCCCGTAAGTGAAGGTTGAATATGACTATTTTGATTTAAAATACAAATAGCAGATTTTAACATAATAGGCATTTTACCAATATTAATCTTAGGAAGATTTTTTGTTATTATACGCGGATTATCCATAGTCTCAGAATTACGAATGGTATATTTAATATGCAAATCAATCGCCATAGTTGAAGCATAAGTAAAATTACGCAATTTAGCTTCGTCTGGTAGCATAATCTTTGTAGCACCATTATTTTCATGAATCTGTGGTGGATATAATTTAAAGTTACTAAATGAAATTTCTATTTCAAGTAAATATAAATCTTTATCGGCAATATAGTCGTTTTCTGACCGAATTAGAACATTATTAAACATTTGAATTGTTCGATATATTTGATAATCAATAAAATGGTTATATGATTCTAACTGATGACGAACAAGTCGTTCTAAATGTTGACCACTAAAATATGATTGAATAATATCAAATGGTTCTTCAATATAATTATTTAAATGAGACAAAACATTATCTTCAATATTTTTTTGAACATTATTTACTACTTCTTCTTTTTTAATGTCGGCTGTTTTAAGAATATCTGTAGTAGAATTTGTAGTAACGTTTTTTTTTGGTTTTTTAATACGCACACTTTTACCTAATTTTTTTGTAATAGGTAACATAGGGGCCTTTTGAATACCAGCATCAAATTGAATTTCTGAAGACATTGTTTTTTGCATATAGATATTACCTTATAACTCAAATCAATTTTTTATGTTATTTTATTTAAAGATAAATTGTTAAATATAGTATAAAATAAATTAAAAATAATTTATAATATACTATAATGAGTGCCTCCAAATTTTTAGAAATTATCGATTCTTATCAGAGAAACAAGGATATTCAATATAATGAATATTCTCAATTTATTAAAATGTGTGATTTTCATTATCAGCAACAACATTACTCTTCTGTTAATTTTTGCAATCAAATAATAGAACAACCAACTAACTATTATGGTCCATCATTATTTGATCCAATGAAAAATTACAAAAATACTACTTCTTCATTGCAATATGATATAAAACCTAAAATATTTGAAAATAATAATATACAAAATATATTAAATAAACCAGTTGAAAAAACAAAACATATTGAAATAAATATTGATGTAAATAATTTATCTGATTTAATTACTATTATTAATGAATATAACTATGATTGTGATACCGAATATAATATCGATTTAAAAGCATTAACAAACATTAAAGATGAACTTGTAAAAATGAATTCAATGATTGGACTTGAAGAATTTAAAAAACAAATATTAAATCAATTGTTATATTTTATTCAAAATCTTCATTTAGATAGTGAATCAGATTTTATGCATACAGTTTTGTGTGGTCCACCTGGTACAGGAAAAACTGAAATAGCTACTATATTAGGTACAATGTATTCAAAATTAGGCATTTTAAAAAATAATAAATTTAAAATAGTTAATAGAAGTGATTTAGTAGCAGGTTATTTAGGTCAGACAGCTATTAAAACAAGTAAGGTAATCGAAGAATCATTAGGAGGTTGTTTGTTTATAGATGAAGCTTATGCATTAGCTAATAATTATGAGGGCGATAGTTTTACACGTGAATGTATTGATACATTATGTGAATCACTGAGTAAATATAAAGGAGAATTAATGGTTATAATAGCCGGTTACAAAGATGAAATTGAAAAGGTATTTTTTAAAGCAAATAAAGGTTTAGAATCAAGATTTATTTGGAGATTTCATTTAGATAAATATAGCCATAATGAATTAGTTTCTATATTTAAAAAAAAAATCAATGAAAATAATTGGATATTAGATATTGATACGGACGAAATAGAAAAATGGTTTAAATTAAAATATAAACACTTTAAACATTACGGTAGAGATGTTGAACAATTGTTTTCATATACAAAAATGTCCCATAGTAGAAGAATATTTGGAAAGTCCAAAGAATTTAGAAAACATATTACAATAGAAGACTTAGATAATGGTTATTTAAAATTTGATCAACATAATATGGATGAAAATTTACCACAAATTTTAGGATTGTATGTATAATCGTTTATTTTTACTTCTTACATTATTTTAATTAAGTATGAATAAAACAATTTCCATAAATCCAGATTTATTTACATTTTCTTCTTCAAAACGTAGTAAAAAAAAAAGAGATAATAAACAAAAAACAAATACCGATATTAAAGTAAAATCACATAAAGAAAAACATAAAAAAATGAGAAAACAACATATATTAAGATTTTTAAGACAAAAACAAGAAGAAAATTATAAAAAATTAATTGAAGGTGATAAACCGATACATGAAAAACCTGTAGATAATTCTTTTAATAGTGATTTTGATGAATCATTAAATTTTTTAAAAGAAGTTACACAAAATACACCTCAAAAACATAATTTTACTAGTAAAAATTTAAATAATGTATCAAAACCTTATGTATCATCGACATTATCACCGATAGATATAAATACAAACGAAATTGATAATGAAAACAAGTTACATTTATCAAAACCAACTATTTTAAATGCTTCAACACCAGTATGGGGATGTTTAAAGAATGGAAATCTTCCAACGTTTCGTGATTGGAAAAAAACAACACAAAAAAGCCATCATTTAGGCGTTTCAAATAAACATGAAATTTCCGCTATGATGAAAGCTCAAGTGAATAAACCTCAACCTAAAATTAATTATATCAAACAACGTAAGACAGTAAAAAGAAATTATAAAGTAGGAAAATCAACAACAATATCAAAAGTAGCTGTATTAATATCAAATAAAACAATTCGTAATAATATTATGAATAAAACACAAGAAATAAAAATGAAACCAATTGAAGAAATGAAACGATATTTAATAAAAAGAGGATTTATTCGTGTAGGTACATCTGCACCAAATGATGTTATAAGAAAAATGTATGAAACTGCAAATCTTGTATGTGGTGAAGTAGAAAATCATAATGCTGATAATTTATTATTTAATTATATTAATGATGTTGAATAAATATTTCTTTTAATATGTTATAAATGTTAAATTTAGACACTTCAAATAAAGCTTTATTAGGAATATTTTTCCTGTATTTAGTAATTTTATCTGGAGAAGGTTCAGGAAGATTATTAAATTGTAAAGTACAAAAAATAGTTAATGATAATATTTTAATTCAACATGTATTAGTATTTCTTTCAATCTTCTTATTTACATTTATTTTAAATTGGTTTACACCTTCTTCGTTAGTTTTAACGCATGAAATTTCTCCATCTCCTGAACAAGAATCATTTGTTAATAAATCAGGAAAATACACATATGTTTTAAGTTCTTTAAAAAATTCATTTATTATCTATTTGATCTTTTTATTTTCTACTAAATTAACACCTTTATCACAAACTATTTTCTTTGTTTTAATGCTTTTACTTTTCTTCTTATTTATATTTTACAAGATCGAATTAGAAGCATTATCAATAACTGAGAAAGATGTTGATAAGTGGTATATATCAAAAAATTATTTAAATCAGTTAGTCAATGGTAAAGATACAACATTATTGTATATTTTACATAATATTATGTCTTTGGGATATTTTACAACTGTAATAAATCTCGTTATAGGAATAATATTATACTATAAAAAACAACGTAAAGAACATGCAAAGGATTGGGATGTTATTAAATTTATATTCGGTGTTGAGAAATGTGATAGTATGTAATTTAAATATATAAAAGTTATACTTTTGTATATTTATCGTCTAATCCATTGTATTAAATAGGTTATTACATAGAATACTGGATTTGTAAAGGGGGTGTAATTATTTATTTGTACGATTTCATTACGATCCATATAAAGATTGGCGGGTGGACCATATTCTAACATATGTTCACAATTATCAAGATATTCGTTATATTCTTTATCATAAATATCAATAACTGTTTCACTTTTATTATTTGAAAGTAACTGTATTGGTTTTTGACTTTCAAGATCAATAAATTGACCATATCCATTTTCGGAATATTGTAAATTATTAATTTGTCTAACACTGCTCATAATTCATATATTGTTGTATAATACTTAGAATTTATTTTTAAAAAGCATATCAATTTTATATGCTTTTATATTTTTGTAATCTATATAAATATATATTTATATTCTATAACAATAATGAGTGACTCTATATACGGTGAATATATTTCACTAACTCAAAAATATCGTAAGCAATATGGAAAAAAGTGTATAGTATTATTACAAGTAGGAGCATTTTTTGAAGTATATGGATTTCGTACTGCATCAGGAGATGTCCAAGAAAGTGAGATATGTGATTTTTCACGTATTTGTAATTTAAATATATCTGAAAAAAAAGCAATTTATCAAGAGAGACAAGTTTTAATGGCTGGTTTTAGAGATTATACTATAGATAAATATTTGGAAAAATTAACTGCATCTAGTTATACTGCTGTTATTTATACTCAAGAAAAAAAAGATGGGGAAACGTATCGTATTTTTGATAGTGTTCATTCTGCAGGAACTTATATTTCATATGATACAGAAAATCAAGATAAAATAACCAATAACATAGCATGTATTTGGATTGATGTCTATAAACCTGTTTTACAAAATAGAGTTGGTCAATATACAATGTCCAAGACACGTGAAAGTCTTATTTGCGGTATAGCTATCGCGAATATTTTTACAGGAACATCTTATATTTCTGAATTTCAACAACCATTATCGATACAACCTACTACATTTGATGAATTAGAAAGAGTGATTGCTACTCATTCTCCTAGTGAAATTATTTTTATATCCCCCTTTGTCCAAGAAATATCTGATAAAGTAATTCAATTTTCAGGAATAAACAGTAGAAATGTCCATTGTATAAATAGCCATTCTTCAGAAAAAGTGGAAAAGTGTTCACAGCAAAAATATATATCCCATATACTAAGTAAATTTTATGGGGAAGACGCAGTAAATGCATGCGCTGAATTTAATATATATCCAACAGCAACTCAATCATTTTGTTATCTTTTAGATTTTGTCCAAGAACATAATCCAAATCTGGTAAAAAATATAGCAACACCTGTTTTTCATACAAAAACAGAAATGCTTTTAGCAAATCATACATTAAAACAATTAAATATTATTGATGATCACACATTAGATGGTTCTCAACATGGTCATCTATCTTCTGTTAATTCCTTTTTAAATAAATGTTGTACTTCTATGGGTAGACGAAAATTTTATTCTCAGTTAGTAAATCCTACGACTGATATTACATGGTTAAATAAAGAATATGAGATGACTAATATTATGTTGTCTGAGGAAATGTTTGAAAAAATACCTCTTTTAAGAAAACAACTTTCACAAATGCGTGATATAGAACGTATTTGTAGACAAATTGTTATGAGAAAAATATATCCATGTTCTATTTATTATTTATATCAATCTATACAATTAACAAATCATATTTATAATACATTAACACTTAATGAAAGATTAGAAGATTATTTAAATGTTAAACAATGTAATATTTATGATTCTTGTATTGATATTATGAAATTTATTGATAGTGTTTTATATATTGATAAATGTAGAAGTGTATCTTCTATGACTATTTTTGATGAATGTATTGTAAAAAATGGAGTTAATAAAGAATTAGATGATTTAATTGAGACCTCAAAACAAAATAATGATACTTTTAATTTTATTCATACAGTCTTAAATGCTGCAGTTAGGAAGCAAGATAAAAAAGAAAATAGCAATATTGAATATGTAAAAATACATACTACTGAAAAATCTGGAATGTCTTTACAAATTACAAAAAAAAGAGGGCTTTTACTAAAAGCATATATAAAAGAAAACGGTGATGAAATAATCCAAGGTTTAAGTGATACGAAATGGTCAGATATTAAATTGTCTTCTGCTTCAACAAGTAGTGATGAAATAGAATTTCCACTTTTAACTAAAATTTGTCGTGATATGCTTTACCAAAAAGATTATATGAATCGATTGATATCTATTTCATATCAACAAATTCTTGAAAGTCTTGAAACAGATTATTATGAAAAATTAGAATATATCGCACATTATTTATCAAAGGTAGATGTTATACAAAATAAAGCATATATAGCAAAGGAATATAAATATTGTTCTCCAAAAATTGACGAAACATCAGAAAAATCATTTGTAGATGCGAAATCATTACGACATGTTTTAATTGAACATATTCAAACACAAGAAATATATGTCGCTAATAATATTATTTTAGGTGATGACAAACAAAATGGGGTTTTGTTATACGGTACAAATGCTGTCGGTAAAACTAGTTTTATTAGAGCATTGGGTATATCTATTATTTTAGCACAAGCAGGTATTTTTGTACCTTGTAGTGAATTTACATATAAACCTTATTGGGCAATTTTCTCAAGAATATTAGGAAACGATAATTTGTTTCGAGGTCTTTCTACATTTGCTGTTGAAATGTCTGAACTTCGTGTAATCTTGAAACTGTCAGATGAAAATAGTCTTATTCTTGGTGATGAATTATGTTCTGGAACAGAAACAGAATCAGCATTAAGTATATTTGTTTCTGGTTTAATTGAAATGCATAAAAATAAATCTTCTTTTATTTTCGCAACTCATTTTCACGAAATTATTAACTATGAAGAAATTAATACATTAAAACAACTTTCATTTAAACATATGGCTGTACATTACGATAGAGAACTAGATGCTTTAGTTTATGACCGTAAATTAATGAATGGACCAGGAAATAGAATGTATGGTTTAGAGGTTTGTAAATCATTACATTTACCAGATGAATTTTTAGAACAAGCATATCAAATTAGAACTAAATATTTTCCAGATACAAAAGGTGAATTATCACATTCTATTAGTAAAAAATATAATTCTAAAAAGATTAAGGGCATTTGTGAATTGTGTAATAAAGAAATTGGAACAGAAATTCATCATTTAAATGGACAAAAAATGGCTGATGATGATGGATTTATTGAAACAGATGATGGTAATGTAGTACATAAAAATCATCCTGCTAATTTAATGTCTATTTGTGAAGAATGTCATGATAATTATCATGAAAATGATGAAGATTTTGTTTTAACACGTAAAAAAACTAGTAAGGGTTATAAAATTGAAAGGCTTTAATTTATTTTTATTATGTATAAAAAACATAACAAAAATGAGTAATCAGGACGAATTAAACAACGCACGTTTTATCTCTGTAGAAGATATTGAAAGTATATATAAAGAAGAGGAAGATACAAATATTTGTGTAGCATCATGTGATGTTTCGACAATTGATACAGATGATTCTTTTGAGGAAGAACATACGGTGTATACTGAAGAAGATTTAAAAGCCGCAAAAGAATTTGGCGTATCTGTAGAAGAATTATTTAAGATATACGAGGAAATAAATAATTTTGATGACGGTGATGATTATTATTGTAATTGTCAAGAATGGCCTTCATGGGGACCAGGAGGATATGAAGATGAAGGACAATTAGAATCAATGTATTAGCTTATTTAAATTAATTAATTAGTTAGAGTATTTTTAATTATCATTTATTACATAAACATTTGTAATATATTCTTGTTTACAAAACCATGGTTCTTTACTTTCAGCTGTAATTAAGTATTCAATATTGTTTATTTTTATTACACTTGTAGGATCAGTAATGTTTTTTGAATTGATAGGTTGTTCTACATTTATAATTTCCAAATTAGGTAGATTGTTTTCCTTAAAATATAATAACCATTTAAAAATGTCGTGATTTAAAACACCATTTTTTGTATATGTTCTATGACCATATCCGTAGTAACATGTTTCATTTAATTTATAACCAGGTGTTCCGCCGCGATATTCATAATTATAAGAATTACTATCATCATTAACTGGTATATTAGTTATTTGATTTGAATCAATATCGATAGTATATAGTTGTAATGGTTTAATATAATGTATAAAATATAATTCTTCTTTATGACTAATAAATGAAATATTTTTACCACTAATATTAAGAGGTATTGTGGTTTTATTATCATAATCAATTAAAGTCATTTTATTAAAATCATTATTCAAAATATATAATTTATTTTTAAAAATAAAACAACGTGGATCTTCACCATATAAAAATTCGTTTGATTCACCAATAATATCAAAATTATTATTTAGTATAACTTGCACAATCATTTTTTCGTCATATTTTTTTCTTCCAAAACCAAGAATTTTATTTTTATAATGAATAAACGAATAAAATATAGAATACTTTAAAGTTTTTATTTTTTTATATAATGTTAATTTCTTTTTCGGTGGTTTATTTTTTATTAATTTAAATGTGAAGTCCATTATAAATTAATATGTTATTTTAACGTTTCAAAAAAGAATCATGTTGTTGATCTTTAAATTCGGGTTGTAATTGTCTTACCTCATCCATTATGGTTTGAATATGATCTGATAATTCAATTTGTATGGTATCAAAAAATTCTCTGTCTTTATTACTTACCAAATCGGGGTTAATTGTTTTAACTACCTCATCCATATATTCTAATGTAGCTCCTAATTGATTAGGTAACCAAGTAGTAATAGGTGTACCCCCTGTTGCTACAGGATGTTTTGTATTTTCAATAATATACTTTTTCGTTAAGTTCCAATGTTTTTTACGGAACATTCTTAAACAATTTAAGTTTTTTAACAACAAAATACTAGAATCGGTATCTTTTAAGCAATATTCTTTGATTTTCAACATTTCTGACCATTTTTTTACAAAATTAATGTATGCTTGATGATCTTTTGGTCTATATTTACGTAAATCAAATAGATATTCAGTAAGCTTATTTCGAGGATATTCAAGTTGTAGAAAACTATCAACAGATGGTACAATTGAATCTTGTGCACCTGTTTCTCCTCTAAACGCATGTGTTTCCATTGTATGACCCATATTATATATCAATTCTTCACTTGGATAACAAATAGTATTACCAATTTGCCCCATAATAAATGTTCTAAATGTTAGATAATCTTTATACATGGACGCAGACCACATAGTTTGCAATGTTTGAACAATAGAGTTCATAATTTTGTAATGACTTTGTAAATTTTCATTAAATGTTTTACGATCATCTTTTGCAATCGATTCTAAACAAGTTTGTTGCTGTTGAAGTAGATCCCCTGTTTGTGAAACCATTGCTACATGAACATTAATAAATCCTTCTTCGCTATCAATTCCATTAAATGTTCTTACTGTTTTATAATGTTTATGATCTTTGTTATCTGTTCCAGTAAAAACGGCATTATTTAATCCATAACCATATGCATAATCCATCCATGGAAAAACATCATTTTTTTTCCCTAAACATATAAGAGGGATAGCTAATTGCGGGGGTAAAATATTTTCTGCTTTTCCATAAACATCTCCTGTTTGTATTATACCTAAATGACTAGGTTCTAATGAATATGCAGCTGCTAAAAAACAATAATCTCTATGCAAAGCTGATAATAACCTTTTATCAGTAATATGCTCAAAATCAAATATAGGCAAATTATCTAATATTTCTTGACGTAATGTTCCATGATATAAAAACCCACGTTCACCTGATTTTTGTGTTAATTTCATTTGATCAAGTAGCTTATTTACGACATCATATTCTTCTGGTAATGTATGTAGTGGTTGATCTACTGGTAAAAAACCGTTTTTTCCAGGGATACAACTAAACCATGATTCAGGATATTCACTTTTCCAAACTTTAAAAGTTTCCATAATGATAATATGTATGTCGTTTTATTTAAATACTTATAATTAATAATATAAACGTTTTTTTTATATTATATAAAAATGAAAATTTTATTATTATTGTTATTTTATATTGTTGTGTATTCTTATACATTAAAACAGTGGTCATTAATTCGTAAAATATTATCAAATGATAATGCAAATAATTGTACAAAAAATAAAATACGAACAAAAATTTATTTTGATCATATTGAAAAATGGACTTATTATAACTCATGGCAATTTAAACGAAAATTTAAAAATAAAAAATTTATACGAGACGTAGATATAGATGAATTAAATTATTATTCTATAAAAGGATTATACCTTTCATGTATTAATTATAAAGGATATCAACCGTTTTATATATATGCGAAACCAATTATATATTATAACCTTCTTCAAGGTATGACTGAAATTAATTATATAAATCGATTACCACACAATTATATTGTATGCCGAAAATGGAAAAATAAAAATAAAAAATTATACAATAAATTAATGGAACCTCCAATATATATAAGTGAAAATGATTTTGAGCCATATAAACATAGTGATAATGTTGATTATTCAATAAAAGAAATTCAATATGCTACTTTAAATTTAAATAATTATGATCGGAAATTGTTTTATTATGTTTATGATATTCACACGTTAAAAAAAAAGAGAACTTTAAAACAAGCTAGTGAATTAATGTGTTATAGTACAGAAAAAATTAGACAAGATTTTATTCGTATAAAAGCAAATATTTCAAGTCAATTATAGTTTATTTTAAAACTACTTTAAAATTATTATATATAAACTGTAATGGAAGAAAATAAATCAGATTACTTTGTTTATACTGATGGAGCTTGCTCTAACAATGGACGAGAGAATGCTATGGCTGGAATTGGAATATTTCTTGGACAAGATGATCCTAGAAATGTTTCTGAATTGGTAGAAGGGAAACAATCAAACAATACAGCCGAGCTTACTGCTATAATAAAAACGTGGCCTATTATAAAAAAAGATATATTGGATGGAAAAAAGGTAACTATTGTTTCAGATTCTATCTATGCTATAAGATGCGTTTCTAGTTATGGTGAAAAATGTGCACAAAATTTTTGGAAAAAAGATATACCTAATAAAGAATTAGTAAAGATTGCGTATGAAATTTATAAAGACAATAAAAATATTAATTTTATGCACATAAAAGCACATACTGATAATAAAGATATTCATTCGATAGGTAATGATGGTGCAGATAGATTAGCAAACAAAGCCATTGGCTTGGACAGTTGTCCATATACAACTCCTGAAAAAATTTATTTAAATGTGTCTTATCACGAAAAAGACAATGTAAAAGCATTAGGTGGACGTTGGGATCCAAAAAAGAAAAAATGGTATATATTTGACGATAATGTTGAAAAAAATAATATTCTTGAACTATATACTTAAATGGTGACTGATTTTTCATTTTTTGTTAATACTGAACCTGGTGTATCAGTCTTTGTGATATTTTTTATTTGTGTGTAAATAATATCGACATTCTTTTGATTAGTAAGTTTTGAGTGTTGTTTACAAAGAATAGCACCTTGTTTGATAATATAACGTAATTCTTTTTTTTTTAAATCATGTTCTAATTTCGCAATTACATGACTAGAAGGATGGTCTTTTACGTGAAACCATATATGATAATCTTCAGCATTGTCTATAATTTCAAAATTTTCTGAGGCATTCTTTCCAATTACATATTCAACCTCTATTTGAAGTTGGGGAAATTTAATTGTTTTTTCTATAGGCATTTTTGATTTGTATGTCTTGTAAAAAACATACAAATATATTCAATTTTGTTACATTATTTACATTTCACTTTCAGGAGAGGGATTTATAGCATCCATTTCAGGCATTTTTTGTGGTAATAAAACATCGCTTGGAACATCTGAACAATTTCCAAAGCATTTACCTTGATAATAATAAGAATCTTTGTTTTTAATAGTATTATCATTGTATACCCCTTTATTTGTAGGCCCATGTTTATTACCTTGGACACATCGTTGATCTCCTAATAATACACAACAACTTGTTGATGCACATACATCTTTTGATAATTTTTCACACCTTTCGTCTATATTTTCCATTATATTATTCTCGAAATCACAAAAACCTCGTTTATTGAAATCGTTTACAATTTCTGGTTTTGTGATAAACTTATTATTCATATAGTTGATATCTTCATATGATGGTTTGTATCCAATACCACTGTATTTAACTGTTCCTGGTGCATAATATATAGGGGATGGTGTTACATTCTCTGTTTTAAGACCCTGCGTTAGTGTAGGTGGTTGAGTAAATTGATTTATATTATCAGATTGCATTTTATCACGTGTATTATCTAATGCTTGATTTCTATAATCATTGGCGATAGATAATGCTTCATCTGCTTTTTTACATTCTTCAGAATTTGGATCCTTTTGTTTATCACAATTAAATGAAGTAGCTAAATTTCGATATTGTGTAGACATATTTGAAAACATATCTTTTGTAAGTTGGTAAGTACCACTTGATTTTGGATCTGAAACCATTTCACTAACAGGTAATGTTCCTGTACCACTTGATTTTGGATCAGGTAATTTATTTTCTGTATCTTTTTGGTTACTTAATGGCGTATATTCTACTTCTCCAAATAATGTTTTGTTAGCAAAATAATGATTACCTATTATATTATCTCCTTCTTTTTTTAAACATTCATATTTACCTTGACCATATGTATTTTCAATATAAATTGTTTTATCTTGATCATTTTCTTCAATACATTTACTTTTAATATCTTTTGTTTTTATTAATTCATCAAATTTAATACTACCATCAGTACTTGTTTGACGAGCTTTTCCGTCATTCACTTCCATCGTAACACCTGGTCTTATTTTATTTCGATAAGAAACACTATATTTTCCATCTAATGAATCTATTAATTCTTTTACATAAGATTCAGATACATCTGTAGGTTGGGTACTAGGTCTAGTTTCGGTACTCGGTGCAGGTTCAGGTGCAGGTTCAGGTGCAGGTTCAGATGCACTCTGTATACGTAAATCATTAAAAATATCATCTAAAGGTTTATCTGGACTTTCAGCAAAGCGTTTGATATCTTCCTTACTAAGAACTGTATTTAACATAACAGCTCCTTTTATTTCCCCTTTAAATTTTGAATGAAATTCTGCTCCGCCGATTGTTAAAGGCTGATCATCTGTTTTAGGCTCACCTATTGAATCTTTTGCTTCTATCAAATCTCCATTTTTATAAAGTCTATGTCTACCATCTTTATTGTATGTCATTGCTAAATGTGTCCATTTATCAGTTTCTAAATATTTATTTGGATATACATTAGTGTTAGAAGCACCATATATTTGACTTAATAACCGATTATTTTTACTAATCCAAATACCATAATTTCGGTTGGTGATATTACCTTTTCCAATAAGTCTTACCCAGTCATTTGATTTTTCTTTTTGTTTTACCCATACCATTAGTGTGAATTTATCTGTTAATTTTAAATCATTCGAATTTGATAATTCTTTATTTGTATTGTTAAATGTAAATTTTTCAAAATTAGAGTAAACAACAGTAGATAATTTTTTGTTTTCTTCAGCAGCCATAGGATCATTTTTGATTGTTGTGTATGGTACTGTATCTCTATTTTTACCACCATGCCTAAAATATCCTTCTTTTGGATATAGTACTCTACATCCAAACCAACCACATTGATTATAAAGTATATTTCGTTGTCTCTTAGTGACTATAGCAATAGCTATTTTATCGCCATATTTTATTGGATCTGTAACTAATTTTTCTTTATACTCCTTTTCCTCTAACCCACCAATTTCTGGTTTTAAGAGAAATAAATCGGTATCATATTCTGGTTTTGATTCTGCAGTCGTGTCTATCATAGCAATATTTCTATTCTTAAGCATAACCAAAACTTTGTTTTCATCTTTTGCGTCTGTTATTTTTACTATATCATTTCCATTTAATTCTGTTGGTAGTGGTGTTTTAGTTCCGGCGTATAATATTTTTAATAAAGGTATAGGTTGTTTTGTTTCACCATCGATTAATTGTAAATCTACTGTTTCTCCATATTTAATTGGTTTATTTTCCCCCGAAAAAGATTCAATATTGTTTTTCCATAAATTTTCAATATCACTTCTAAATATTAGGAAAAGTAGAGACAATACAATAATTCCTGGAGCAAGTTTACCTAAATATTTTTGATTATATAAGGTAATTGCTATTATTAAAGCTATTAAAATTAAAAATACTTTCATCCTTTGTAATATTTAGATAAATTAATACTGATAAAATTGAATTAAAAACTTCTCGATATTTATTATTACAATCTATAAAATATGATCATACCAATTAAATGTTTTACTTGTGGAAATGTTTTAGCCGATAAATATCGGTATTTTCAGGCCCAAGTTCGTCAAATAAAAATACAAAAAGGTGCAGATGTTCAAAAAGTAGTTTATTTAACAAAAGATACAATGGATAAAACACCAGAAGGAACCGTTTTAGATAATTTAAATCTTACTAATGTATGTTGTAGACGTCATATGTTAACACATGTGGATATTGAATAATTTTATATTTGGAATAATCTCGTTATTATATATAATACTTATGGTTAAGCATATATATAAAAAATCAACTAAAAAACGTGGTAAATCAAAAAAACGTACAATGCGTAATCGTCGTAGAAAAATGAAAGGAGGTGTCACATTTAATGATGAAGTAACAATACGTCCAATCCCATATAATGAATATTTAAATGATCCTTCACGTGATGTTATTAGTTCTCGTACACTTCCTTTTTCACAAACTGGTGGAAAATCAAAACGTAAACGAAGTAAAGGAAAAAAAATACGTAGCTCAAGAAAAATGAAAGGTGGATCGCTTGTTGGTACAGATTTAGTTACAGGAATTAGTACATCTAATTCGAATGATGTTTTAGCATTCGGTACAACAGGAGGAAGTCAATATATGTTACAAAAACTATCTGGAGAAGAAATTACAACAGGTGAAAATCTAACTTCCGATAAACATATGGTTCCAATGGTATAAAAATGTTTCTCTATTATATAAAGAAAATGGCTGCTATTACTGGACTTCGAAATCTTTGCACACCTTCCTATGTATATTTAGTAATTTCTTCTATCGCTTTACTTGTAATGATTTATCAAAATTTAGGTAATGTTAATACATATTGTTTAGGAAACTACTCATGTACTGTTTCAAGTACTGCTCTTATTTTTATTATTAAGGCAATTTACATTCTTTTCTGGACATGGGTTCTTAACCTAATGTGCAAAGCCAACGCTACTAATATTGCTTGGTTAGTTCTTTTACTTCCTGTTATTGTTATGTTTATCATGATTGGAGGCATGTTAATAAGTGAAAATATGTAAATTTTTAGATATTATATTTAAACCTTATCGTAAAATTGATTTAAATATAATAGAACACTATAGAAGTATATTATACAATGGAACCATCAGTAAAAAATTTCTCAGAAGACGCTAATGCATTATATTTTACACTTGAAGGTGTAGAAGTATCAATAGCGAATGCTATTCGCAGAACAATATTATCGGATATTCCAACTGTTGTTATTGAAACAGATACATATGAAAAAAATCAATGCAATATTATTACAAATACTGGGCGTTTACATAATGAAATATTGAAACAACGATTAAGTTGTATACCAATACATAGTACTATTTTGCGTGATAATGATGATGAAAAAGGTCTTCCTGGTAATTATCAATTAATTGTTGATGTAAAAAATGATACAGATAATATTATCTATATTACAACAGAAGATTTTAAATTACGCGATAAAAAAACGGGTACAGTACTATCAAAACAAGAGCAAGAAAAATTATTCCCTGGGTTATTTCCAAAAAATGTTCAAACACAATCTTACATAGATTTCGCACGATTAAGACCAAGTATTGGTAATGATATACCGGGTGAACAGATATCATTAGTATCCGATTTTAGTGTTAATACTGCGAAAGCAAATAGTATGTACAATGTTGTTTCCAAATGTGCTTATGGAAATACACCGGATAAAGATAAAGCAGCAAGTGTTTGGGAAAAAATGGAAGCAAAACTGCGTGCAGATGGTGAAATGGAAAATGATATTAAATTTCAAAAAGAAAATTTTAGAATTTTGGATGCGCAACGCCATTATTTATCTAATAGTTTTGATTTTGTAGTTCAAACTGTAGGAGTTTATGATAATAGAGATATTATTAGAAAAGCTTGTGCAGTATTACAAAATAAATTTATTGATATTGTTCAAATGATAGATACAGGAATTATGAATATACTAACAAGTGAAACAAGTATGGATCATTGTTATGATATTAAATTAGAAGATGAAGATTATACAATTGGTAAAATTATAGAATATTTACTTTATTCAAAATTTTATGAAAAACAAGAAACATTAAACTTTTGTGGTTTTAAAAAATTCCATCCTCATGATACAAATGCTACAGTAAGAATAGCGTTTAAAGAAAAACAAGATAAATCAGTTGTAAATACTCTTTTACGTGAAGTTTGCGTAGACGCACAACAAGTATTTAAAGATATTCATGGAATGTTTAAGTAAATTGGTTTAGTTATAATTTTAAAAAAAGGTATATTTTTTTATATATTAAATATATAATTTAATAAATAATATGTCAAGTCAAATAGATATAGATGCAATATTGGAAAAAACATTGAATGAATTAGATGATGACGTAAAAAAATATGATAATAATGTTATTTCGCAAGAATTACAATCTATTCAAAATCAGATTGATGAAAACAGTGAAAATTTGAATATGATAATAACAGAAACAACTAATAATGAAGAAAGTAAATTAGAATCTTTAGAACCAAAAACTGTTATGCAAGAAAAACATAGTAAAATATTAGAGAAAATTTTTGAAATTATAATAAATAACATTAATTATCTATTAAATTATTTAGATCATGCGAAAATTGATAATGATGGTTTTATTTATGGAATAGTAAGTACTATGGGATTAGTTTATGCACAACAAAAAGGAACGATTAGTAGCTATGTAGCATTAATTTTTGGTGCTCTTGTTATTTTTTTAAAACAGTTACATACTGAGCTTAATAACTTAAAAACTGAATTACAAAAACCAGAAGAAATGACTATTCAAAAATTTAATGAATTATTAGCAAATATTGTTGATCGTATATTAGACATTGATGGATTACCAAGGATTATTCATTTAGCAGTAACTATTATTACAGTTGAAGGGTTAAAATCAAGACAAACAAAAGTAATTAAGGATTTATTAAATGATGAATATAATACTTTAATAAAGAAAATTTCATTTGTTTTATTTCAAAACATAGATGAAAATGGCCAATTAATAGGTCCTGAAAAGCATCCAATATTTCATAATTTAAAATATTTTTATGAACAAAATACAAAAACTTCTTTTATCGATTATTCATTATATTTCGCAACAAAGACTAAAAAGATAGTAACGAATACAGTAGATGCAGTAGGAAAAACAATTAACGATATAGGTAAATTTTGTCGTAGCTTTTTCTTTAATACTGTCCAAGAATCATGTCCTACAATTGAATCAATCAAGCAAGAAGTAAAAACATATGATAAGATAGAATCACCAATATCTGGAAAGGATGAAGATGTAAATAAGTATATTGAAAATGTTAAGGAATTAATGCAAGAAATACCTACGTTGATTCATAATGTTCAATTGGAATTAGTTTATATTTTATCAATGTCTGGAGGTGTTTTACAAGATGAAAATAGATTAAAACGCTTAATTGGTTTTATAATAACACTAATTGAAACAACTGTAGATATTGTAAATAACAAAACAATTAATGGTGGTAAAAAAAACACACGACGTAGAAAAAAACACAAAAAATCCAGAAAATCCAGAAAATCCAGAAAATATAGAAGATCTAGAAAATCAAGAAAACATTAGAGACCTCCATTTCGAATAATACGTTTAATATATTCGTCATCACAATGAATAACTTCTGGTTCTATTTTTTTAACATACTGATTAGATTTATATTCATGTTTCTGTTTTAATATTTTTTCTATTTTCGTTATTTCACAAGTGATTTTTTTAAGACTTTTTAAAATTTGTTTTGTATTCATGTTTATGTAATTTACTTTAATAAACTATATTAAAGTGAATTCAATTTTATATAATATGAATTGGTTTTGTTGTGGTTCTAAGTTAAATGTTATTGAATACGATGATACAGTACCATTTATTCCGGAATTTTCAAAATGTAAAGTAATAAAAGTATATGATGGTGATACAATCACAGTAGCAACATTTTTAAAAGGACAAAAACAATGTTATCGATTTTCTGTAAGATTGAGAGGTATTGATAGTCCGGAAATAAAAACACATAATCTAGATGAAAAAAAAGCTGCTATAAATAGTCGTGATAAATTATCCGAAAAAATTTTAAATGAAATAATTTATCTAGAAAATATCGGCACGGAGAAATATGGACGTTTACTAGCAGATGTTATGTTTAAAGGAGAAAATATAAATAAATGGATGCTAGATAATAATTTGGCGATAGCATACGATGGCGGTAAAAAACAATCTTTTATTTAATTTATATATTTATGTATATAAATGGAATTAAACAATGAATTAATGCAATCAGCAACAATTTCATTGACTGTTCAAATAATTATGGGTTTAGTAGGTTTACATGGTATTTTTATAAAATTAACAGAAAAAGATAAAATTTTAACAGATATTATGATTCTTGAAACAACTGTACAATTTATTGAACTGTGTTTTTATATTTGGCTTGTAAACCAGTTAAGTAAGTTAAAATTTGAAGTAACTTATATTCGATATTTTGATTGGTTTTTATCAACACCAATGATGTTAATTTCTACGGTATTTTTTATGAAATATTTAAATTCAAAAGCATTCAATAATATTGTTACTATTTATTCTATTTTAGATACAAAATGGTTTGAAGTATTAAAAATTGGTATATCAAATATATTTATGCTTTTATTTGGATTTTTAGCAGAAATAAATATAATATCAAGAATAAATGGTTTTATATTTGGAACAATAGCATTTTTATATACATTTTATATTATTTATAGTGAATTTGTGGAAAATAATCCAACAAACAAGACATTATTTTTCACAATGTTTACAATTTGGTCATTTTATGGAATTGCTTACTTATTTCCATATATTACAAAAAATGTAATGTATAATTATTTAGATATCATTTCTAAGAATTTTTATGGTTTTTTTATTTATTATCATATTTTAAAAGCAGCAAATTATATTTAAATTACCATAAATAAATATGACTTAATAACTTAGCATTATAGATACCATTACTTGCTTTTTTTTCCTTATCAATAGCCTTTTTACGTGTTTTTTCACCGGAATGTCTATAAAAATAATTTTGCATACGTTTACGTGTTTTGTGATCACGTCTTTTATATAATTTTAATGGTGTTCTGTCTTTATATTGCGCATATCGTTGATCACCAAAATGTATTTTTCTAAGCTTTTTTGTCTTTTTATTTTGAACAATAGCTGTATATTTTTTTGGAAATGTACCTTTTTTAAATCTTATAATACTCTCTTTCATATATTATAAGATTAGATATTAAACACCATTTCACTTCGTTCTTTAAACTCTTTTTTCTTGGAACGTTTGCCTAAAAATTTAAAATAACGATTAGCAAGATTGAATCTTGAAGTAACATTTTTAGCATTTGGATAAAGAGATGATTTATGTTTTTTCATAGCTTCTAAACGTACTTTCATTATCATTCCAACTTGCCATATTCGTTTATGAGGATATTTTTTTGATTTATATAAACGTTCTAATTTTTTTATGGTTGTTTCAACATCTTGGACAGTAGTATATTTTATAGGTATTGTATCACTCGGATCTTTATCAATATACACATCAAATGATTTTTTGGGATTATTCGGATTATATAAAAAACGTTTTGTTTGATTTTTTTTTCCACCACGTCGAGATTTTGTTTTACAAAATTTATATGGAGCACAAGAAGATTTCATAGAAAATCCCTTTACTCCTTCTAAACACCGTTTTTTTGTAAATCGTCTTGGAAGACTAAATATTTTTTTATCTTTTCTTATACATTTTTTTTGCGTTTTACTTTTGCAACAATTTATCATATACTTTAACATTGGATATTCTTTGAGGTGAAATAAAATGAGCACATGTACCACAATGATCCTCATTTGCAAAATCGGCTTTCAAGTTATTTTTATCATTGTTATGAAGACCCCATCTACCTAATATATATGTGTTAGGTTTTGTATTAAATGCATCGTAAAAAATATAAAAAGCACGTTTAATAGTAATTCTGTTAGAAACAGTCATCTTATATTTATTACTATAGATATTTTTTTATATTTTTTATATTTTTTTACAAGATACTTGTGGATATTTTTCATATAACTTAAATATGGCCTGCTCTTTCATTTTTGCTTCAATCATAATATCAATATCAACGCCATATTTCTCTGGTATTTCTAAAAGATAATCTGGAATAATTTCAATATAATCGCTATGATGACCACATTTTCCTGGTCCTTGTTCACTTATATGAAATTTTGGCTTGATATTACGTCTTTTCCATGTTTCTAAAATTGCATGCATATAATATGCTGGATCTTTAAAACTTTCTTCGGGATGTAAAATTTTATAACATTCAAAATGATGAGTATCAAATACAACAGGAATATTCACTATTTCAGAAATTTCTAAACAATCTACAATCGAAAAGTTTTTTTCACAGTTTTCTAATACTAAACGACGTCGAATATTCTCAGGCATATTAATATAATTTTCACACCAACGTGTTTTGGTAAGTTCTTTGTTTTTATATGTACCACCACCGTGGATAACCATTACAGAATTGTTACCTAAACCCATTAGGTCTAGTACATCTGCGTGATATTTTAGATCATTTGTTGTATTTTTGATGACTTCTTCATTAGGACTTCCAATACAATTAAACTGCCCAGGGTGAAATGTTAAACGCTGGTTTAGAGATTTCGATTTTTCACCAATTTTTGTAAGTAACTCTTTTGCGAAATCAAATGTATATACCGGTGCACGTGGATTAGACTTATGAGGAAATAATTCACTACTTAAACGAAATACTTTAATACCATTTTGTTCATTCCAATCCATCATTTGTAAAATATCCTTTAAGTTTTGTATTATTTTTTCTTTTAGATGCTCCACACCCTTTGTTTCAAGTGTTTTTAAAATTACACTTCGAGATGCGAATACAGGAGGTTTTTGTTCACGAAGAACTGTATTTAGACAACAAAGTCCAAGTTGAATAGAATTATTTTGACTCATTTTGTTAGTTGAAGTTTAGATTGTGTATAGTAAAAACACGTCATTCTTAATCAATTTTATCTCATTTTATTATATAATGCAACCAAGAGATCAAAAATTATATAATAAAACAAAAAAAGCGCTTTATAAAAAGCAACCAAAACATAGTGCTTATCGCAGTGGATTACTTGTACAACAATATAAACAAAATTTTACAAAAAAATATGGAAAAAAGAAACAACCGTATATTGGTAAAAAAAAAGATAAAATAGGATTAAAACGTTGGTTTGATGAAGAATGGGTAAATCAACGCGGAGAGGTTGGTTACAAGCATAAAAATGATGTTTATAGACCTTCAAAAAGAATTACTAAAAAAACGCCTATTACATTTAGTGAATTATCAAAAAAACGCATAAAGAAGGCACGAACAAAAAAATATAGAAAAGGTAGAGTTAATCGATTTTAATATCTCGCTATATTTTCTAGTATTTATTTATTATTTGGAGTATTTATGTTTCGTTTTTTCATTTGTACTTTATTTATAGCATCCTTTTCTTCAGTTATTAAATCATTTCTTATCATAACTTCAGGTGGTTTTATTGGTTGTATATCATCATCTTCTATAGAGTCATCGCTATCTGTTTCAGGATAAATTGGAAAAATTGATCTTTGAATAATATTTCCCATTTAATATAATTATTTATATTTACTATTTATATGGGTAAAATTAAAAATAAATTATCACAAAAAAAGGGATCATTTAATAAAAATAATAAAAAAACACGGAAACGTTTACATAAAAAAAAAATTATTAATATAACGAATAGTAAACGTTTATATAAAAAAATAGGTGGTGAAAATATTATATTTACTTTATATTCTGATGTTAATCATTTGGATGATAGTAAAGAATATTTTAGAATTTCTTATAATGTAACAACTATTAGCGAAAAACTAGGACGTGGAAATTATGCAACCGCTTATAGAGTTAAATTATGTAATGAACAAAAAGCCCCATGTGTAAAATTTTATAATAAAACTAGGTTTAGAGAATTTATAAAAAAATATGGTTTTTCATGGGGTCAAAAAAATAAAAATATACCACCTATTGATAGTGAATTTAGTAATAAAATAAATACTATATTTAAAAATACTCTTAATCAATCAGATGAAACAAAATATGTATTACGTATATTTGGTGGAAATGAATGGGGTGATTATTTAATTAATAAAGATGAACGTGATTCTTTAAGAGAAATACATAATAAATTATCTAAAAAATGTGGAGATCATGTTTGTAAATTATATGATTTTGGTGTATTAATAGATGATAAAGGGAAAAAAATGGGAAAATCATCTAAAAATACCTGTAAAAAAAATAATTGTTTTTATGCGTTAATGGAAGGAGGAAGTCAAAATGCTCTAACATATTTTACAGAAAAAATTCGACAACAAAATAATAAAGAAGAAATTTTTAAAGAAATATGTGAATTTACTAAACAAACTATTAGTAATATTACTTGTTTACATGAAAATAAAATAATGCATTATGATATAAAAGAGGAAAATTGCGTTGTAACAAATTTAGAACCATTAAAATTTAAATTTATTGATTTTGGTTTTTCTTTTGAAATGAAACATGGTAAAAAAATATTTAATACTATTCGTGATGATAAAGGAACTCCGGGGTATTATCCTGAAAATTATAATGGAGATGATGATTTTATTCATAGAGGATATGATGATATATATGCTATTTTTGTAATGTTTAGTTCATTATTAGATATGTTGTTTTATGGTATTAATCAAGAAAACTGGAAAAATCCAGAAATATCAGAACACCATGAGCTTAATAAATTGTATTTAAAAAAAGGAGAGCAAATGATTGAAAACCCACCAGATACTTATGAACGATGGGAAAGATTTGTTTCAAATGAATCATTATTATTGGATTTTAAAACACAAGAAGAAAAATTAAATAACAATGTTTTAGAATACATACCATATAAAGATGGTTATAAAAATATAATTAATGAATTAGAAATATACAAGAATATGTTTCAAGAAATTAATACATTCTTTAAGTAGATATTATAAAAAATAATTTAATCTATATAAAATTGATTTTATATATTAACATATAAGTTAGTATATAAAGAACATGGAACGTAGATTAAACACAAAACTTGAAAATTATTTGAAAACCTTTAAGGATGGTATTCGTGATAAAATTATCGCATTGAATATTCAACAAGATGAGAATATAAATCAATTAATTGAGTATATTTATGATTATAATCGACTTACTGTAGATAAAGAAGATTTTATTAAAAGAAAACGCGTTAAAAATTCAATTCCTGAAAATAATCGTTGTATGGCTAAGCGTGCTAATGGTGAACAATGTACAAGACGACGTAGAGTTGACTGTGAATTTTGTGGTACACATTCGAAAGGTACACCTCATGGATTAATGGATTCAGAAAAAACAGTAAACAATCAAAATTTTACGATTGATGTTGTTGCGAAAGAAATAAAAGGAATTGTTTATTATATTGATAATTTTAATAATGTTTATAATAGTGAAGATATAATGCAATCAAAAGAAAATCCACAGATAATTGCTCGTTATGAAAAAATTGATGATAATACATATACTATACCTAGTTTAGGATTACTATGATTTATCTATTTTACGTATAATAATATCTTTTGACGTTTCTTCTCTGTTGTTTAAAATAAAATCATTCATTTCATTTGCTTTTAAATTGTCTCCTTTGAAATATTTAGACAGTATATTTTGAAGTAATTTTTTTGAAATTGGTTTTTTTGTTTTTCTTTGTGTGAATTCTATTTTACCATTATTGATATTAACACTATCAATATCTTTTTCTTTCATAGCGTTTATTAATTTGTTAGATAATTCGTCTTTAGTTTTTTTTCTATTTGAAATTTCTTGTTTTAATGCACGCATTTCATTATCAAGTTTTACCCATTCACGTATTGAATTAATAGTTTCCGTGTTTAGATTCATTATATATATTTGTTGTATAAATTTTTGTTTATATTAATTTCTTTTTTTACTTATTAGAATATATATATATGATTTTTATTAATAGACGTAATAATCGAACATTTAACAAAGTATCAAATAATGAAATAAATCCAATAAAAGCAATGCCTATTATTGAAATTAAACCTATACATAACATAAATATTGTTGCGAAAACCGAAAAAAAACCAGAAAAAAAAGAGCGTGTAAAAGAAATGTTATGGGGTGAACCTACATGGTTCTTATTTCATACTTTAGCGGAAAAAATTAAAGAAGAATACTTTCATCAATTAAAAAATAGATTATTTAATTTCATTAAACAAATATGTAATAATTTACCTTGTCCGGATTGTGCAAATCATGCTACTCGTTATGTAAATGGTGTAAATTTTAATAGTATACAAAATAAACAACAATTAAAGGTGTTTTTTTTTAATTTCCATAATGAAATTAATAAACGTAAAAAATATGAATTATTTGAATTTACTGAAATTGATAAATATAAAGATGCTATTACAATAAATATTGTTAAAAACTTTTTTTATCATTTCAATAAGAAAAATTACAGTGTAAAATTAGATATATCTGGAAATCAAAGAAGTATTTTGTTAAAAAATCTTAGAGAATGGCTTGAAGAAAACTACTATTGTTTTGATGAGTAATTATCTATTTTCCATTTTATAGTTTTACCATTATATAATGGGACAATATCATGATATTTTTCTGGTACTGTCCAAGATTCCTTTTTTATTGTTATTTTATCTGTATTAAGAGGTAAATTATAACATTTACAACCATTTGTAGATATAAAATTTTCTAAATAGTGTAAACTATTATTATTTTCAAAGAGCTCTGTTATAAGTTCAATCGCTACAGGAGAATTAAAGATACCAGCACAACCACATGATGAAAGTTTATTTTCTTCAATATGCGGTGCACTATCTGTACCTAAGAAGAAATTTGTTTTACCACTTATTGCTGCATCTAATAAAGCTTTTTTATCAATATCTTTTTTCAGAATAGGTAAACAATATAAGTGAGGGTTAATTCCTCCTTTAAATATATCATTACGGTCAAATATCATATGATGAGGTGTAATAGTAGCATAAATATTATGTTTTAAAACAAATTCGACTGCTTCTTTTGTACTAATATGTTCTAATATTACTTTTAAATTTGGGAATTGTGTTATTATTGTTGTTAATTCTTTTTTTAAAAATACCTTTTCACGATGGAATATATCTATATTACAACTAACATTTTCACCATGAACTAATAATGGTATTTGGTTTTTCTCCATTTTTTTTAATATATGAAATATACTTTTCATATCACTTACACCATTATCTGAATTAGTAGTAGCGCTTTTTGGATAGTATTTTATACCAATCATTTCAGGATAATTTTTAAAATTATCTAAGTCTGTTAGAGAAATATCTTTATGTAAATATAAAGTCATGAGAGGATAACCACGGTTATCTAAATTTAATATTTCTTTTCTGTATTCTAAAGCTTGTTTTATAGTTACAATAGGCGTTTTAAGATTGGGCATAACTATAACATAATAAAATTTATCAAAACATTCTTTTGTGGTCAATGATAATAAATCTTTTTCGCGTAGGTGATGATGAAAATCATTAGGTTTACGGATTTTTATCATCATTATAATTTATTAATATTATATTTTTAATTTTTTATAACTGTAAATATTGTTAACAGAGTTAATATAATAATAGTTATTTCTTCATTTTTATCAAATGTTTTATTTAAAACTAATTTTTCTATAATATTTGTAATTACAATATAAGTAAAATAATAAAAAATACCAACTGTTATAATATGATTTATCCATTCATTTTTACTATAATTGTATAATTTACTATAAAAGATACTTATAAATAACGTTAAACAAGATATTGTCGAAATAACTATGTAACGAGTTAAATCAGAATATTTATAAATATCTTGTAAATATTTTCCAAGAACGTTCCATAAACCTGAAACAAAAGGCATTATAAGTGTGTAAAAATGATAATCCATATCTAGTTTGTTTTGTTTTATTTTAAAATAAACAAAATTATAATATGGGACTGTTACAAAAATACAACTACCAATGATAAATTGTAATAAATATTTCATATATATATTACAAAGATATTAAGGTTTTTTTGCCTTGTTTACAGAACGACATTTGTAAAGACTTTTTGTAGGTCTAGAACAAACGTCTTTATTTGTAATACCTGTTAAATAAGCAAATCCACCTACACCAGTTGATTCAATTAACATTGCCCAAAATAAACCTACAATACCACTAATAATAAGTGATAGTAATAGATATTTTGGTGTAGAACAAAAATTAGTAACACTCCAGAAAATATCTGCTAAAATAAGTATTGGAAATAATATAAATGTTGTTACATTTTGTGTTTGAAGATTATTAACACCAATAAAATAAGACAAGTATGTTAATGTGTATCCAAATACTGTTTGACTGAGAGGCAATTTTGAAATAGGATAATTATTACCTATTGTTAATTGTGTACATCTAACCTTTGAATAATCACTAGGCATTAATCCTTTTTCTTCAGGTAAAACTGCAGCAATCAAATAAACAATAAATGAAGTTACAATTAAACCAATTAAATAGATAACACCTTTTAAGTCTTGGTTCAGAATGGACTGTAGTGTAAAATAACTTACTATTACAAATGGGGCCATTCTGAAAAACATGTATAAAATATTAACTAAATTGAGATCCATTATTATAATTTCTTATATATTAAACTAAGAAATTGTAATCGACTAAATAATAATTATTCAAATACTATGTTCATTGCTTCTTGAATAGTTTCTACTGGATGGAAAGACATTTCTTCCAAATTAATAACATCTTTATACTTTTCTAGAAAATCATCGAAATCTTCTTGATTTTCTTTTGGATATAAGACTGTTTTAACTCCTGCGCGCATACTTCCTATAATTTTTGTATCTAAACCACCAATAGCTGTAATTCTTCCTCGTAAGTTGGTTTCTCCAGTCATTGATATTGTATTCTTTATAGGCTTATTGTTTAATAAACTATATATTGATAATGTAATTGCACCACCAGCAGAAGGGCCATCTTTTGAAACTGCACCTTCAGGACAATGAACATGTAATCCTTGATTTTTTGTTTCTTCAAAGTGTTTTGTTAATTCTTTTTGACGTTCTTCTGGTGTTAATGACCAAGCTAATGTTTTTGCTACAGTCATACTTTCTTTCATAACATCACCTTGCATACCGGTTAATTTTAGTTCCATAAATGAATTAGCAGGAAAATAACGTGTCTCAATTGGAATTATACCACCTTTACCTAATGCATTTGCCCACATACCATTTATTGTACCACACATTGGCTCTGAATGAATTTTAATATCACTTACTTTACGTTGTTTTTTCAAGTATTTTGTACCAAAATCTTCAATATTTATTTCAACCGGTAATTCAATAATATCACTGTTATTGGAATAATTTAATAATTGTAAGTTAATTTCACCGTATAAATCAAATAAAATTTCTTTTAATTTTCTTACACCAGGTTCCATTGTATATGTTTCAATAATATGTTTTATTACGTCATCAGTAAGTTTTACTGTATTTTCGAATCCCATTTTTTGATTTAATTCCGGCATTATAAATTTATTAACAATTACAATTTTATCAGACCATGAAAGATTATCAAATCTAATTCTGTGAATTCTATCTAATAAAATTCTATCAATTTGATCTGGGTCATTATACGAAAATATAAAAAGAGCTTTTGAAAGGTCAAAAGGAACTCCACTAAAATATCTATCTTGAAATTCATCGTTTTGAGTAGTATCAATTAGATGTGTTAAAATACCTATTATTTCTCTACCTTGTTCAGTTTTACTTACTTTATCAAGTTCATCAATATATATAATAGGATTCATGCATTTGCTTTCCATTAATACATCGACTATTTTACCCCATGTTGAATTAACATAAGTATAATTATGTCCTTCTAATGTTGATCCATTTGAAGAACCACCTAATGCTATAAAAGAAAAAGGTCTAGTAACACCATGTTCATCTTCTAAACATCTTGCTAAACCACGTTTTGCTAATGATGTTTTTCCTACGCCAGGAGATCCTTCAAAACCAAAACAATAACCTTTTTGTTCACCATTTATCCATTGACCTACAATCTTTAATATTTGTTTTTTCGCTTTTTCATGACCATAAATAGAATCATCTAGGTAATCATTTATTTGAATCATTGATTTTTCAACGTTATCAATCTCTTTATTTATTGATAATAATTGCTTATTAATATTATTATTTAAATCACCAGGTGCTATAATTTGTAACATTTCATATACTTCTTTTGCTAATTCATTATCTGTTTTAGCATTATTAAGATATGTAGTAAGCGATTTGATTATACCTGTTTTTGTTTTATGTTCTGATGTTAATGAATCTACAAATATTGTTAAAGATTTTATTAAATCTTGTTTGTTTGCTTTTGATAATTTTTTTTTACAGTTATCAATTGATTTTAATAAAATACTTGAATTTAAATCTTTTATGTAATTTTTTATTTCATGTAGTGTATATTTGTTTTTTTCAACGATATTTTCATGAACAATATGTTTAAGATTATTAAATAAATTATTTAATGTCTCCATTTTACAAAGAATAGGCTCTTTTCTGTAGATACCAAAAGGTACACGTACTAGACCTTCTAAATATTGTTTTGACTTATTTCCTTGATCATCTGATTTTTGTTTTATTTCCTTTAATTTTAACTTAGCACGGTTTTTTATTTTATCATCTGCTTTCATTAAAAGAACTTGTTGTTCTAAAGATATTTTTGTTAAATCACATTGTGCTAATGAATCTTGTGTAAATTCAATAGTATTAATCATCGTTTCTTTAAAATATTGTTTTAATTTCCATGGTAATGATTCATATAATAATATTTGTTCATTGTTATCAATACCTTCTGTATTTTCTACAGATCCAATTAAATCATATAACATATAAGCTATATATTGTACTTCATTGTCGGAATTGTATGTAAATAGATTTATTAACATTTTTCTTCTTGAAATTATATCCATATCAAAAAATTTCTTAACATTATTATCTACTCTATTTGATTTTACATATTCAACATCTTTTAACATAACGTTAAATTTTTTTTGAAAATCATTTATACTGTATATTAATATGTCTTTTAATGAAATTGTTTCAATCCATCTCATGATTAATTCTTCTGAACAAGAATTATTAGAATTTACTAAATGATGTTTAATTTCTTGAAGTCTTGTATTTACATAGTTATTATCTAATAAATATTGTAATGGAATATCTTTAGTTAATGCAGATATGCATAATAATTTTCTATCATTTGTATTTCTTATTAATATACGTAATCCAAATACAGATTGATGTATAGATGAATATAATGTAGTTGGTTCAAAACATTCTAAATGTGAATATTTATCAATCTGAAGAGTTATATCTGTAATTTTATCGATTTCGTCGTCAATATTATTACATTCCGACCAGGGTAGATTTTTATATCCAATTGGTATTAAATATTTATCAATTAATTCTAATTTATCACAAATATATTTATTTTTTTTATCATATGTATCAAAGTTATTATATTTTGTACCAAATACAACATAATATACGTCATTTATTGAATAAGTACCATATGTTGAAAACACTATTGATAATTTATCAAATATAGATTGAATTGTGGCTAATGTATTATCCATTTCTTTATCTGGAATAGGAATATTCTCCTTTACTGTTTTTGCGGAAAGATATATTGTTTGTAAATGATCCGTACATTGCCCAATGCTATTTTTACTAAAAATATCAAATTGTTTACAAAAAGTAAGTGATAAATAAGTTCTTTGTATAATGTCTACAACCTGATTTAATTTTTTATCTATAAAGCTATTAAAATCGGAATTTTTTACAGTTTTTGGTATTTGCATGTTTTTTGGCGATTTCTTCGACATTTTAAATATTTTAATATACTGTAATAATATATTATTATTTTGGTTATAAATTGTATAAACGACTTAAATATAAAAATATATTTTTTGTATATAACCAAATGGGTATACCAAGTTATTTTTCATATATTATTAAGAATTATTCTAATATTATATTAAATCAAAGACAATTATCGCAAAATGATATTTGTTTTTGTAATTTATTAATGGATTGTAATTCTATTATTTATGATGAATTTCGTAAATTAGAAAAGGATATTGCTAAAAATACCTTATCAAATATTGAAAATATTCTAATAAATAATGTTATTAATACAATCGGTTTATATATAAAGAAAATTTCACCTAGTAAAACAGTATTTATAGCATTTGATGGTGTAGCACCGTTTTCTAAAATGCAACAACAGAGAACACGTCGTCATAAAGGAGATATTATTTGTAAAATTAATGATATTATTGGTTGTGATGAAGAAAATATTAAATGGAGTACATCTAATATTACTCCAGGAACGAATTTTATGAATAATTTATCTAATAGGGTAAAAAAATCGTTTTCTAATCTTGAAAGTCATTTTGGTGTAGAAAAAATAATTGTTTCTGGATCAGATGATTATGGAGAAGGTGAACATAAAATGTTTAAATATATTCGTAATAAAAATGATACAGGAAATACATTAATATATGGTTTAGACTCTGATTTAATTATGTTATCACTTTTTCATTGTAAACAAATGAAACAATTTTTTATTTATAGAGAAACACCAGAATTTGGTAAAAATTTAATTGAAAATAATGAAAAAAGTGATTATTTATTTATGGATATACATCGTTTGGCCAAAGCTATACTAAATGAAATGAATTGTTCAATAGATAATTATCATAGATTGTATGATTATATTTTTATGTGTTTTTTACTAGGAAATGATTTCTTACCGCATTTCCCATCATTAAATTTAAGACGGAATGGACTAGATATTTTATTAGAAATTTATAAAAATAATATTGGAAACAATTCTTCGCGTTTTTTTATTAATAAAAATTTACAAATCCAATGGCGTTGGGTTGGATTTTTAATGAATGAATTAGCAAAAAATGAACGAGAACGATTACTAGATGAATATACAGCTCGTGATAAATTATCTAAACGTAAATGGAATCTTAGTGATATTGAAAATAGAGAATTTACTGTTCAAAATATTCCAGTAATATATAGACAAAAAGAATTATTTATAGCACCTCAACAACAATTTTGGGAACATAGATACTATAATAGTCTTTTTTCTGATTCTGTTAATATTAAAGATATTACTAATAATTATTTACAAGGTTTAGAATGGGTATTTAAATATTATACATGTGACTGTCCTGATTGGAAATGGTCATATAAATATAGCTATCCACCATTATTTAAAGATTTATGTAAATTCTTTCCAAAAAAACAAATGACCTATTTTCAAGATACTAACTATAATCCATTTTCTCAATATCTTCAATTAGCTTATGTTTTACCTATGAAAAATAGATGTCTTTTACCAGAACATGTCGAAAAATATCTCTTAGAAAATGATCTTGAATATTTTATTGAAAAACCAAAATATGAATGGGCTTTTTGTAGATATTTTTGGGAATCACATCCTATTTTACCTGAAATACCTGTTAAAAAATTGGAAATTTGGGATAAAATTTGGTCTGAAATATAATTTTACATAAAATTGATTTTCTATTTATTATTTTGTATATTTTAAAATAATAAATAAAATGAGTACACATATTGAATCATTAATGCGTAATAGTGCCATAACCCATAATGGTTGGACAAAAACATTTATATCAGATAATTCATATCGCGTAATACGTATTGGTTCACAAATAAATTGTAATGGAGATGGATTGATTTGTGATCCAAGTACTTGTGAAAAAATAAGACAAATATTAGATAAATACAATGTTGTAAATTACGAAATAAAAAACATACATAATGAAAGTGAATATTCAACACAGATTTTAATGAAAGAAGATGTTTATAACGAATTCATCAAAAAGATTAATAATATCTAAACAACACAAAAAAATTTATAAAAAGAATATTTGTAAATTTACTTTGTATTTTTTAATGTATTTTAATATAATTATGAATTTGAACTATTTATTGAATAAAAATGAAGGATATAAATTAAAATATTTAGATAAAAAGTAATAATAATATTTTATAAAAATGTAACATAAATATATAATGAGTAATTCACGATTTTTTCCCTATACTAGAGAACTAAATAAACAAGAGATAACTTTTCCAGTTCAAGATGAAGGTGCCGAATCAATCGTAACTTCTCCTATGAATGTTATTATAATAAGTCCCCGCCGAAATGCGTATTATACAACTGTTACAGGCATACAAAAGTATGGCGGACCAATTTATATAATAGGAATTCACTATAATAATGGAGGAAAAGTAGAAGCATATTTAGGTGCAGATAATATTATTTTAAAACCAAAAGAATTACTAGATGATATTGAATACGGGACAGTGGAGTCTCTACAAGTTACAACATATAATAAAATAATCGATGATATTGAAGGAAGATTAAGACAACAACAAGAACCTCAACCAGACGAAGATTTGATGGACCCAGAAGAAGTACAGACATACAGAAATGATATAGATAAAGCTATCAAACACATTGAAGAAATGAAAAGTGATTTTCATTCTAGCTTGAAAGACAGACGTTTATATCATTACGGAATGAGTGTAGAGGGAGAGTGTTTTGATGGAGAAACACACCAATATATAGGTAATTTTCATCTCGTAAAAGACCATCCCACTTTAATTGATTATATTTACAATAATTTGTATAAAACAATTACTTTGAGAGATCAAGCTATAAATGATGTGTATACTCAAATTGCTCTAGGAAAAGCCGCTCATGATGTTAGAGATTTAAAAGGATATATGATGCAATACGGTGGAAAAAGCAAAACTAAAAAAAGTAAAAGAAAACATACTCGTAATAATAAATATAAAAATAAGTCCATGAAAAGAAGAACTACAAATGGAAACCGTAAATAATTCTAATACATGAAACTGTGAAAAGAAGTAACCAATTAGTACATGGATTTTATCCTTATATAAGAAATATCAAAATTAGTTCGTTTTTTAATGGATAAAAATACGAACTTTAGGAAAATATATTTATTAAATGTATATAGAATGACTTCTACATGCAATCAAAAAATAAAAATGTATAACGATGAAATTGATGCAATTGAAAATGGAGTAAAACGGATACTGGAATCCAAATTGGAAATAGCTAATAATAATTTAAAGAGTTTAATAAATAGACGTGAAAGTAGCGAAAAAGAATTTAATAGAAATGTTAACAAATATCAACGAAGGCCCGTAAAAGAACTAAATGAATTAGCATTAAAAGTTGAACAAGCCAAAAAATTAGCAAATAGTACAGAAGATAAAGTAAAAAAAAATAACAGAGATGGAATTAAATCTGGAGCACTACTACTAATTGAATTACGTAAACAAAAAGATGCTGTTACATTAGCTGAAGATAAATTTAAAAAAATTAAATCATCGTCATTAAAATCAACGGTAGAAGATTATGAATCCTTGAAACACATTAATAATAGAATTGAAGAATTAGATGAAAAAATATCAAAATTAAATCAAGAAATTAATAATATAAAAGAACTTATTCAGAAAGAAGAAGATAAAATTGCTAAAAAGAAAGAACTTATAAGAGAACACGAAATGATGAAACAAAAAGAAGTACAAAAAGAAATAAAAAAACCATTAGTTAAATCTCCTAAGAAAAAGACAGTTAAATCTGCACCAACAAAGAAAAAATGCCCAAAAGGAAGCAATTTGAATAAAAAAACAGGAAGATGCAATAAGAACAAACCTAAGAATAAATCCAAGAGGTCAAGATGTCCTAATGGAAGCCGTAAAAATCCTAAAACAGGAAATTGTGAAAAGAAGTAAACAATTAGTACATGGATTTTATCCTTATATAAGAAATATCAAAATTAGTTCGTTTTTAAAACTATTTAAATATAATTATGAATTTACACTATCTTTAAATACATCATACAGTAGATCTTTTACCAGTTCATCATTAGTTTCCTTTTTTCTATGATAAAAATAATAAGTCAATATTACAAGATCACAAGAAGCGAGCATTGTATTTACAATAATTAATGGGTATAATTTAAAATGACTAGAATAAGGTAAAAAAAGAAACTGGGTTAATAAATTCATTGAAATCATTTTTATCGATAAATCGGCGAAAGACTTTTTTTTTATCGTAAGAAACAGTTGTGGAATCATCATTAAACATGCATTTGCTGATGCTATATATCCAAATATTGTAAATATATTATCTGTATTCATAACAATACATATAATACATATATTACATATGATTTTTTAAACCATTTCTTCAATTTTATTTACTCTGTATTTGTTTTTATTTTTGTATGCTATAAAATTGATTGTCATTTTTTATTTTAAATAGGTGTTATCTTATAAAGCCGTTTGATAATAATTGAAATGATGCACCTTTACTTTGAAAAAATTCAGACTATTTGCAAAAATATTTATAATAATATTCAAAATAATATACCAGCAGTTATTTTAGTATACTTTGGTGTTGTAATGGTTCATTTTGTGTCTTCAAATTTGTATCCATCGTTATGTTGTTCATGGTCATTTTGGGGATTTATTATGACTCCATTTATGAGTGTTACTCCTCATTGTGAAGCATTAAGATGGTTAATTCATTATACTGGTGAACAAATACGATCTGTATGGTTATGGCTTGGTGGTTATTTAGTGTTCTATTTTAGTAGTAACATAACTCCGTATATTAATAGATTTAGAGTAAATAGTAATAAACAAAAAACTCAAGAAACGCAAATTGATAATGATGATGAGGATGAGGATGAAGATGAAGATAATGGTGACGATGGAACTGTACGCAGGAGATCTCGTAGATCAAAAACTTAAAAATAAGAAAATAATTTCGTATATTAATATATTAAATATGGTAAAAATTACACATACAAATAATGTCTACCGAATAACATTAGAAAAAAATAAAAATGTGAATATACGTGATATATACAACAGTATATTTTTTTTAAATTTTCAAATAAAAGGAGTACGTATTTATAGTAAAGATAGTGAATTAACTATAGAAGAAGAAAAAACAGACAAATTTCCTTCTTTATATGATAATAAAGCTATTGATGATAATGAGGATAATGATGATGGTATTTTAAATTTTTTTGGTAAAGAACGAAAACCAAGTGGATATAGTGATTTACCTTTATTTAAATCAAATAAAGAGGACAATAATATAGTGAAAGATGAAGATAAAGATGAACATGAAGATGAAGATGAAGAAAAAATTGGAATGTATGATTTTTTAAATGACTATATATCAAAATATACATCAAATAATAAATCAAAAAATATAAATGAAAACGAAATTATTTTAACAATTCCATTTGATGTAGAAAACCCGATTATTTCACTTACTGATATATCAATACCAGATAAAAATGATTACTTTACTTTATCTGATAAGGGAATAACATATAATATTTTAGAAAATATAGTCCAAGATCTATATTTACAAATAATTTATTTACGTGAAAAAGGATATTATTTTAATGAAATACCAATAGAATCCACATTTTTAATTAATAATAGATATATTGTTTTAAGTATTGAAACAATATCTATTATTGAAAAAAATGAAGATATAAATATATCAAATGCTTTCGTTAAGTTTCTAAGTAAATTATTAGATATTGATGATGAATTAAAACAATTGTTAGAAAAAATACAATATACAGAATTATACTATTTCATTAAACGTGTCCGCGATGAGCATGTATTTTTATTATTAAAATAAGGGAGGGTTTATAAGGGAACCGTAGGTTCCCTTGACAAAATGCAATAAATAAACAAACAAATAAATGAATGAAATTAAATAAGATCGAAGTCGATATCATTGTCGATATGA